ATTCATCAGGATTAGTTCCACTTATACCATCATCAGTATAGATAACTAAATCTTTTATTTTAGAGAACTGTGTTATAAAAGAAGGTCCATTAAGTGTTTGAGAACCTATAACATCTCTACTACGATATTGGTTATAATAATTAACAGGCCATTTCTTACCAGAGATAACATTAATTACTGGTATATCTCGTCTGGTATCTTTAATGGCAACATCATATGAGTCTTCTCTTACTTTCTCCACTATCTTAGGTTTTTTCTTTTTTCTAAAACTCGCTATAGCCATAATTTACTCCTGAAATTTTACTACACCTGGGAAGATCTTTAAATTAACAGTTTCTATTTTAATTGTTTATTTTCTATCTTTGTAAAATCAACATTTGCTGATTCTAACGGATTAAATATTGTTATAAGACTTTCTATAATAAATCTGCTTGAACATCATAATCCAATACCTCAATATTACTTATAATATTAAAGAATACCCTATAGGTTTTACACATATCCAAATCCCGAGTAGCTATAACATTTAACTCGCTATCAACCATTATTGTATCATCAGGAAGTCTTCGATTATTTTCATAAATTGTTAAATAAAATAATGATTTAGAATAACTTGTTAGATTAGTATAATTCCTTCTTAAATACTCAATAATATCTGGTTCTAATTCTACTTCCATCAATTCTGTTAAATTAAAGAGAGAGCGTTTATCTTCCTTATTAATAGCAACTAATACTCTAAGTATAGGATTAACATTAACAGAACTAATTAGCAATTTCTTATCATCAACACTAGGTATTGTTAGATAACCTAAGTTGGATGTTGGAATTGGAAGATCGTCTAATTTATAAGCTCGTTTTGATAAAAGATAATTTTGATTATATAGTACCTTCTTATAATATTCTAAAACTTCTTTATAAGACACACCTATATTTTCTATAAACTCTGTTTCGACAAAGTTATTACAAACCATAATAGGATAACTGACATCTATAAAGATAGGTTTACTGTAATAAACAACATATGACCAATCAATATTTTTAGTCTTTTCATCTTGTTCTTTTTCTTTTTCAGTTATGTTATCACCAAAATAACCAACTATATCTCTTTGCTCCATACGAGCTAAAATATTTAAACTAGCATTATCGGTTACTCTTTCAGCTATATAAGTTTCTTTATCTGATATGGTTTCAAGGTACTCTTTAAAAGAGTTTATCTCTGGTTTAATATATTCTGCCTTTAGGGTATAAATATTTTCTAAGAGATAAAGTAAAAAATTAGGAATGCTATAATCAGTCTTAATCTGATGTAAAAACTTATCCCTACCTGCACCTTTTAATAAATCAAACATATTAACTATATTACTAACATCAGTACCATCTTTATCATATACCTTAAAGTTTAATGTTAATTTATTAGTTATAGTTAACGGTTTAAAATAAAGACCTTCTTCTTTATCATAAACTATAGGTCTGTTGTTATTATTAGTACCAGATAAGGGTGTTATATTATTCATAGATTCATCTGTAAATGAAACATTAATATGAAATCTTTTCTCACCTTTAATCTTTAAATCCGATGTATCTCCAACTGTCCAAGTACTGTTTTCTAAAAAGTCTGTAGTATTGATATTAGCATCTGGGGACATTTGCATTATCTCTTTTAAATCTTCAGTTATAGCATAGACGAGAGGGTAGACTAGAGTTTCATCTAGTCCCTCTACCTTATATCTTAAATTTGCCATCTAACGCTCCCAATGTTCATTATTCTTATCTGGATCCATTCTATCAAAGAATCCATCAGCTTTAGCTCTTTCAATTCCATCTAAAAGTTCATTAACAAACCATAAAACATTTTCTCTATGTCGTTTAATAGTAACTACAGCATCTTTTAAAAGAATTAGTAATGGGAACATTACATTATCAACATTATGTTCTAATATATCTAATGTTTCTTTTCCCGTTACATATCTAAGTCCTTCATCAGGTAAATTAGGGGCTAACTCTTTTAATCTAGTGTATAGATAATGATTTCTCTTTTTTATACCTTCTGTCATTTCTAATAAAAATTCTTGATAGTTCTCTTCTCTATCTTGTATTGTTTTTAATAGTTCTTCTAGTTTACTGTCTCTCATGTGTACACTATTTTTAAAGTCAAAAATAAGGTCGTCTAGTACTGTAGAATTAATCTTTAGACTTAACATATCGTTTTCTCTTACTCTAGTTGGTGGTAATATATTATACTTAATGTTATCTTTACAAGTTGTATATTTCCATGCCCCAACAGCTTTAGGTTGTTCCTGTCCATATCTAACACTACCAGTTTGGTTTTTTGGTTCATCTGGAAATATACCACCAACAATAATTTCAGAATCTTTATACCCTACTATAAATTTACCTATTGACCCATATGGATTACCAAAAAGAGGTGCACCTATCGTTAGTAAGCTACCAGTAAAACCTTTACCACATTTTGTTACTGAATTTACACTCTCTCTAAATTCCTTATACAAACCTAATAATCTTAGATACAATAATGTCCCGTGAACACCTTCTTCTTTTATTTTAATTGTGAAGTTTCTAATAACAATATCGTGTAGGGCAGCTATAGCTTGTAAGTAGTGTTTATTAATAACAACTCTTCTATCGAAATAAACAGTATTAGCTATATTTGGATTTTCTTTAATAATCTCATCTAGAGATGCCATATTATACATACCTGTAGCACCTATTTTAAAATTAACTAACAATATTTGTCTAAGTTCATCATCGTAAGACTTAACATTTGTTAATTTATCTTTAACTAACTTTGGATATGTTGTATATAGATCCTCTACTAACCCTATAAGATTTATATAGTTATCATATAGGTCATCGCCAATGATTGTACCATTTATTTCGTGATAACCATTTTTATTCTCTATAAATATTCCTGAAAACCTTCTATATATCTCACTAATATCTATATACTCGTAAAATCGCTTCTCTAATACTAAATAATTAACAAGTTTCTTTCTATGTGTTAATAATGCACCATCTATTATTTCCTTACCTCTTTTTTCAATAGTTTCAACTGTTATTGGGTTCCCTTTACTATCTCTAGGACTTGATGAACTGAAAACCCATCGAAAGAGGTTGCTAAATGCCTTAAATATCGCTTTAAATAGTTTACGAATACCATTAATCACCTTAGAGAAGAAATTGGATTCTAGGTCAGTATATAAATCTTGTTCTTCTAAATCTAAAACATTAACCATTTCATATTTCTTAACTATATCAAAGATACCTTTTCGTTTACTGATAACTTCTTCTAAATCAACCTCAGATATGTCTAATGTACTAATATTTTTTTCTCTATACTCTTCGACCTCTGTTAACATTTTTCTAAAATTCTGATAACTTTCCATAGCCGATTCTAAATCAGCTATCTCTTTTGGATTTTCTTTATTATACATTTCTCGTCCTTTTAACTTCTTTCTTATCAACTTTCTTACTTAACTCTGCTCCGACTTTGATAACATCATTAACAACATCGCCTATAGCATCTAGTGTTTTATTACTAGATAACCCAAATTCAGTAAGAGCTTTTGATGATACAAGTACAAAGTTCTTAGCTGTCATAAGTTGGTCTTTATTTTCAGGTGTTATATCTTTTAAATGGCCATCTATTTCATTAGAGATTTTGTCTATCTCTACTTTTAGACCCTTTAACACACTATCTTGTTCTTTATAAAGGACTTCAACATTTTTAACTTCAGAAATAATCTTAGCTAATTTAGGAATATCTATAGTTTGTTTTATAGTATTTATATTTAACTTCTTTTTCTTAACCTTTAAAGTCATAAGTTCAAATGGATAACATTCAACCTTAGATAAACTTGTATCTTTATTTTTTTTAGACCTTAAATTAAAATCTCTAGCTTCTGATGTTATAATAAACTTAATTGTATTAACATCCATAAGAGTTACAGCTATAAAACTGTAGTGACTATTAGTTACTATTGATACTATCTTCTCTGTAGTTGTCTTATCTAGATTTATAAGATCTTTAATTAATGAAGGTTTAAAAGGTGATTTGATTTGGGCAAATTCTTTTCTTATTGTTCTACAATTCTCAAATACATTTTCATCAGCTTTTATTTTATCTAAATTTTTCTTTAATATATTAGTAGCATCGTTAGTTATAGATAAAGCAGATTTTAGTAGTGTGTAAATATCTGTATCCATAAGAACAGCTAACCAAAAGATACCCAGTTTATTTTTAGTAAAATATTCAGATACTATTTGGCTATCAGTATTTAAAAATGTCCCTATCGTTAAAAGAGCATTATTAAACTCTTTCTCATTGTTGGCTAGCTTTTTAATTAACTGTTCATTAGTTTTACCTCTTATGATCTTCCACGCTTTTACTATAACATCTCCTATCTTTTTAAAAGTATTCTTTATACCTCTTAAAAACACATTACCTTTTTTAGTTTCCTCTTCTATATCCAACCCTTGTAACTTTAATAATTCAACTCTTTCAATAGTTGTTACATAAAGGCTAATTTGGGTCTCTAAGTCTTTATATAGAGTCGATAATAACTCTAGTTCATTTTCTTCCGTTTTCATAGATTACCTTTTAAATATTTTCATATAATTCGGACAAAGATATAAAGTTAGCATAGTTATACCAACCAAGGTATAACTATGTATAGTTTTTTATCTTTTTAAAATTTAATCAGTGTTTTAATAGCCGCTGATGTAGTTTTACTTAGTTTAACATAATCGTTAAAGTATGCCATCTTAATTTGTTCAATAGTTGGAACTTCACCGTTACCTTCAGTAGCATCAGTAGACTTCCCAACAAGATCTTTAACTTCATCAAGAATCTTAAATGCTGCTTCAACTTCTTTTGCAAATTCATCTAACTTGAATGCCTTAGCTTTTTTAACAAATTCTTCTTTGGCTTTTTCATCAGATTTTTCTGTTAAAACTGTACCTTCAATAGATGTTTCTCCTAAGAATCCTTTTGGTTTTATACCATCCTTACTAGTAACAAATGTTGGAACACCTTTAAAAATACCAGTATCAACTTTATATTTTTTTTGGTCACCAGGACTACTAACAGTTGAAATACCAATACTCCAAACATTTTCTGGGTTTATATTAGCTTTAATAGCACCTTTTGAAATTTTACCAATTACAGATGAGCCAGGATTTTTTCTTAATTCTCCATTAAGTTTACTATACTCATCAGCGAAAGCTTTATATGTCTCTTGAGCGTTATCTTCTTTAAAAGCATCTGCAATTTTATTTAATTTCTCTAAACCTTCTTTAGAATTAACAATAGTAGCACCATTAAGTTGTAACATACCATTATAAACATCTGAAGGATTATCTTGATTTAATAAGAATTTAATAACTGTAGCTGAACCTATTGCTTTTTCTAGGTCTTCATACTTAATCTCATCTTTACTTAAAATGTCTTTCATATTTGTGATAATTTTTTCTAAATTTTCTTTAGATTTCTTTTTCTCATCCTTACCCCAAAGTTTATTCCACCATTTCTTAACGAATGCTTTAAGTTTAGTCCACCATTCTTTAATTTTCTTTTTAACTTTATCTAGCACACCTTCAAGGTCATTGATAGCTACTCTATATTTTTCTTTACCACTTACAAACTCTGACTCTAGTTCATAAGACTCTATCTTTACTTCTGCAATCTTAGATACAGTTTTTAATGTAGTAATTGCACTACTAGCTAAAGCATTTAAACTACTATCATTCATAGCTTCTAAATCAACATCTTCAGCTTTACTTTTAACTGTATCTTCTACTATACTTGCTACCATAAACAAGTTCTCTAATTTACTAGATGCTTGATACATTTCAACATCAATAGCTGCTAGTTCTGGGTCCTGACTTATCATATCATTTACAGAACCACCTACTTGTTGTTCCATATCGTGTAATATTTTATTTAACATTGTGTTCCTTTTTTTAAATTAGAGATAAAAATTCTAAAAATCTATATTGTATATCTCTATTTTTATTCATTAAAATTGTAATTAATTTTCTGTTACTTCCATTTAACGTAAAATATTCATATACCTCTGGTATTCTAAACTCTGGTTGTATAGTATCACCATTAATAGTGTTAGTACTTTTAACATATAATAATATATCATTTAGATACTTTAAAGCTTCTTCATCTTCATCGTTTATAAAATGTTTAAAAAACTCATCATAGTTCTTACTAACAAAATCTGTATACTTTCTAACAAAAGACTGACTTTGTAAATATTCTAAGATATTATTTAATTCCGACTCATAAACGATATTAATAAAGACACTACTGACAATTTCTAATCTAGTATCTAAATTACCATCGTATATACCTTTTCGCATATCGTCTAATGTAATTGTTTCATACATAAAAAAACCTTTTAAAAAATAACGACTAAGTAGAGTCCTAAAGACTCTACTTAGATCTAGGTGCTTAGAAATTAATCTTTTTTAGATTCTGGAAGTTTATCAAGTACAAACTCACCACAACTAATAGCTGCTAAAGGAACTTTATAAGAATCTTCAACTAAACCGTGCGCAACTACTGGTGCAACAACAGCTACTGATTTAGCAAAAGTCATAATTTTGTTTTTGTTTTTAACAACTCCAGCAATCTTATCTTTAGCATCATCACTTTCAGCAAATTTCTCAATTGCTTCTAGAACATCTTTTACACCTGTACTAATCTCAGATAGTTGCTTATACTGCTCATCATAAACATCTTTGTCATCTTTCTTAACACTATCAATAGCTGATGCAAGATCTTTAACACTTGTAAACATAGCTTCAGTAATTTTATCTTCTTTCTTAACTGACTTAAGGAACACATCATCAACAGCTACAGTACCTGTTTTGATTTTAGTTTCTTTTTTACCATCTTTGCTAACTTCTTTAGAAATTAAAACTTTAGCGGTTGAACCATTGATGCCAACAATTTGATAAGTTTCATCTGCAACTACTGTATCAACGCTAGAAGCTTTATCATCAACATACTTTAAAAGTGCGTTCATAGTAATAACTGTATCTGCGTAACCAACACCAGTAAATTTAGGATAATCAATGTTTCCATCTTTAATAGACTTCTCTACATTACCTTTAAACTCTTTAAGTGATTTTTCAATAACTACTGTACCCATTTCTTTTCTTTTAACACTTACAAAACTTTTAAGTTGTGCTAAAAGGTCAATAGTTGAAAAGCTTGCAGCTGTTACAGATGCGATTGGATATTTACCAAGAAGTTTTTGCATTTCTTCACCAGTAATTTTCTCGTCTTTTTTCTCTTTATCAAATTTGAAATCATCTACTTTTTTCTTAAATGCTTCTGCTTTACTCTCAAGTCTAGCAAATAGTGAACCAATTTTCTTACCCCACTTCTTAAAAGTGTTAAGAATCTTATCAAAGAATGATTTAACCCAAGCAATAATATTAGCAATAAGACCACCTTTTGATTCAATATCAGCTCCAATGATACTTTTAGTATCGCTAATACCTTCTACATCATATTGTAGTGCTTCTGCATCGTAGAATGCTACGTTCATACCAGCTAGTAATCCTCTAGCATACTCTTCACTCTTATCTAAAGCTGCTGATTCAACATCCATAGCTAACATAACTTTATCTAAATCTTTACCTACTGCCTCTAAGTTAGTTGTTAATGTTTTAATTTGTCCACTAAAAACATCAGCTTCATTAACTTGTGCTTCTAAATCTTGGTATCCAGCTGTTGGTGTTTTACCAGCAACAATCTTATTTAAGTAACTCATTTTGTTTCCTTTTTTTCTTTTAAAATATTTTATTTGCACGCGTGCGTCAAGTATCTAAAACTAAATACCATTAGCATCATTAAATAAAAAATAAGGTAGGTTAATTACTAATTAACACTCCTCAATTCTTCAATATCTCTTTCATACTCTTTTATCTTTTTAGTATAATATTCTATCGATTTCTCAATGTTACGATCTTTAACATCTTTATTCTTTAACTCTAAAAGTTTTAGTTCTAATAATCGTTTCTTGTTTTCATAATCGTCGGCTTTAGCTAAATCTTGTTCTACAAAAAACCGTCCAAGATGATAGTAAAGATTACCAACAAAGTCATTAGTTATACTAATAGGATTAGATTTAAAAATATGTGATATCTTAAAATCAAGTATACCATTATCCGTATCCTGAATAGTTTCTGGTTCTATTTTATCCAAGTTATGAATAAAATCTAGAAAACCACCATCTTTTAAATCTTTAGCTGTGCTATAAAAGAAATTATAGTTTTGACTTATTCTTTTTGTTGTAGCTTTAGATAGATAATCCTCACCTCTTGAATAATAGATAGTATATAAAACTAAATCTTCTAAATAATTATAGAAAGCTGAAAGGTTAGTTATATATGAAATTATCATACCATCTATTAAGGTTGCTTGATCTTCTATAAAAGAATTTGATAAGTATTTATCAATACCTTTATTAAATTCATCTTCATATTTAAGTATGTCACTCTCTACTAATTCCTTAACACCACTAAAGAATGTTTTATCTTTAACATCCAAAGCTTTAAAGAAATTATTTAACAATGTATTAGACTTAACTTCAACATTACTATAATCTTTTTCTACTAATGTTTTAAAGTCTAAACAAATATTTGCAAATTGTTTTTTGACTTCTTCTTTTTTAATAATAGTCTTACCAGTAAAGGTTGACTTTAAAAACTCACTTATACTCATTACACTCTCCTTTTAAATTATTGTTGTTGACTTATTAGTTAACATAGTCTTTATAACATCTACTAATTCATCTTTTTTATCTGACTTCTTTAAAGATTTCATATCAACAGTTGTTTTAGATGGTAAAGTTGTATAAATATCTACAAGCTCATGTGCATCATCAACAACATAGAAGAATAATCCTTTACCAGCTTCTAATAAAGTAGCTCCAGATTCAGCAGTTTTCAATTTACTATTAATAAGTCTTTCTAAAGGTAAAACTTCATCTTTGTGAATAATGTATGAAGCGGCATATTTACCAAAGCCTTCAAATCCTGATGTAATAACTTTTCCTGCTGATGCTTCTAATCTATTATTTAATAACTTATACAAATCACTTCTATCTCTTAATAGTGCTTTTTTATATTCTTTAACTAAATCATTAGGGATAAAAAATTGTTTCCAACTTATAACACCAGCATTAGCGGCATGCCATCTAGCAAATATTTGATTATCAACACTATCTTTACTAAATAAATTAGTGATATCAGCCATTGGAGCATAAACTACAGATGCCTTAACAACCATCGGCACTTCAAATGTCCGCTCTTTTGCATTTTTATCGTGTTTCTTTTTACCCTCGGCTTTTGTTGTAACAGAGATAACAAACTGTTTAAAAAATATATCCGTCTTCATTGCATCTTTTGGTTTATGATCTGTAAACTTAGTCTCCAAATCAAACAGAGTGCTCTCATCTTCTAAATCTAATGTTGGTACATCAGCTGATTCTAAAGATATAAGACCACCTTTAAATGCTCTACCAGCTAAGTCTCTCATAGTTGTATTAGATGTTGATAAAACATCAAATGCTAAAGCTGGAGTATAACCATATATATTAACTATATTGGTAAACGCTGTTGTGTATAGAGATACATAATAGTTAATGTTCATTCTTATCATATCTTCAATTTGTTCGGTACCTTTTAATGTATCACTAACTACAATAACAGGTTCTAACACAAACTTTCTTGTTAGTTCGAATAAATCTCCTCTACTCGCCCATAAATCTACAGCTCCAATTTTTTGTTCATCAGTTTTTATTGCTCCGTCCATTATCTCGTTAAACGAAGAGAAAAGTGCTATGGTATCACTGAAAAAATTCATTACTTGTCCTTTAACTTTATTTTCAACAAATTGCATAATGTATTCAAGTTAACCATTTTCTATGAATAACCAAAAGAAAAGGTTTTAAATATGAGTGATACAGAAATTGACAAAAAGGTAAAGGAAGAGAAGAAAAAAACTCTTATAGATATGGAAGAGTTCTTAAATCTATTTGACCCTTTAAACACTAGGGACTCAGCTATATCAAATACCCTTAAAGGTCTTGACCAAACAAACAGTAGACCGTTCTTGGGAAGAGATGTAAAAGGACTAGGTCTTATATTTATGACCAGACCACAGTTACATCTTACAGAATTTAACTTATTGAACGATCCAACATTTAGTAACTGGTTAAGTACCGACTTAGTGAGTGTACCTGCTTATTCTAGATTAATGTTAGATCCAAGATTAAGTACTCTTGGTGATATTGGTCCAGACTATAAAAGAAAAACAAAACTACTAAGCCCTTTAGTAGACCCAAAGAATGCATTTATACCATTAATAACTAATACAGTTGATAAAGTAACTGGGTGGCCAGATAGGGCTTTAAGTACTAAAAATATGACACCTGGTTTAATGCATGAAACATACTCATTTGTAGATGGTACATACCATTATTATAAAGAGTTTAAATTGAATATGGTTTTTAGAAACATACCTGGTAGTCCTGTTATAAGTTTATTCGAATTATGGAAACTTTATCAAGCACAATTATTTAATAGAATAGTCGGTAGATATCCTGATTTTCAAATAGAGCACGAAAGAGATTTTGATACTAAGATTTATCATATTGTGCTTGACAGTACGCAAACATATGTTTCAGAGATTGCTGCTGTTGGAGTTGCATTTCCTATTAATGTACCTATCGGGGAAAGATTTGACTATGATAGAGAAAGGGATAATTCAAATCAAATAGATCAAGTTAGTATAACAATGTCTTGTATAGGAGTTGATTATAATTTTCCAAAAAGTATGGATAACTTTAATAAACAAGTTGGATATTTTCATCCAGAAATGAAAAAGCTTGATACTGATGGCAAAAATGATAATATGATACTCTTAAATAAAACAGAGTATACATTATTTAAAAATAGAGCTTACCCAAGGATAAATACTTTTAATGGAGCTTTTGAATGGTGGGTTGATAAAGATGTTTATGACCTTTTAACTAAGCGAGTAAAAGATAAAAAATTAATGAAGGATGAATGATGAGTGATAGTACTAAAAACTATATTAAAGAGATTGGAGTTTTGAGTTATAATCCAAGTCTAGCACAAGATAGGTTTTTCCAGGAACTAGATTCAAGATTAAAAGGTGATTTAACATTAGGTGATGTAAGTAACCCTTATTCCCTTATAGCTGAACAATCTATTATCAATTTAGTTTCAGCGACTTCTACTTTTGAAACAGTTTGTAATCAAGTTCTTGGTTTAAGTAATAATGAGGAGGATCTATTTAGATTTTTGAATGGTATTGAAGATGTTGGTTTATTTAGTTATCCTGCAACTGGTTATTTTGATTTTTATATAGAATTAAACAGTATTAAGAACAATGGAGGGTATATAGAAGAGTTAGAATCTTATATAGTTACAATACCTAAAAAGAGTAAAATAACTGTAGATAACCTGGATTATACGATACTTAATAACTTGAATATAATGTTAAGAGTTAACAATAATGGTTGGGTACCATTTATAGAAGTGGTTAATAATGAAGAACTTATATCTTTTAAACATATTGGAAATGTTAACAGTGTAGTAATAACAGATAATAATAATATTGAATGGGTAAAATTTACATTACCAGTTAAACAATTAAAACTAGTTGAATACATTGATGATATTATTTTATCTGAAAAGTTCGATAAAGTTATAGAACTTAAAAATGAATATTATTTATCATCTAGTGTTTATATTTCAGATAGTATTAATAATGATTTTCGAAAACTTGAAAAGAATTTATCAGATGAGTTTTCTCTTGAAAAAGATAAAATTATCGTGCAATATTTAAATAATCGGGTTAGATTTAAAACACCAATATTAAATACTGTTATGGATAATATGTCTGGTACGCTTAAGATTGAGTTATTTACAACTAAGGGTAAAATTTTCCAACCATTGAATACATACACAGCTGAAGCTTTTGAATTTAATATAGCATCTAGTGATGATAACATTTATGGGGATAGTAATAATCTAAATGTTTTTATAAATTCACAAACGGTTGTAGATGGTGGTTATATAAGTAAAGGTGTTGAAGATTTTAAAAAGATAATTAAACATAGAATAACTAACCATAATGATTTACCTATTACAGAAAAACAACTTAAAAAAATGGTATATAACGATGGATTTGCACTAGAGAAGATTCTAGATAGTTTAACTAAAAGAACATTTGTTGTATTTAAAGAGCCTGATATAAGTTTAAGTACAGACATCAATGTTTTAAATAGAGTTATGTCTAATACAACAAAATTGTATTTACCAAGTATAGATAACAAAAACATATTTATTTCAGATGATGAAAAGTTTATAATTATTAAAAGTAATACAATATTTAAATCAGATAATGGGCTAGTTGAGCCTATAAGTGAAAGTCTTAGAACCAGTCTTTTGCATTATAATCAAGATATTTTAGAGTCTGTGACAAATAAGCAACGACTTCTTTTTACACCTTACTATTACATCATAAGTATCGATAATGATGTATTTAACAGTAGAGTATACGATTTAGATAGACCAACAGTAAGTGATTTAAATATCTTAAGAAAAAACTATAATATTAAAAAAGTTAATGGTAACATAGAAAAATATGAAGTACTCAAAACAATTAATGGTTTTAAATTTAGTTTTACTGTTTCTGGTAATGATGAATTTGAAAATATGAAAAATGATTTAAAGTTAGAAGTAAGTATTAAAATAAAAGGTACTCCAGAAAGAATTTATTATTATGCAGAAATAAATGAAGATGGTAAATTTGAAATAGAAATTAAAACAAATCATTTTATTAATGACACTGATACACTACAGATTTTAAACGGTGATAAGAAGTTAACAACTACTTTTGTTAATTTAGAAGATAAGTTATCTTTAAAATTATTTACTACTAGATTAACGATAGGTGACGATTTAAATAGTGGTGATATATATAATTCTCCTTATGGTAATTATATATTCTTAACAGACCATGAAATTAATTATAAGTTTGGTTCTAAACTTGAATATTTATGGAATAAGTTATCTATATCTTATGGAGATAATAAGTATAAGCGTTATACTAACGATGCACCTTTAGTTTATCAAAAAGATATTTATGATTTTACTAGTATAACAGATGTTGAAGTAACTGATGAACACGCTATACCTATAAAATTACATAGTAGAGGTGACTTAGTTAAAGATGATAATGGAGATACGATTTACCAACATAAAGCTGGTGATTTAATCCTAGAAGATGGTAAACCTGTAATAGACCAAATAGGTGGTGTTATAAGATACTTAGATATACTTATGATTGATTATAAATTTAAGATAAGTAAGGACTTACTAATTAATGAAAACACTAAAAATATATTAGTAACACTAGACTATTGGTTAAAGTATAAGTTGGTAGAGTATAATCAGAATATGTTAGATAATACAGTTATGTTTTATAAACCATTACTGAACTATAAAACTTGTAAAATAAAGATTGGACAAAATGAGAAGGTTGTTAATAATAAGATAAAACCTACTGTAGAAATATTTACTGTAGATGTTAATAGTATTAACACAGAAGAGATTTACCACTCTATTGGTAAGATAATCGATTTTAAATTAACGAGAAGTTATGTAGATGTGCTAGAAATGATTGATGAAATTATGGGGTTATTTAATAATACTGTAAAAAGTATAAAGATTTCTAACATAGGTGATAATTTTGTTACATTTAAATATCTAGACCGAAATCGAATGTATATACCTAAAAAAATAAAAAATAGTATAATAACATATGATTATGAAATGATAGTTACAGACATTAGCCAATAAGCTAATGTCTGTAAACTAATCTTCTTTTGTTACATCTAACATCATATCTAAAAATTCATTAATCTTATTCTCTACAACTTCACTATCTGATAGTAACTCATAGACAGAATTTAAACAGCTGAGTTCTTTATTACTTATAGCTGATGTCTCTAACCAAGTGGTAAGTAATTTTTTAGTAGCAGTACTATGTATTGCTATACTTTCCCTTGCATTGTTTAAGATAACTTCTAAATTTACAAAGTCATTGAAATTCCAACTAGTTACTTCACTATTAGTTAAACAAGACTGTTTAAAGAATAATAACGATATAAGTTTTTGATTAGGTCTTAAATCCTCATACTTCATTATCTCTTCATTATCTAAGATAGTTGATAATCTTATCAAATTATCATTCTACACCATCAGTTATTGATAACTTTAATTTAGTCAACTCCTGCATATTGAGATTACTGTTTTTAATAACTTTTTCTTTTTCATCTATTAAAGTCTTAAGTCTTTTATATGTTTTAAAAAGATTATTAAACATTGTAGTTAATTCTGCATCTTCAATACACTCTTCCAAATCATAATCGGTATTACTTAGTTCTACTAGTCTTTGTTTTAACTCTTCTATATTCACATGTGTTAACTCTTTTGTATACATACGAGGATTTAATTCCTCGACATCAACTATACCTAGTTCTTTAAGCTTAGCTTGGATAACCATAACTTTCTGTTGACTAACTAAATTTGTATCTTCCAAATCGAAATAACAGTCCATTATAACTTTTTTAGTTATCTCCATTTCCCACCCTTTCATCTTCCATTACTAGTCCTAGATACGATCTAAATAACACTTCAAGATTTAAAAGAACTGTATTATAATCTTTCTTATTAGCATCAATTTTTTCAATTACTACTTTTGGTATAAAATCTTCTCTAATATCAAAGATTGGTTTTTCTTTAGCTAGTTTTTGTAATTGTGTAATGTGTTTTAAATAACTATCAACTGCATTAGTCGCAGGATATAATTCCTTGGCTAAAGTTTTAATCCAGAACTTTTCTGATTGTCCTAGTTTTAATATTGCTGTGGCTACTAGATATTGATAAACATCTTTATTGTCAAAGTTTATATATTTGTCTATTACAATCTTTTTAATATTTCTAAATTCATCTGACATTAATACTTTGCTAAATGCTTTACGGTTTATTGGTTTAATAACAGATTGTTTTAATACGGCTTCTTTCATCTTTTATCCTTTATTTTGTATTTCTTTTAATCTTATGTATAACTCGTTCTCAGTTATATTCTCTATCTTGCGTTCCATTCTACTAACCTTAGCTCTACGACTATTGTATGGTAAGTAGTCACCTAATACAGCCAAATAAGAATCGTGTTCAGCTATATCCTTAGCTACAAGTTCTAATCCATTTAAACTCGCTATTATTTGTTGTACTGTATCTTTATCTAAATCTTTCTCTAAGCGTAGAACTCTAATCATATCAATCTTAATTCTTCTTACACGGTTGTAATTATCATCATATGTTGTTGGTTGAGAATCCGTAGTACCCATTAAGAAGTTAGCTATTATCTCACTCAATAATCTAACGCCATACATAAATACAATAGTTGCGACAAAAACTGTTGTTGCTGTTGCCATACCACCTATAATTAAACCAATGATAGAATACATACTAGCTAATGTAATAGTTGACTTAAAGAAGAACGTTGATTGTTCTATTAACATTACATCAGTTAACTTCTTTAGAGATGAAGCTAAATGTTTACCTAAACCAAATCTAGTTGCAAATTGGTCGGCCAGTTGTTCACTATCTCGACTCTGATTAACATTGTTAATATCAACTTTACCTATAACCCTATAAGCGTTCTCTATTAATTCTACCATAGCTGATGCTTCATTTTTATCAGAAATATCTATATCTAAATTATTCTTCTTTGCTATATACTCTATTCGTTTTCTAGTTGTTGCACCGTGCTTTACACTTTCTTCCATTGCTTCAAAAATTGATGTTGTAAATTTAGCTGTTCTATAACTATATTCTATAAATGTATAATTATGACCTACCTCGTGTAGAACATCAGCTACAAATTCTAAATCGTTTAATTTATAATCTCTAATTAGTTTTAAGGGGTTAATTAAATAATAAACAACATAATCATCTGGTAAACCATATATTTTTGCTTTTTTATTATCAATAATTATCTTATCATTCTTTAAAACTTGAGATAAAGTATCAAAACTATTTTTTACATAAGCATAAACATCTTGTTGGTCTTTTTTATCCATTACACTTATTTGCTCATCTAAACTTTTAGCTTTAGTAATATCGTAACTACCTAACGACTTATGTATATACTGATAAACAGAAGAAAAGTTCTTGCCTAATGCGTTATTAATCCTAGGTGCTACAGGTATAGTTGCAAAAGGAGTAGTTGGTGAATAAACGAACTTACATCTCCATCCAAAACGATCTTTCAACTGCTCTTCCATTGTTCTAATAATAGTCTTTACCGTTGGTAATTCCATTAATCTAAGTTCCATATTGTCAAAAGTAGTATTCTCTAATTGAAGAGACTCTGCTTTTATCTTATTAAAACCATCAGCTAATTCTCTAACTATCTTATCATCTGACTGATAAGTTATCATCTCTAAGTCTAAAAAACTTCTTAAATCCATATTAATCCTTTACATAATAAGCTATTAGTGCTATCACAGAAATTGTTATTATTATTTTAGTTATTCTATATTTTACTTTTAAATATTTTAACCCGCTCATACTGTATCCTTATCTGAATATTCATTTAAAGCCTAATATTGAAGAGAATTATCTATTTAATACTACTCTAATTTCTTGAAGCTAAATGAAAAGGAATTTAGAATGTCAAAAAAAATATTATATAAAGATGTTAGACATGCAGTACATATCCCAAAAAGTTCTACTTTTAACAGAGACTTGATTTATGTTAAAGAAAGAATTTATTACGATGATGGTACTAATGAACCTAATACTAAGTTATTGCTAGATTATAAAAGACCTGTATGGATAACTAAACCATATTTTAGGAAACATAAAGATAAAAAAGCATTTGAGAAGAAAAGTTGTCTTGAAGAAATAAGAGTTACACAGTCAGATATGGTTAATACTGTAGCTAATAGAATAGGTAAAAGGGGTTATAATAGAAACAACTTAAGAGATATCGCAACATCACCATATGTATACGGTGCTGATAGAGATATAGAAACTATATTAAAATCGGAATATAAACAGAAATATGGTAAATTTGCTAGTGCTCCATACTCTGTTTGCTTCGCTGATATCGAAGCAAGTATTAAAACAAAAGAAATATATATGCAAGGTGCATTATTTGAAGATAAGATTAGAGTTAGTATTAGTAAGAAATTCTTAAAGAATGAAACTAATGTAGTAAATAGATTAAATCATCTTTGGGAAAAATATATACCTGAATCAATTTATAAAAAATCAATAACACCTGAATGGGTTTTAGTAGAAGACGAAGTTGCTGTTATTAAAGATAACTTTGAATGGATAAACAATACTAATGCAGATCTCTTAACATATTGGAACATCACTTACGATATTAGCACAATATTAGAAATGTGTACAAGAAATAATGTATCTCCAAGTACTTTACTTTGTGATCCAAAAGTACCTCAAAAGCATAGAATAGCTAAGTTTAACATTCGTAATGACTTAACTACGATAACAGCTAATGGTAAAAAGAAAACTAAAAAGATAACAGACTTATGGCATAAGTATGAACTAACTAGTCGTTTTACTTTTGTTGATCAACAAAATACATTTGCATTCTTAAGAACACACGAAGCACAAAGACCTAGTTTTAAATTAGAAGAAATAGCCAAAGAAGTGTCTAGAGGGGAGTTTAAGAAGTTAAAGTTATTTGACGGAGTACCTGAAGGATTAACAGATGCGGAATGGCACGATTGGATGGTTATAAATAAACCATTAGAATATGTTATTTATAATGCTGTTGACTTATTCCTACAGAGGGTAATAGAAGATAAAACAAAAGATTTATCTGTTAAAATCCTGAACATGTTAGAATTTAGTTCTATAAATAAATTTACTAGTGGGCCTAATAAGATTGTTGATGATATTTATCATTACGCATTAACTACTAAAGTAAATAATGAGTATCATGTTTTGGGTGTAAGAGATCCATATAAAAAACCTGAAGAGTTATTGGGAAGAGATGATTGGATTGTCACACTTGATGGTTTCCGTATGAAGGATAATGGTTTAAAAATAATCAAGGGTATACCTGAATTAATAACTAGAATAAGAGCACATGTTTATGATAGTGATGCAGTTTCTTCTTATCCATCTAATACTATGGCATTAGGTTTAAGTAGTTTAACAACACTCAGAGAGATAATAAATGTTAAAAATATTCCTATTGGGGAATTGAAGAGAAGTTTTATTAACTTAATAATGGGACCTGTTAATACATTAGATGTTGCTAATAAACTTTTGAAAGCACCAACGCTATTTGATATTAGTAATATAGTTGAAGAAAAGAAAAAATAACATTAATTACTTTACAGTCACTTTCTGTGACTATGTAAATAAACCTACTTAATATTTCTATTTATTTTAAATCTCGTAGAACTTAATACCCTCATAGTATGACAGAATAGGCTTATTTCTGTTTAAAAACATCTTTTGTAACATCAGTAACCTATTTGGTATTAATAGCTTAATTTAGACAGCAAATTATGATATCCACTAAGTCTAAAAGACTTAGTGGATATCAGCATAAAAGACTAAAGCTTCACCAAGCTTAGCATCTAATTTTTCTCTTTGAAATGTATTAATAATCTCAAAGTTCTCTTTAACACCATCTTTAAGGATAGTTAAAAGATAAGTAAACTCTTTTTCAACTTTAACTTCAGTTTCATTAGTTGTAACATGATTACAAATAGCTAATAAACTAATATAGTTCTTTTCTATTTCTAAAGTATCTCTTAGTTCTCTTAAGAAAAGCTTTGTCTCATTTTGATTTTTAACATTAGCTAAATATCTTTTGAGGACAGTAAGGAAAACAACTAAATTATTAAAGGCTAATTTAGTATCTAGAGTTTTAAGTATTGCCTTAGACTGTTCTAATATAAAAACTTGTTTATCGGTTAGTTTAGTTTCTTCTTCTAAACCTTTTTGAACTATTTGTGTAGTAGGTGTTACTTCAACAACTTTAGTATCAGCTTTAGTTTCTGATTCAGTATCAGTTGAAGTTGTTTCTTCTGTATCAGTGTTAGTTTCACCTTTTACTTCTACATTATCTGTTTTAGTCTCTTCTTGTACTTCAGTAGCTTTTACTTGCTCTTCTACAACTTCTTCAACATCATCGCTAACATCTTCTTTAGTGTTAACTCCAGACTCTTTAGTTTTAGCAGAAGGATTAAATCCTTTGCCTTTATTTTCATTTCTATTGTATTTACCCATTTTGTTTCCTTTATATAGTTTTAAAATATTCAATAAATGAAGACATAAAGTCAGGTTTGCCTATGTCCATAAGTGCTGCACCAGTTTTCTTTGCTACCCTACTTGGTAAGAATGGTTCTTTATTACCAAAATAAAGTATAAACTTAACTGGACTTTTTAAGTTCTTCCCTAATAATGTTTGTAGTTGACAAGCATTATAACCTTTCTGAGCTAAAGTTAAATTTTCGTAAATTCTTTCTCCAGTATCTTTCTTAACTGCCATTAACTCATTTAAATATTTATGAGCTTGAATAGATGGTTTTTCTGATATAACATCATCTGGGTCAACTTTAACATCAAATTTAGCCTTTTTAATATATGTCTTCCAAGGTGAATAAAGTTCAACTCTAGGACTAGCTGCTGCAAACATAGCTTTCTTGACAGGGTGATTAAAGTTATCTGATAAAGGTAATCTTAATGTATAACCTCTCTCACTAAGTTTAATAGCTAAAGAAGACATCTTCTCTTTTATTTCATCTGGAACATCTTCCCAACCAACTATAGTATACGCATTTGCAGTTGCCAAATTCTTTGGATCCAATTCCTCAGGTTTAGGTGGATTAGCTTGAATATCATTGCTGTTATTACCGTTATTATTACGGTTATTACTATAACTATTTGACCCGTTATTATTGTTCCCACCAGTATTACTAGTAGCAGATTGGTTATCAGCAACCTTATCTTCTTTAATTCCATCCAATTCATTGTTTAACTTCTCAAGTTCATCTATATTTAATTCGTCCATTTATTTGTTCCTTTTCGTTTCATTTTCATTTAATCATTTCTTTTGTATTTTTAATATGCAATATTTAATGGGTCTAATTTAAATGTTTTCAAAATAACACCGTGCATTCTTTTCATTTTAGCATTTAAACCTTTACCACCTAATTCAACCGCAGCAGATAGTATACCACCTTCTCTAGTTGCCATATTAAGACCTACACATTTTTCACATATATTATCACCAGACTTCTTACAAGTTTCAGGTAACCTTAACTTTATAACCTTATCTAGAAATGTATCAATATTTTCATCAGTTATACTTTTAGTCTTTCCAGAGTTATCAAAATAGTTTAACCCAATTAAAGAAGATTTATTCTCTTTTTTAACTAAAAAGTTAACATATCTTTTAGAACCACAATCGCCTTTAACTATACTAAAACCAACAGTAGCATCTGCCATTTTCTTAGCTGACTCACCAGCAATACGAGTTTCAAATCCACGCATATAAGAACCAACTCTAGCAACATTATTTAAACTAGCTATGTCAGCAGGATTCTTTGGTAAACCATCTTTAAGTGGTTCTAAAATAGTCTTAGCATCTGGTGTTTTAACAAATCCTTCTTCAGCACCTAGCATACCAAATCGTTTCTTTCTCGAAATCTTTATAATCTTGTCATCAAAAGTTATACCTAAAGTTGGGTCACACTTAAAGTAATTAACATCATAAGTTGTTAAATCATTCTCCAACTGTGCTACTATAGCAAAATCCTTAAATGCATTCTCACCATACTTTTCTTTATAAAATTTTATTCTTTCCTTTTTATAAGCATCTAAACCATCAGCTTGTTTTAAACCTCGTTCAGTTGAGGCTACTGTAACAAATTTAGAAATACTGGCTAAAATAGATAAGACATTTACAAATACTATATACTCATTAACAAATACCTTATCTCTAACCTTACCTAACTCTTCGAAAGTTTTATCTTTTAGATTGTCGGTAAGTTTTGGTACTATAAGTGTATTAATAACTAAATTAGGATCATATTGTTTATTAATATATTCACCTTTACCATTAAGAGCTATCTCTATTAACATTGCATTATGTAAGGCTCTCCTTATTGGAGTCTTTACTTTTTCTTTAATAATAGACATATCACCTTTTTCTAGTGTTATAACCATTTGACTATCTAAAACTGGTTTACCAATATTATAATCAGTAATAGCAATTTCTTTACCATCAATTTTAGCAAATAACTTACCCTTTACCTTTTTATAATACTTATTATCACTATCTTTAGGTAGTTTATTTAAAGAAGCTATTAACCAGTCATATTTAACTACTATTTTCCTTTTGACCATAAGTAAGAAATATTCTTTAATCGTCATCATCGTCTCCTTCTAAAACTCTATTTAAAACATTCTTACTAAAAAGAGAAACTACTGGTTTATAAGCGAAAATAAAGTTATCTATATCTTTATCATAATTTGTTATATACTCTTTTATACTATCATAAGTTTCTAAAAGATTATCCCTACCATCTTTAGACAAAACTAATAGAAAAATTAGAGAACCAGCCATAGTTCTTTTATCTAAAGGTTTAGTTAAGAAATTACCAAATCTCTTTATATAGTATTGAATGTTCTCGTTAAACGATATAGTTTCAGGAATAAACTGTAAATCATTAACTAATGGTAAACCTACTTCAGTTTTATAAAATCTTACTAATGTTTGTAAAAATTCTAAATTCTTATCATAATCAATTTCATCTTTTAAATTTAAAATCAAATCCTCTAGATAATAATCTTTTACATCTTCAATCGTATCAGTATAATCAGAAGTTTCGATGTAATTAAATTTAGTTAGAACATTTAAAAAACTATAATAAGGTTCTGTCATTTGAGAATCTAAGTCTTCTAAAAAATCTTGATCCCTTAATCCTATAAGGTAATACTCTAGAAATATAAATTTTCGTATATTATCTAATGAGATATCTGGTTTTAATATTAACCCAACCTTCTCATACATCTCTAGAGCCTTTTCTTTTAGTATCATAACTATGTTATTAACTTTTGTTTGATCTTCAATATCTGTTCTAGACATTATATCTTCAATTAGGGAATCAGTATCTACAAGATGAACATCTCTCAAAAACATATCCATAAAATACCAATTCTTAAATAGCCCTGGATTATTTAAATCCAAAAAGTTTGATATTACTGGATGTTTTATAATATCCCTTGGACCTAGTTCTAAAAGGTCGTCTATTGTTTTCATATTAATTTTCCTTATTAATGTTATCATATAATATACAGCCATATAGACCGTATATTATATGCAAAAGGTTTTTGTTTCCAGATATTCAATAGATACAATAGTTTCAAAACTATCTTTAATAAGATCTAATAATTCCTTCATATTAGTTTTCTTACTATCTATTAAGAAATCATTAGGATTAATAATAGGGGATGTATAAAAGTCTATTTCTTTTAACCCCATAATTAATGTATTAGCCATACTCCATTCTCTTAGTCTTTCTAAACCATCATAAAGTATAATGTCTGTAACATTATCCAAAAACCAGCTTGGTGTTGGTTCATCCTCTAAATATTTAATTGTTGTTTTATCTCTAAGTCCAAAATATTCTAGATGTGGCTCTAGAACATCCATAACAGTATCTAAATCACCATATCTACTATAGTCAATATAAATGATTAACTCACTTGTTGCTTTAGTAAGAATGATAGATTTTAAAGCTGATATGACATACTCTGTTAAAAACTTAAAAACATTAGTTCTAAATGGTTTAGCTTCTAAAGTTCTTATATCTCTATTTTTATAAAGATAATTAAACTCATTATGTCCATAACCAGCAAAACCTTCTGTTAACCTATTATGATAATTACCATTTAATATTTCATCTGCTGCTAAATCTTTATCTATAAAATCCCTAGTTATTAATCTAGTATCTAAAAGTGTATCAACATCAGTGTAAATTGCTATATCAGACATTTGCTAATCCTTTTAGTTCTGCTTCTACTTTTGCTTGAACCTCAGATGCTGTATCATGATTTATTTTATTTATCTCATTAGCTACCTCTATTAAATCTAAAAGTTCTTCTATACTTAAGTCTAGATATTCTTTTAAGGATAACTTAAATAAATCATTTATCTTTAACTCAACATAACTCTTTATCAAGTCACGCCTCTCACTACTACTTGTAATAGAAAAATTATCGTGATATTCTATAATACCGATATCTTCTATTTTATAACCATTGATTTCACTTTCACTTTTTAAACCTAGTAAACGAGTAATAGATTTCCTATAAATAAGATTAAGTTTATGAACACTATACTTACCTATAAGATTAAAAATATCCTCATTCACTAATTTATCAAACGCTTCTGAATGTTTGGTTTGTAATGTTAAAATATGGTCACCTTCTTTTGGTGTTACATAGTGAGGGCTTTCACGAAAAAACCCATTGGGTTAAGTGGGTTTATATTTTCTAAACCACCCTGATTTAACTCTTTACATTTAGGACAAACAAAAGAAGGTGTACCAAAGAATGCTATAGTGTTTTCTCTTTTAAAATCATCTATAGAGTTCTTAATCTTAGATAGAATATCTTCTGTCTGCACACTATTAATTATAAATGTACAAATTGTTTTAGGATCTTCAACTATGGCTTTTCCCTCATCTGTTTTTATACTTATACTTTTAACATAATAAATATAACCTAACATAGAAAATAAAACATTAGTTTCCATCACTTTTTCTTTTAATGCAACTTTATCATATTCCGCATCATAAATTTCATAAATTTTTTCTAGTCGGTTTATAAAGAACTCTTTAAAGAATGTTGTAAATTTCAAATATTCTTTAATAGTCGGTTTATAAAGTACGATAGTTAAATCATTACCATTTTCAACAGGGATATTCACTTCTCGTTCAAACTCAATATCAAGGTTTAATTGATACTTTGTTAAATCAGCTACATCAACTTTATTTAGAGCCATATGTTCAATATTAGAAGCATTAAATCTTTCATAATCTGTATAACACATTGATAATGGATTAACTGTCAATAGACCTTTAACATCACATTTATCTTTTTTAGTTTTAGAACCATCTTCATTTACTATCTCTTCTTGTTCAAAGGCATTCTTACAATAAACTGGCCCTTCATATCCATTAGGATATTTACCAGCAAATAGAGCAGCAAAAACAAAACCGATATCATCTACATAAATGAGCTCTGATAGATTAACTTTACCCTGTTTCAAGTTAGTATCTATTTTGAGACGTTTTAATAAAACATCCAATGCTTTTACGATATAAAATGAAGTTGATGATAAAAGAGCGGATGTATAATCGGCTAATTTCTCTACTTCTGCATCAGCTACTATTTGTTCAAATGTTAATGCATCGTTACTAGATAAAGGTTTTAATTTTAATTTTAATCCTGATGTCGGTAAAAAGTTACTTATAGGTTTACCATTACCCGTTTCACTTTGTAGAAGCAATAAAGCCTTTTCTCCACTTACAACACCTTTACCTTTCACTGATTCATATTGTAAACCGACATTTTCACCATTAAACGATAGTTGATTAAATAATTTTAATTTACCTTTTAAATCATAACCAACATTATCTAAATAGAACAATGTTGTAAACGCCACTTTTTCTTTTTCAGATAATTTATCTAGATTTTTTAAATCTTCGTCTATAAGACCTTTATTATAAAGGTCTTCAACTATTTGATTGGCTCTCTCTTCTTCTAAGTTTGGTATTAAAGTTTCAAACAAAACAGGATCTATTTCTTTCAATTCTTTAAATTTCAAAAAAGCATCTACTGAACCATTTTTAACAGATATTACTTTTTCTTCTTGTTCTTCCTTAACCTCTTGGGTATCATTAGTTTGTTCTTCGGTCATAATTTAAACTCCTTGTTCTAATAAAGTTTCAGCAGTATCCATTACTGTATCTAACATTTGAAGTGTTTCTTTCTCTTTAACAGTTATATTAGGAGCAAATTTTTCAAAAATGTTCATTTGAATTCTTTTAACTATAATTTCAATACAATCAACTTCTAGACTAATCTGCACCAACTCTTGTGTTTTTTCAATATCATCTTTCAAAATCTTTGCTACTTCATAAATACCTACTGTTTTAAATCTCTCTAAAACGGTTTCAACATCTTTAATTAATGAAGTTAAAGACTCAAGTTAAAGACTCAGTATAACCTTCTAATAATTCAATATCAGCATCAACTTTAGTTAAAGAAGTTAATTTTTTAATTGTATCTGATACATCTTTAATTACACCTAATAAACCTTTTAGTCTACCAATTATTGTACTAGCCTCTAGAGACTTAGCAAATTCATCTTGCTTTTTATTATTCTCTTGGTTTCGTTTAATCTTCCTGTTAATACTCATTCTATAATCCTTTTATATGTTTCTTCATTATAACTTGTTAAAAATAAAAAATAAAAAGATAGTGAGATGTTAAATAACATCTACACCATCAGAGATAAGTTTGGAGACATTGTCCCAATTTAAACTTATTGTTAACTTATCAATTATTCCATACTCTTCAAATTCTTCTGTAGAATTATATATAGTTCTTGGTGTTGTTTCTTCACCTGTACTATAACTAAAACCATTAACTATAGCTTGATAGCTTGGTCTATCCTCGAGTTTATTAATACTTGGGCATGGATCAACATATCCTTTCATTAACTCTTCATCATAAATACCATTTTGATATAATCTCATTAATGTTGGTTCTTCCATCATAGTATTTCTAGTTCTAGTTGTTAAATTGTTCAAGTTAACATTATTAACAACATGTATAATATTATCATCAACTTGAGTACCTACTAGTCTAGTTACTCGTTTAACAGTATTTATAAATTCTGAACTATTAACATATTCTAAACTATCTCTAATAGTATTCATAACACTTGTACTAATTGTACCAATACTATTTTGTAACCCTTTATATCGTTCAGCAATAACATTAGCATATGCTTGATGTTGATCAGCTGATGCCAAGATAGTTGAAAAAGGGTCTATATTATTTCCTGTTGTTATTACAGCCATTTTAACTCCTTTATAACAATAGTTCTTTATTTCTCTCTCTACTTCTCAATAACCTAGTTGCTAAAAGAGATATTGTAGTCTTTGTAGGAGTCTCTCCACCTGATAACTTATAAAGGTCTTTTATATTATACATGTTATTTTCAACTTCAAAGCGTTTAAACAAAGAATATAATAATCTATCGGTTATAAGTTTAATATTTAAGTTATCTCCATCAAAGTCCAAGTTAGGCCAAGCAGCTATTAATGCCGAAATAGCTATAACCTTAACATTAGGATTCTTATTTACACCAGCTATATATAACATTAATATAGAACCTGGTAATAATGTTGGGTTTCTATTAATTAATGATGGTATACCTCTAGGGTCAAATGACTCATCTATTAGTTCTAACATTATATCGTATATCTCTTTATTAAAATGTGTAGTTGCTAAATCCATCATCTGGGCAATCTTTCTATAACTATAAGTCTTCTTTTTAACTAACTTGTTTATTATAGCTGGTCGAAACATAGTTAAAGCTATAGACCAAGGTAAAACAACTTGATCGTATCTGTAATTATCACTAAGAGGTGTTGCTACACATCTACCAGTATATGTAGCAGAGAATCCGTAGATTTGTCTACGCAACATCTTAGTTTTACCAGATAAAAATTTCTTATCTATCTCTCTATATACTTCTGTTATCTTTTCTAAAACTCTTGCTGTTATCATATCAGCTTTTTCAGGTGTTAAAGTTTTCTTAGACTCTTCTAGATACTTGATAGCTATATCCAAAATATCACCTGAAACTAGATTAGTATCAACAGCCTTACCCTTTTTCCTTATTTCTTGTACAAATAAGTCACTACCTATTAAAGGTAGATAATCAAAGAACATTTTACTCTTATTCTCTTTAAAAAATTGTAGTAGTAATTTTAAACTTTCTACTTTATCTTGCTTATCTTTCTTAGAAAAGAAACTACTATGTATTGTAGCAACTAAAATCTTCTCTACATTCTTTGTAAACCAAGTATAATTTCTTGTAAATCCATTGATAGATTTATAAGTCATTGTTAAAGCAACATTATCCTTTAAGGATGGGGGATTATATTGTTGGTCAGTTAACCATCGTAGAGTATTAAAGTTTTTCCTATTTATTATATCACCTAGTTGTTGATAAAAAGTTAAATTAATAAATCGCCCAGCACCCTCTAAACGACGACACCAGATTTTAACACCTTGAAATTCTAAAGGGTCTCTAACTATATCTTGACAATCCTTACAAAACTTACCAAGGTTAGCCCATCCTTTATTTACCCAAGCTTTATCACCGACACAACTACACTTTGGTACCGTACTAAATGTATCACCACTATATACGGCTGCTAAATAATTATTTAATTCAGCTATAGATTTAACTCCTTCTGGAGCATCATTTACAATAAAAACATTTTTACTATGCATAAACATAGCAGTTTGGTCTAAATAGCTCCCGTGTAACATTTTACCCCTTTGATTAAAAAAAATTAGTGTAACCAGTTAGTCAATATAATTGACTAACTGTAGTTTTTTAATTAAGGTTTAATTAATACTGTATATTGGCTGTGTATAAACATCTGTAGTTGTATTTGTTGCCGCATATCCAATATTATCTGTTACCATTGCTGTTACAAAATCTGTAACATTAGTAGTTACTCCATAAGTAGTCTGTGTGGTTAATCTATCATTAGTAGGTCTAAATCCGGCTTTTACTAATGCATTTTTGATTGCGTGTACAAATGTCTCCTGGAAGATGAACTTCACTTCCGTATCAGTTAGGATAGCAGAGTCTAAATGTTTATTAAATGTTTTTACTTCATCAAGTCTAACTGCATTAGCATTAGGGCTAGATTCTGCAACTTGTACATGTGCATTGAAAGTTTTCTCATTAACTGTTGCACTCCAAGCTGTATCAAGAATATCAAATGGTACTCTTGTTTCATTAATAACATTAAATCCTGTTACTGTAATTGTCTTCTTATAAACAATTCTATCAACTGGGAAATTCAATGGAAAATGTCCATCTGTTAGAATATTTAAAGATTTAACTAAGTTCTGTCCAGCACTGTAATCTGTATTAACAACTAGTTTCAATAAATCTTGTGCAAGCACAGAGTATTTATCTTGTAGTCTGATTTGACACCCTACTAATGGTTTAGCATGCCCACCAACCCCATCAGCTGTTAAAGACATTAATTCTGCTTCTACTTGACCAGCAGGTTTCTTTTTGTCCGATACAATCTTAACTGCTTTTGCTGGTTTATTATTTGCATCAACGTGTAAGAAAGGGTTAATATTCCCTGGGTCATTAATAGCTTGAGTACCATTACCTTGTCCCGCCATCATAGCTAACTTAGTCCAACTAACTACACCAAAGAAACTTGATACAAGTCCTAAGGCAAAACCGTTAGGTGTTTTAACAGATGTATCAACATCAGTGATATAAACCACTGGTATCAATAGAAACGGTTTAGCTCCTGGTATTTGTTTTTTCGCTGGGTCGTTACCTGTAAAGATATAATCAACATAACCGCTTGTATTGGCGATCGGGAATTGTGTTACTCCATCACCACCTTGAGTCTCAGGTTCTACACTAGTTGTTAGCGTCCAATCAGCACGAACCTCTGGTTTTGTATCTCGAGATGCATATAATTCTACTTTAGCAGCAGCTTTTATTGCTGGGTCTCTGAATGGTTTTGCAATGTTGAATTCCATCCCTTCATCTACTTTTGTAGCAAAGCTATGCAATAGCCATAGGTGCTCTTTAATAGAATCTAAGAACATAGTCTCATAGTTTATGGCTACTGGTTTCATAAACTTGCTTACCACCTGTTTTAGTTCTGTTTCAATAACTTCTTTAGCTTTTACTAAGAAGTCTTCATCTAAGTAACTACCAGTTGTTTTAAATGACTTTGTTCTCTGCATTTGATGTTCTGCTTCTTGTAGAGAAACTAATCTATCTAAGAACGGTAACATTACAGCAGTTCCATACACCATACCTGTTGGTTTAGTAAAAGTCATAGCGATACCTGGATAACTTTTCTTATTCCAAGTTGTTGTTATAGCTGCGAATTTAAATCTATCACTTAATTTTTTTTCTTTTAAGTAATTTTCAATTTGTTCTATAAATGGACCAACATTGCTATCTCTTCCAAATAAATCATCTTGATCTAGTGTTAATCTGTCTGTAATAGGTGCAGTATAAGTTGCTCCACTATTACCACTATTACTTGCTGTACTACCTGTACTGCTTCCTGTACCTGTGCTAGCTGTAGCACCACTTGTTGTTTCTTGGTCATCTAGACCTGTAAACTTGATATCTGGCATTTTTTTAATCCTTTTTTTATTTTACTCCGAGCTCGGATTATAGTTATAATCCAATTAAATTATATAGGTGTAAAAAAAGTATGATTTACACCACCGCAATGATGACAATCAAAAATTGTCATCCTGAAGTTATTTCTTCATATAATAGAAAAAAAGGGTAAAATTAAAATACACCCATCTGAATAAATCAGATAGATGTATTAATTAAGTCGTCCATAAACTGTTGATTATTCATTAAGAATATCTTTCTGGCTTTTCCGAGCTCTTCGAAATATGTTTCATCTTCACCTTCCCATTTACTAACTATATTCTCTATATAATCAGCATCTCTACCATTAAAAATTATACCTTCATTTAGGTCCATAATAAAACTATTATACAGTAAGGCTTTAACACCTGAATTTATTAACTTAGCAAACTTATGGTGATATGTAGGATTTAAATCCTTTAGTTGTTTATCATTAGTTACTTCGAATCTTAAAGTTCCATTACCAACAATATTTAAATTACTTAAAAAAAATATATTATCGGTTAATCGTTCTAAGAAAACATATTCTAATGGTACACCACTTCCACTCAAAACAGAAAGTCTTTCAGTTACAATCTCTGTTAAAGATCCAGAACTGGACATTATATTACCTGTTTTAGAAACTGTTAATGAGACAAAACTTAATATGTCTCTATTTTTTAAAACACTATCTGGAACTTCTATATAGACACCATTTTCAGCATATCGTAAATTAACTTGACTTAAATCTAATTCTAAATTTTGAGAAGAGGAACTTAGTAAATCTTTCATAATATGTGGTTCTAAAAGCTTTGTCCTTATTAAATAATCTAAAGACTGTCTCTTAGCTACATCTGTATTTTGTAAAATCAATGACAAAAGCCTTGGGGGTATACCCATGCCCTTTACTCGTCTAACTGCATAATTTAAAAAACTCATATTATTCTCCTACTTTTTCTAATACTTTATTATATTTGTCTAAAAATTCTTTAGTTCCGATATCTTTTAATTCGCTTGTATTTGTAAACATATCATTATAAAGAAATTCTGAACTAAATAAACCTTTATTTATAAAATTCTTATCTTCTCTCAAAACAAATTCTATAACTGGAAATATTGCATAAATGTAAAGTATATAATTATGAAAACTTATATCAGTATCAAGTTTAAAAATATCTGACATAACCTCATTATGTATTACTGGCATTTGAGCCACTGCGCCACCTTCATAATTCGATAAATAATATTTCTTCTTTTTATACTCTTTAACATATTTTAAAATATGACTCGAAATATCTTCTATATAAGCTGGTTGTTTTGTAAACTTAAGTTTATCATTATTATTTAAGATGCAATTTAAAACTGTTAAATCTATAAACTCTGGTATGATATCAGCTAATAAAACATTATAAACATAATAGTCTGATGTATACACACCATTCTTTAAAAGTTGATTATCTCTCCATAATTTATACTGAACTAACATAAGCTCAATATCTAAATATAATATTGTCTCTGTATTTCTAAAATTAGAAGGGTGTCTATATGAGTTATTGTAACCATTATGATAAATTACTTTTAATGGTTCAATTTTTCTAAAATCATTAGTGATTAATTCTTCTGTTATTTTATATGTGAAATTGTTTTTATAGTCTTTTGTTAAAACCTGTGCAAAACCACCTATAAATTTTCTTTGCCAGACAATATCTTTTTTAAAGTTAGTTATTACTGGGAATGTGTGTTTAATTAAAGATGTAGCTCTTGGTATTTGATCTAATATATCATAAATTGAATCGTCTATATTTATAGGTGCAAAATCTAACATCCTAGCAAATATATTACTGTTATTTACCTTATTAGGATATCTATTATAATAATCCTTAAGGCGTACTATGTTAGCTTTATGAATGCGTCTAGGAAAAGCAATATTATTAAAACCCTTTTTACCAAAACGCATATAATTATCTAAAAAAGTATACATGTTAACCCTTTCTTTTATCTCAAAGAAATATATTTAAAAAACACCTAGAATAATACTAGGTTTTCCTGCCTAGTATTATTCACAGTTTACACAAGTTATTTGATCTTCTTTATATTTTTGTTTCTCCTCTTCTTTTTCTTTTGGTATACTATTTAAATAGTATGTTGATTTCATACCATATTTCCAAGCTGTCATATAGATATTATGTAAGTCTGTTCCAGTTACATCTCCTTGTAATACTCTAACATTATAAGATATACCTTGGTCAATCCATCGCTGACGAATAGCGTTAACCTTTATAGCTTCGATTTGATCTATCTTAAATCCATTTGTATAGAAATTCCAAGTTTCAGCTGATAAGTTAGATGGGTACTTAGCCAATAGATGATCTTTAGAATTAGATTCAAATGTTAACTTATTAATTATTGGTGAGATACTGCTTGTTGTTCCAAGTACACTAGCAATAGTACTAGTAGGAGCAATAGCCATAAGATAAATATTTCTCATACCATTCTCTCTAATATCTTTTTCTAAACCTACCCAGTCCATAAAGTATTTTGGTTTAGGTATATCTAATTCATCTTCAGGAATCTTTGATGCTAATGTACTATACTCTTTATGATCAAAGTTAGCCCATTTAGAATCATCAAAAGCAGGTGCCTTACCTTTTTCTTTAGCTAAGTCAACACTAGCTTTTATTGTGTAATATGCAAACATCTCATAAAGCTCATTAGCGAACTCTTTATGCTCTTCTGAACCATAATGTATACCCTTACCTGCTATTAGTTCATTTTCACCAGCTACACCCAAGCCAATAGCTCTAGTTCGTTTATTAGTTAGAGCCGCTGCTAATACTGGATAGAAGTTCAGATCAATAACATTATCTAACATACGAACAACAATAGGTATAATTTCTTCAAAAGCTTCTTTTGTATTTATCTTAGCTAAGTTAATAGATGATAAGTTACAAACTGCTAACTCTTCGGAAACTTTATCTTTAACTAACTCTGCATTTAGAATATTCTCTAAAATAAACTCTTGACCTGTCCATTCATCTTCTTTATCATTTGGATTTTTAAGTGTAACATATACTGAGTCTGTTGCAGCTGTTATCTCCTTAATTGTTCCTGATCTATATTTAATCTTACCATCTTTATTTCTTACACCTATTTTGATTAATGATGTTCTAGGTATATAGATAGATTCTATCTTATTTCCTGTCTCCATATAAACAACCATATCATATTCGGCAGGAGCTGTAGCTTGAAAAATCTCTGTGCAAAGGTTACTACTACGGATAGTTCCAGTTCCCATATGTTTTTCATTAGCTGTTGTCTTAAAGAATAAGAATGGATAACCAGTTTCATAATAACTTCTTATTATCTTTTTCCATAAATCTTTAGCACTAACTAATTTACCTAATTTTAACTCATTGTTTCTAAATCTTTGTAAAGTTTCTTCATATTTACTTTTAAACACTTCACCAGATTGTGCGTGTATTAATTCAGGAACTTCATATTGGTCTACTAACAACCACTCTTCATCATTTTCCACAGCTTCCATAAATCTATCTTCTAAAATAACTGCTAAAAATAAATCGTGTGCTCTTCTACGCTCTTCACCAGAATTTTTTCTTAAATCTAGGAAATCAATAATTTCTAATGAACAAGTATTTTGATATGGTGCTAAGGCCCCTGGTCTAGTATTGTGAATAAGTCCGAAAATATTATTATCCGAATTAAACGATGCGCAGAAATAGTTATTATTATCCTTAACTGTAATATCGAAAAATACATTTGTTTTACTACCGGTTTCTTCACCGTGTTTAACACTAACAATTTTTAACTCTTCACCATTATCACCAACAGTTATATCATTTTCTTTTATACTATCAGCTCGAACATATTTATATTCACCATCTATCAATTTTGGAACAGGGTGCCAAGCAGATGTTAAATATTTTACGCCATTTTCGAATACTATTAAAACCTGGTCCTTAATCTCTACTGTTAAGTCATATGTTTCTAATACTGTTTGATATTCAACTTTATTTAAAGTATGATTGTAAGATTTAATCAAATCACCCTTTTTTAGTTTATAAATAGGAATAATTCTTTCATTAATTTCATTAATATCATCTATAACTTTTACATAACTATCCTTAACCACACAACCTAATTGGTCTACAGCTAATGTTACATCATTAGTTATTTTTAGGAATGGAATTGAACCACCAGCTACACCTTTATAACCATCTATCTCAGATGCGACACTTCGTATTGGAGAAAAATCCCAACCGATACCACCACCAAACTTTGATAGTATAGAGATAGTCTTATTAGCATCCATTATACCTTCGATACTATCTGGAGTTGCACCAACATAACAAGAAGATAACTGTGGTCTTTTTGATCTAGATTTACTCATTGTTGGTGTACCCATTAATGCATAATGATTAGTTAAAACATAATAGAACTTCTTAGACCAATAAACCCAACTATCTCTTTCTTCATTACTAGCCAAAAACATAGCTAAACCCATATAAAGATATTGAGGAGTTTCTATAATACTATCGCCTTTTTTATTTGCCCAAGAATTAAGTAATGTAACGATACCATTATAAGTAAATTCTTTAAAGTCATTATCCTCATTAATCTCTTCTTTTAAAAGATTTAGTTCGTCTTCAGTATATGAAAGTATACGATCATTAAGTCTATCTTTATTTTCTCTTATATAAGATTTAAGATCAAATATATTTTTATCTTTTTTTAGTCTATATTTAAAATTGGAAACAAATAAGTTTTTAGCAAATTTATCCCACTCTAATTTACCAACATCAGTTTTAAGTGTACACTCTCGTATAAGGGCATCATGTATATCAGCTGTGCTCATCCCATCTTTAAAATGTAATTGAACATCAGATTCTAATTCAGCTACCATATTTTCATCATTACCTGGTACATACCCTTTAGTATATTTTCTTATCTTCTCTATATTTAGTGGTTCTTTTCGTCCATCTATTTTTGTAACATTGATAATCATTCTTTTCCCTTTTTATTATTTTCTGTCATTTAAATAGAGTGGTCAGATGTAAAAAAAAGATAAACTCTGTAAACTGGTATTTGACCAGTTTACAGAGAAAAAAATAGATATCGGATAAACATTTTGAAAAGGAGTTAAAATGTTCGGTGTAACTTTTTTAACAGTATCGGAGAAGAAATTGTCTTTAGTTACGGAGTAAGGATGGTGGGGTTAATACCATCCTCAATTAATAGAGTTATTTAGTTTTTTTATAATTATAAAACTCTACACTAGTGACAATAACATTAGAGTGTAGAAGAGACATAACTAATTTAATTTATCTTTCAATTTGAGTAGTTGATCAGTTAAATCTTTTTCCATTGTTTTAGTTACTGTATAATGACAGTTCAAACTTTCATCTGTTAAAATTTGATTAACTGTTTTATCACAACTATTTATTAAATAAAAAACATTTTTAATTTTCTCATCTTTATGACATCCTATACCTATAATGTAAATTTCACTTGATAATTCTCTTATCGTCTTTTGTTTTTCGCACCCTTTTGAAAATGTTATAATAATCGGATAATCTTTTAACATATTAATATTTTTTATTTCTTTATTAGGATTCATAAAGTCAAGATTAAAACCAGTTTTTTTAACAATTGATTCTAACTTTGAGTAAAAATCATTTTGTTCCTTCTTAAAATTAGGAAATTCTTTATCATTTCCTTTTATTACTAAAACCTTAATCTTACCATTACCTTTACCTTTTATTAATCCATCGTCATAAGCTGATTGTATATTTTCTGATTGTTTAATATATTTTAAGTTATTCAATTTATTATTATGTTTATTATTATCTAAATGTGCTATAATCCAATTATCACCTTTAGGTTTTGTTATAAATACTTTTGCCATCAAATGATGTAATTTAAAGTTTTTCTTCTTACTATCTTTCATTAATGATACATAACAATACTCACCTTTTATACAAGTGTGTATTAATTTTTTTCGTCGATCTCTAACTGTTTTAATCCCATGAGAATAATGAGTAAATTTTATAGAATAAACATTAGCATTCTCGTCTATAACATAATTCTCATATCCTGGTATAACTTTTTCCATCTTTTAACCTTAAAAAAATAATCTCATAAAAATGTGTTTATCAAGTATAACACCAGAGTAGTCAACAGACTACTCTGGTGTAAAGGATAAATAAAAACAAAAACTTATGTCTCATAAATCACTTAACTTATGCTTTTTATGGAAGAGGAACTAACCTCTTCATTTAATACTCTTTTAATTATCTTGTTTAGTTTCTTCTGTTTGTGGTTCAACAACTTCAGGTACTAATACTTTTATCTTCTCATCTTTTATAGATAATGTTCCAGCATTTACTGTCTCTAAATTAATTCCTAATGATTCCAATTTACTACCTAGTTTAGCAACAGATGTTATAGAAGCTCTTATTATAATTGCGATTCCATGCAATTCTAGGTTTTTCTTATCTCTTACATCAACAACTTCAATATCACTTATAACACCTTTAATAATGTTAATTAGATGTTCTTTAGTAATCTCCTCATCTTTAAGACCTTTTAAACCATCAACTACACGTTTACCACCAGTACCATGTACTAAGATATTTACTGTCTTTTGCTTATCAAAACCCTCTTCAACCAATTTTAATAATTCATATAGTTCAACTAGTTCTGCCTTTAATGCATTTTTAAAATGTCTTGTAAACACACTAAATGGGATAACCTCTTCTACATTACATACTTCTAACTCTACTGCTTTAATTTCATTACTCATTTTTTTCTCCTGATTTTTTTATTGTTTCTTTCATAATATTTAAACCTAAGTATAAATAAAATTTTATAAATTTTTAAACTCTGGTATTAATGTTTTTAATTTCTCATTACCAACTGCATCTTTATTAGCTTTAATTTCATAAACTTTACTCATTTTTTTCTCCAAATAATGATTTATAGAATTTCTCTAATTCGTTATATAACTCTGTTGTAGTTAGGAAACTATTCGTTTTAAGCATATGTTCAACATAATAGTTATCTTCTTTACCATCCCATATCTTCTGATATGTATCATCTTGATATCCGTTATTTTGTCTAAACACGTTTAGAGTAGCTTTAGCTTTATAAGTATCAAGGACTTGATTAATACCACCTTGTCCCAGTAACATTGTAGCTAACGCAAAGAAATCTTCGAGAGTTGCTATTAATGTATAGTCATTATATTTTCGACCTAGTTTATATACATTTTGAAGTAATGAAAAAATTACCTGATCGTCACTAGACTTATCAACTCTTAATTGGATATCTTCAAATATCTCTTTTGTATCAAAGTGCCCTATACTTAAAACACTTTTAACCCCATTTACATCGTAAACTCTTATGAAGTTTGATAATATAAAATGTAGGACATCGACCAATTCCATTTTAATATTATCTTTATCCTCTTCTTGGTGTTTCCAATGTTTATAAGCTGCTGATTCTAACATCTCACCTAGTTCTACTAAAGTACATTTAAACCAGTCTATTTCTTTACCTGATTTACTACATATACCGTCTCTCCAATCTTCCCCACATGTGTGGATATTTAACTCGTTTTGAATTTCTGTAAACTCAATGAGTCTTTTCGTAACATCTTTCATTTTTTCTTCTCCTTTTTAAAAATTAAAATAATGTTAAAAATTACATTATTTATTTAGATCTGATATAAGAATTTTATCTAATACAGCTTTATGTCCTAATTCTCCAAGAATTTTATCTGTTAGAGAAATAAACCACTCTATTGGTTCTAAAATGGTTCCTCTTTGACTATACGTATCCTCTATGTTATACATTGCATTTAAAAACCCCATTACTGGATAGTTAATTGTATAATCTGATTTAAAATCGATTTTACCAATTAAGTATGTATCCTTTTTCTTTGGTAATACCGATTGAAGTTCTTTAACTCCATACCTTTTAATTAAACTAAAGATTACACATTTAAAGAGTTGAGAAAGTATTAGTATTTTCTCAGTTATAGTCTTTTCATCTTCATCATCTATTTCTTCATCAAATAAAAGTTCATTAACTTTAGAAATAGACTTAATGAAATAGTTACCTTTAATTTTTTTTTCGTCTAAACATTCCTCTTCAGATTCGATTTTATTTATAGCCCTTACGATTGTTGTTATATATTTATCCATTTTTTTTAATCCTTAATCAAAGTTGATATGATATTCGATATAACCATCTTCCACTTTAACAGCCTTATTAGCTAAATTCAAATCAAAGTTCGAAAGACCATCTACCTCATATTCATAAGCATTTTCCACAACTTCTAACTCGGTCTCTTTGGTTTTAGTAATAACTAAATTAATCTTATCATTACAATAACCGCGAGACTCTTGTATAATACTAGTGTAATTTTTAGGTTTAACATCTAATATATAAGCTTTAAGCTTTTTAAAGTTTCTAGTTTCCCAAAGCCCATTGAATACATCTAACTCTGGTACATTCACACTAATGTTAACATCAGCTATAACATTATCGATAAAAGTGTATTCTTTTATAACGACTTGATTTGTTACTGTCACCTTTGTCTTATCAATTTTAATATCTAGAGATAACGATAGTTCTTTTTTATTTCTTTTTAACCATTTAAAAAACTCAAAGTCTGTCACATTATTAATAAGTATAAAGTTTATCTCTCTTAAAATTAGAACTTTCTCTTTTTTATTTAAGCCTTTAATTTTCTTTTCGACAACCCCTTTGTCTTCAATTTTAATAACACCTTTTTTAGTGATGTATAGCTTGTCACTAATCTTTTTACTTTTTGGATATTTGGTAAGAATAAAGAACTCTATGTAATTTAATAACTCTGTGTCTGGTAAATCTATAAGTTGATAAAAATTCTCCTTAGTCCAAACACGCTTATTTACAATATCATTTATCTCTATTGTCATTTTCTCACTACTTGAACAAGCTAATGTCTCTATGAACTCTACAACATCAAAGATTGTTAAAGTAAATAAATCTTTTATCTTTATTAAAAGTATCAATTACTATATATAATCCAGTAAAAACTAAATTCTTTGATAATTCCATTTTAAATATTTTATCAACAAATTCAATTGTACCATCCTTCAGTACTAACTTTAGACCATTTAGTTTTAGAATCTCTTTTAATGTTTTCATCTTTTTCTCCTTTTTTTAAACATGAATAGTGTAAAATTGATCATCTACTTTAACCAATTGATTTACAACTAACTCTTTCGACTTCTCAACGCTTGTAAACATGGTTTTTAATTCCTCTATATCTTTAAAAGTCATAAAACTACCTTGATCAAAATCACTGATATCAAACATTAAATGATCGTTACTAAAATAGCAACTAAGAGATTTATACCCATCTTTGTGTGTTAAAGAAATATCTTCGATTTCGTTTCTAAGTAAAGCTCCATATACACCGCATACTTTACTGTCTGTCTTAACAAAATAGTCGATATTAATACTGTCCTCTTTAAAATCCATCTCTATAAAGGACCTTGTAACTTCATCCACAATTTCCTCTAGACCTAGATTTAGAAACTTATTATTTAAAGTATCGTAAAAACACGGATCTTCATTTTGATCATGTAAAGTTCTTATAGGTGTACTATAGTTTCTAGCTTCTTTACTATTTATACATGAAACCTTCTCATTATTAATTCGTATATAACCTTTATCAGTAAATAGAATGAACGAGTAACTGTCTTTATCATTATCCAGAATTACTGATAAACTTTGCCCCTTAATCTCTTCAATGTTAGTATTAATTAAAACAAAATTTCTATACGTAAAAACGAACTCTATGAATTTTTTATCTTCTGTATCTACTCTGAAAACAGTATATCGTCTCTCAGATACACTATCTAAATCGCAATGATTTATTTCTTTGTTTGTAACCGTCTGTCCTGTTTTCTTTATCGTTAACATATTGTTCTCCCTTTAATCAAAAATTAATCTATACTCAGTATAAACACCATCTCTTCTAATAGCTTTATTAGCTAATAAATCTTTAGGTCCATCATCTAATAAATAGACCTTTAATTTTTTAAAGTTTCAAAATTGCATGTAAATTAAAGTACATTGAACATCCTTATATTCTTTTGTTTACGAGTATTTCTATATACTCTTTTATAGTTGACCCAAATTGTAATAACTCATCTGACCAAAAACTATTCTCGCATAAGTCTATTGTCACAATAATATAGTTTATAATACCAATCGACTGATTTAAAGCTAATATTCGCAAATTGTTACCACTCGCAATGCTAGAGATTTTAATAAAATTCGAAGTTACTATAAGATTATATATATATATTACTAGTTTCAGTATCAACAATAGTGTAGTTGTTCTTTGAAACTTCATGAATAACTAGTGATTTATAGAAATCTACACTCTTGGGAATCTTTAACTATTCTCTTTCAGCATCTATCTCACTTTTTAATGGTTCATAAAGAAAAGAGGTTAATATATCACTATTTTTTTCTTTGTACATATCGAGTTCATCTTTAGTAGGATTTCTTATAAATTGCCCTTTATCATTTTGGTATATAGGTAGATCCAATTGAGAGTCCTTATACAAATCATGCATTTCAAATGTAACATCTCTAGATAAAAGGATTTCTAACATATCCAATTTGTTTGCTATCGATTGCCAATATTTATTACTTACCTTATCGTTTAACCTGAAAATTTCCTTATGTAGACTGTTATTTACTTCTGTTTCGATAAAAAACCCTATTATTTTGTTATTCACATTAGTAACACTTCTATATTCCTCAAATACTGCTTCTATTAGAGCAATTGAGACTCCAGCGTCTGATATAGTAGTAGTAGTTCTAGACAGTATTGCGGTATATATCCATAAGATGTTTTAAAACCTTGACTATTTCTTAGTATGGATAGTTCCTTTATATCCATTGTTCTTTCTATTAACCTATATCTTTCTGCTTCCAAATCAGCTATTAAAAAAGTAATCTTAGACTTTCTCATCTTTAATTGGGTACTTATAGATAACCCATGCATACACTCGTTAATACTTAAGTCCACTATCACTAAACCACTATTTAAAAACATTTTAAATACATCTTTATTTAATTCCATTTTATAACCCCTTAATAAAATTTAAGACCATGTTTAGGTCTTCTTTTATAAACCTTCTTAGAAGGTACAGCTTTTTGTTTAAGATTTATTTCACCCTTAAACCCCATCAAGATGTTTCCATCTCTCGTAACTTTTTTGTTCATATTTAACTTCTAGAAAAATAGAATAAATTAATCCATTAAGGACACCTATAGTGATGTTTCACACTAAATAAAAAATATATAGATAAATTTTTATTAATTTATACAGGTTCTCAATCTTGAGAACCTGTATAGTTTTTATTTTTTATACCTAACATATTTAATAATATCTTAGGATTTATAGTTAATAGTGGGTCAATATCTTCATAAGATACATTTAACATCTTTTCTATTTTAACATCAGTTAATAATTCAGAATAATCTTGTTTACAATGTAAAATAACAACATCATTAAAAATTTCAAAAATCATAATATCTGATTCTATATCTATAAGAACATTTTTAAAACTTAATCTTTTATAGACTAATTTTGTAAGTTCTCTTTCTGTTTCAGTATCTAAAAGACCATCTTCTCTAACATCGAAGAACTTTCCATTATAAGACGTAAATAAATAATTATCATCCTCATCGAAAAAATGTTGACCACTATTTCGACTTATTTCATATTTAACACTAAGTTTTTTAACAATACTATCTAAAGTATCATTAGATAAAAGAGCTAAACCTTCACCTTCCAGTTTATCGGTTATTTTCATTTCCTTTTTAACTGGTTGTTTATAAATATAGATTGGAGTAAATAGAAATTTAAATTCTTTATCCAAATCTTTTAATCTTTTATCAATCCTAGTATCCTTACCTTGTATAGTTACTATTGCATCAACGACATCATCTTGATATTTAAGTTTTCTATATAAAATCATATGTCGAAATTTATCAGTAAATAAATGAAGTTCAAAAATATTTTTCAATTCCATCACTTCTATTAATTTATTAAAATAACTATTGCCAGCATTAGAAAATAGTTTATCAATAATATCTTGACCTATTACTCCATCATAAAGGACAACATTGTCCTCACCAATATACCCTGTTAAAAATTCTATTACTTTCATTTCTTTTACCTTTTACAATTTTTTACTACTTTTATTAGATGTAAACTCAACAGTATCACCTTCTAAATCCAAATTCAGATTTTTGTCTATAAAATAATATTTTTTAATCTCATCACCAGTCCATAGAAGGATTTTTTCTCTATAACCAATAATATTTTCGTTATTAATCCTACGAAAATCTTTTATCTCAGAGGGAACATCTTCGCTTATTTGACCTTCGACTTTTATTTTTTTAATGTAGTAACCTGTGTTAAAATTGTAAAACAAAAACTTAAATTCTGTACTCTTAACACATTCGACAGGTGCTGTTGTGAATTTTCTTACAGTAAGTCCATTAGCTGTTAATTTCTTAAAAAACTTATCAACTTTTTTATTATATTTATCCAAAAAACTTATATTAAGTTCTGGATACCCGATAACCAACATTCTAAAAGCACCTATCCAATCTTTTTTACTATTAAGGCGTCTAAAGTCAAGGAAACATTGTTTCTTCATATTATAAGTGCCTAAAAATACAAATGTATTATTTTTCATATGTTCTTTTAAACTTTTAAAAACACCTTTAACACCTATAAAAGGAAATATTCCTTTTATTTCCTCTTTTGGCCCACTTGTAGTTATGGTATCCATAGTTTTAATTACCCATACTCTCTTTTCCATTATTCTTCCTTTTTCTATTTTTTATTACAAAGTGAATCTATATACTCTTTTAAATTTTTACTATACTTTAAAAGACTTGTTTTATCACTAACTGTATTTCTTTTGAAATTAAAACTTTTAAAAATATTTATAGCAGGAGATGTTTCTAAACTTTCAACTTCTAAGGTTTTACCACTAAAAATTATATTTACTTCGATTGCTTCTGTTGTTACTTTAATCTTAAAAACACTACCATCATCAGTATCCATAATTATTTGGTTATTGCCTTTTGGGGCAATAACCAAACTTTTAAAGAATGTAATCAAATGAGGTAAATTAACACAATTACTAAGATCGTTGATTGCTTTACTAGTTTCCTTATCAGTTGGCAAATCTTGTTCTGCAATTTCTAAATCTTTATTTAGTTTATCCGCTAATACTTGATCATCTTCTACGGTGTTAATAATCTTGTAGAACTTTTGGATTCTTCTTAATAAACTGTCTCTTAAATAAATCAGTTCTTTCACTCTCTCTTCCATTTTAATACCCTACCTTACCAGTTAATTTCATAATTTCACTTTCGTCATGAGGAATAGGTGTAAAGTCATTTTCTTCTTCTACTTCCTCATTATCATTAGCCTTTTTCGGCAACTTCTAAGTCTAATTTATTTTCTTTAAAGAAGTAATAGTTAGTATCAGTTTTATCTTTGCTCCAAATTATTTCTTCTTTATAACCAATTAACACATCTTTATTTTCGAGAAACTTATCTTTAAACAGTAAACTATTATCGCTTAAGATAATACTATTATAAGAAAATTCTTTAGTGTAATAACCAGTTTCTTCGTTAAACAGTAATAATGTTAACTTACATTTTAGAGCGTTTCTATCGAAGTTAATGTTTTTTACTTCAATGCCATTTTCAGTAATCTTTCTAAAGAGTTTATCTACCTTTTTATTATACTTATCTAAAAAACTAGTATCTAACTTTGGATACTGAGAAACCATAATTCTAAACTTTCCTACATAATTTAAGATACTACTAAATGATCTAGACTGTATAAGAATTTGTTTTCTTAAACAATAAAGTTCTATATAAACTCTATTATTCTTCTCCATATAGGTTTTTAAACCTTCAAAAAGTTTTTTAGTATCCTTAAACTTATAGATACCGAAAACTGTCTCTTTTGTAGAACCTGTGTGTAAAACATCTTTCCTCTTAATTAACCATATCTTATTTTTCATTATTTTTCCTTTAAGTTTCTTACTTTTTCTTAGTAAAGTATGGTAGTAATAGTAACGGTTTTTTAACGACAACACTATTTAAGTAGTGTCGAGCTGTTAACATAGCTCTTACTTTTAATTTAGTACCAATATCACCATTGTCATAAACTTTTACTAACTCTTCAATTGTCATTTTTTTCTCCTAATTTTAATTTCCATAGTCAACAACAACTACTTTGCCATCTAATTTACCATAACTATCTAACTTATGTTCATAAACAAAATTGAATTTATTTAAATTAAAAAACTCTTCTCTAGATAATGTTTCAGCTCTTTTCATCACGATAATCATACTAAAGAAAAAACTATACTTAACAGGACATAAAAAATCATACATTTGACTTTTAGACCATTTGTATTCATATCTGTTAGCCAACCATCCATTTAAGAAACCGATGGTTTTCCCGTAAAACCCATTATCAGGTTTTACGAAAATTCTTGGTATTTTTATAGCATATTTTTTAGTCAAGAATACTAATCTTGTACTACCTGTATTAACGAATAACATAACTTAACCACTAACTATATAATTCAACCAGATGATTAAATAACTCTTGTTCATGAGGATTAATAAGAAGGTTGGTTTTTTGATGTTCCCAAATATAGTTTTTTAGAGTATATTCCAAAATCTCCATAGGTAATGTTATTTTAGATATTTTATTAAGATCTATTTGAGTCATTTTAGATAGACTCTCCAAAGTACCTAAGGTCATTACCCTTAACTTAGTTGACGAAATAACCTTTACGATTAACATCTCCTTGTTTATCTTATTTAAAACGAAAAACTCATTTTGCCCGTTAGGGAAGATTACATAAAACGAGAAACTACACACATCCTTAATAGTATCCTTTTCTTTTGATCGAAATGGATCTTGGTAGGTACTATTGTTATCTAAAGAGTCAATACCGTTTTCTTTTAAACCTTTTTCGATATCGATAAAAGTATTCTCTCTATCATTCTCGCTAATTGGAACATCATTACTGATATCATTTAGTGCTACTGTATTTTTAACTAAGTCATTAATAAAATCATCTTTATATTGATTTGTTTTAGGAACAATCATATGAATTTCGTTTCCATTAAAAAGATGACCAAGGGTTTCTGTAATCATATCTTTAAGTCTATTAGATTTTTCCTTTTCACTTTTCTTACCTGCTTGTTCTTTTATTAGATTCATAAGGTTTTTATAAACTGATGTTGCTTGAGGTTTTTCTATCTTAACAGCAACTTTATCTATTTTCGACTTTTTCTTATCTTTCTTAGAAAACGGTTTATATAAGATAACATCTCTTAACTTTTCGTTTTTGGCACCACTATGAATATCCAATGGATCCATAATACTTAAATAGTTTAACTTTTCGTTTTTATCTAGTTTACCATCTTCGATAAACATTTCCTTAATATTTAACCACATTTTTCTTTCATCATCATCCTTATTTAAGATTGCTATGAATGTATTTCTTAAAGAAGAGTTTACTTGAATTTCGATTTTAACACCTAAAACATCTTTGATTTTAGTTGTTTTTTCTTTAATTAATTTAGATACTTCAGTTTCTATTTTAAAGTTGGGTTGCCATTTAATAGCTCTGATATCAATTTTCTCTTTTTTAACCATATACTTCTTTTTGCAATGGTTCTGCATTAATAGTTCTACCTCTATAAATTTCACTTTAATTAATGGTACTCTTTCTAAGTCACCCACAGCAAATAATAACTCAATGTTAGTTCCATACTTAATATACTCTAGAAATACCTCTTCAATTTTTTTCATTTTTTTCTCCTGTTTTTTAATTTTTGATACAAAGATACTTTTACTTTGTTTCGTCTTTCATTTCTGGTGTTACCCGCAGCTTTATATTTCCTTGTTCTAACCGTTCCCATCTTTCTTTAGTAGTGTTATTTACAAGTTTAAGTCTCTTTTCTTCTTGACCTTTTTTAAACATAGACGCTTTCTCATAAGACTGCTTTGGTTCTGGGTTCTTAAATGGAAAAATCAATTCTCTATAAATTGGTCTTTTCACCATAGATAATTCTAATAATATCTCAAACCTTCTAATTTCGATTAATTTACTATTAACAGAATAGTTAAGATTTACCAACAATTTAAATAAATTTAACTCTAATCTTTTTAGAAGATGTTTTTTATAGACATTATCTTCTTAAACCCCTAATAATTTAAACTCTTCTTTATTATAGACATCTTTAAATTTGACTAATGTTTTTTCAACGAGCTCTAACTTATTAACAAAAACCTCATCACTTAAAACCTTTTCAACCAAAAAATCAATCACATATACAATAAAGATATCATCTTGTTTCATAACGTAATAACTAATATTTACATTGATACCTAAATTAATATCTACAAAAGAAGTATTTAATACTTTACCCCTCTTACTTTTGATATCGACAAGGTTCTCTTCTTTAAAAATATAAAGAGAACTATCTGTTATTTTCTCTTTTAACATAAAGAACTCAAATGGAGTAACAGAACTGATACTCTCTGATAACTTAACTAACTCAACCTTCATAACTTAACTCCTTATTTAAATTTTAACTTTAGTAATATGACATTACTAACTAAATAATATATAGATAAAATATACTCTATTTTAACTTTCTTTTACTTATCTATGTCATAGTATATCTTATAGTAGTATTAACTAAATTTACTACCTTTATGTCTTATTAACTATGATTATAGATCTCTTTTATATTATTAAGATATTTTCTTATCTATATATTAGTTTATTATATATTTTATTATTTATGTATATATGTTATAATTATTTAGATCTTTATATTTATTATTTATTATTAAGATCTCTATATCTGTCTATGACATAACTTTAGGATTATTACTGATAGACCTTTATTATATTTATCTTTTATATATTATTAAGATCTTATATGTTTATTATTTGTTTATATATAAATTATTAGATCTCTTTAGTTTAAGTATTATATATGTCTTATATATAAGTATAACATAGATTGATATCTAGCGATATCTTGCTGTCTAAGCGGATGCCCTTTGGGCCACTTTGATCGTACCCCCACTTCCCCCACGACTTCTGATTGGATTTCACCAGCAGTTACTGGTGCATTCGTCTACAACTTTCCTCTGACCCATCCACCTCACACCCTATAGATCCGAAGACCTATAGGATGCTCAGCTTAGGACACTATCGAGGTAAGTTGCCTCTAGAACCAAGATGTTGCGTTACCAACATCCCCCATATATATTATCGCACTTACACCATAAAGGCAAAGATATTGTATATACTACTAGAACTTACGAGACAAACTAGGGCAGTTTTCCTGTATGGGAATGTGGTTCGCATATAACTAAATTATACCTACTTGATCATTCTGACTGGAAACGATGCCCATCACTAAATAGAAAAAAATAATATAAATAAAATGATTAATATGTTAACAACATAGTAAAAACTATGCTGCTAACTTTATTTGCTCTTTTACTGCTTTATCAAGCAAATCTTTATTGTAATCATTATCTCCTTTTGTATCTGTTTGGACAGATACTGAATAAATAAGATGCTTTTGTAGAAGTTTATTTATAGGGGTATGAATCTCTCTATCAAAAACATCTACGTTTAGTTCTATATACTCTGTATTTTCATCTTCAGGTAGACCAACTTTTTCTACCTTAAGATAATCTGTTATCTTAGTGTTGTGATTAAGGTCGATGCTAAGAATATATATCTCTTTTGCATCTTCTTTGTAAAGATTCTCGACAACACCTTTACCACTTTCAGTTACTATATCTTCAGTTTTTACTAGATAAGTAACACCTATACTAAGACCATCAATCACAGGAGCTTCTACTAACTCTCCTGTATCTAGAACTAATGAGGCTGTTTGAGAACCATCCTCATTGTCTAAAATTGCAGTTACTTTACCAGGAGTAAACATTTCCTGGAAAAAATCTAAATGAATCATATTAATCCTTTTTTTATTTTTAATTACAGATAAATTATATATGTATAAAACTATCAAGATTTAAACAAAAAAAAAAGAAAACAAGATAGAGGAGTTTCAAATCCTCTATACCATACGCAACGCAACAGCGTATTCCATCTGTTTACGCTGATGGTATAATAACATCTTGTTTAGTTTTTTATGGTGTCGTTTATGAGTATATTTTTTAGCTCTATCTATACGAGCTATATACTCACTATGGTGATGGTATTTATTATATGTTTTAGCATAATACCAGTCACCTTTTATTCTGAACATTCTCTTTATACGAGCCACTCTTTTTGATACAGCTCGTATATCTTGGTGTGTATAGTAGTGACGGTCCCTACTATTTGCACGAGAATGTTCGTACTCTTTTATACTCATATTATAATTTTGTTGGAAACTCTGACCAATCCTGATTATTTGAGTTGTCCAGTTATTATAAGACGAGGAATACCTTTTGGAGTGACTTCTTAAGTACTCCAATTCTTTGTAAACTTTATATAGTTTATGTCTACCCCTATTAAAATAGTGGTGAGACTTACTATATGTGTCTACCTTTTTAAATATAAATTTAGTAATTTCATATACATTATCTATTCTGTCACCATATTTATATATCTTTGCTAGCCCTTTTAGAACATGTAACCGTCTTATGTTCTTAGGGTGTTTAATAACCTTGTAATTAGGTCTATGGGTAATTTTGTTACCTTTGATAGACCACAGTTTTTTTAACTCTTTTTGTTTGTACCACTTACCATGGTACTTGATCTTTATATTAGTTGCACCGCCAGGTATCCTGGTATCGATATCTTTGTGTAAAACTCTATGTAACATATACATAGCTGTTAATGCCATAACTCCTCCTTTGTTATTTTTTGGTTAATTAAACAATATATGTATAAAAAAGAAAGGAATTAAATAAAAAAAGAAAAATCCTTTCAGAGGCTTACGCCTCATAAACAACATCCACTATTGTTACAGAGGATACAAAGGAGTCATACCACTCCTCACCTTTTTCCAACATCACTTCGTATTCTTTATACCCTGAGAGGTATAAAGTTTTGAATGCGTCAAGAGGAGACACCCATAAAATCTCCTCTTGTTTATAGTAACCTCTATAACCGTCGTTACCACCGACAGTTTTAGAGTTTACACCTCTTATCCACCCCTTATGGAAGGTGGTCCCATGTTCTTTGAAACCAGCCTTTTCCATAAAATCAGCAACTTCTAACCTCTGGTCATCTAGAGCTAGAAATGCTTCAATTTTAGAAAAGAGAGAGTGGTCACCACCACTTCTCTCTCTCTTTTAAACAACTCATACCCTTTATTAAGGGTATCTAATATTTGATCGTTATGATTTAATATTAGTAGCCACTTGATTTCCTTTACTTCCCTATATGGTACATAAGGCGACAGATATATGTCATCCTTATACCAAGATAGGTTTTTAAATTTATTATCCTTTTTATGTTCATCAAGATATTTAACCCTCTTCCACCACATATTTTCTCCTTTTAAAAATAACTCTTACCCCTATGTGTAAAGTTAAGAAGATCGATATATCTCACAATATATCTAATATCAACATAGTTGAGACAACTACAGTGATGTCATTCACTATATTAATAATATATGGATAAAAAAATCGATTTAAATAATAATTCTTATACATAGTACTCTAATTAGAGTACTATGTATTAACCATCTATACCAATAATCATTTTATCTTTAAGATTATTAAGAGCTTTTAGTTGTTTTTCATTTAGTCTAGCTTCATCTATACCAGACACTATCATTTCTGCTAACACCAATGACTTTACAGGCATTAAGAAGTCATCATAACCTAGTTCATCTAATATACCATCTTTCAGAGAACTAAAACCTTCTTTAAAATTTTCTTCTTTAATAGGTTCTATAAAATTCATTTTTAAAATATCTTCGTATACGGTACCAATAAACTTTTTGAAATCTTCGTGAGTTAATATAAATTCCATTAACTCCCTAGCAAATTCAACACTAATTAAATTTTCATATAGAGAAACATTAGCATATTTACTAGATAGGACTAATCTAACTATAGAGACATCAATATTTTTAACTTCGACAATTAACTGTTCCTTATTTTCTTTAATTAGTTTGAACTCAACTTTTAAATCTTTTCTTTTTACTTTAAACATTTTTCTCTCCCATTTAATATATTATCTCTTAAACTGGCTAAATGCAAAATATAGTTACTATCTATTATAGATGTAACTAGATATAACCATTTTACTACAGATTGGAACATTCTTTTATTTTTTCCTTATCTCCGTAATATTCTTCTTTTAGGCCAAGAGCTATCTCTTGCTCTTTACCTTCCTTAGTAGTTATAATATTTATTATATCTTCCTTAGGATCATCTGACTTTATTTCATACATTTTCTTCCTTTCTTAAAGTTTCAAGAACATATCATCAATTACGAACAATGTAAAAGAAGATAGTAGAAAAACCCAATCAATAATTAATACTTTTTCAAGATCAATAATAGTTAAACTTGTCATCAAAAATAATGGTGATATTAACGCGGTTACAATAAAATTATTTAAAAAATTGTACAGTTTTTTTATCTCAATCTGTTTGTCTACTTTCTTTACGATTTTTAAGATCATTAATAGTAACAGTCTTATTTTTAACCTCATCTAAAATTTTTGTATACTCTTCACCCAAAACAGTTTTGTCTCTTGTGATATTTATGAAATCTTGTACGGCTATTATATTACCATAAGGAACACCATTTTCTAAATTACGCAGAATATCTTTTAAATCTTCATTTGAAACAAAATTAAAATCATTTTCATTATGATCTAAATTTTCAAAAACAAACCCATCCTCTATTAACGATTCCAGACCGTCAGTTAACATATCAATATTTTTCTTAAATTCAACATCATCCAAATATTTAGGTGTTTCTTTTATTGTTAATAATACCTCTAGGATTAAATGTTTATCGGGAAATACTCTATCAGGAACAATATCGAAACCATATTCACCGTATTCAATATTAAGGAGTGTCAATTCGTCTTCCTTTACTGTGAATACTTTCTTTTCTTCAAATTTAAACTTCATTTTACTTCCTTTTTTTAATTATTGTTTTCTTTAATAAAATCTTTAATTATAAAATAGAGACTTTTCTTAACATTCTTTTTGATGTTAAAAAAACTTTTACAACTATCATTTATTAAATTATCTTCATTAGTAATGATAAGTATTTTGTCATCAACCTCAATGACTTCAAAATAAATATCAGTACACCCATCTAATATGTAACCAGTTATTTCAATTTTTAGTTCATAGTCCTCTATACTTTTGTAGAACTCAAATCTGTTTATAAACTTATAATCAGTAATCCCATAGTCTTGGTCTTTTATATACATTTCTGTATATTCAGGTTCTTTGGGACACATATAGTTAAATGTTGACTTTTTAAAGTATTTTCCACCCTTAAAGTAACCTTCACCCTTATGAAAGAGTAAACAATGATTAGCTATAAAATGAGTTAAACTTTTATCCTTTATTTTTAAAATGGAATAAGTTAAAAGAAAATTATTATCATTTAAAAAATCATCTGTTTTCACTTGTTGACAACCTCTATCACTATTTCCATTAACCTTCAACCAATAATTTTTAATTTGGTTTTTTATTTTATCAAGCAATCTGGTAAACTTGTTTTGTTGTATTTTTTTCATAACCATAATTATATCTACTATACATTAGTTATTTTGCGATTCCTAGCTAATTTTAAAGTATCAAATTGTTTTTCTTTAGCATCATCATCTGATACTTCGATATTGTTAAGTGTGATAACTGTTTTATCATTTTCATCTTGAATTAGTCTAATAGACCGATCTACATATTGAGCTTGTTGTTTTAAAATAACATTTAAAAATTCTTTTGCTTCACTATCTACTAAACACGTTAAAGGTATATTATGAGTTTGTATAAAGAGTTTTTTATTTTTATTAAACAGCTCCTTAATCTCATTATTGAATATATCTCTTCTAACTATTGTATCACTTATAAAAATATCAACATTTGAATTAGCTATCTTTATAAGGTCTTCTTTTTCTAGATATTTTTGTAAAACATTTAGATTCCAAGACCTTTTTCTAAAAAACTCTTTAACTTTAGTTGCTACATAGACCAAATCATCATTCTTATCATTATAACAAAAAACATACATAATTATTATTTTTAACAACAATATTAAAGGCTAAGTTATTAAGAAAGATACTTCCACCTGAATATACTGTTTTAAATACATTAACAACATCACCTAGTTGTAAACCACCATTTTTATCGAATACCTCAAATCCTGTAATAATTTTCATTTTTTCTCCTTATAATTTAATATCAAAATCTTTATTCTTAAACTTTTCTTTACTAAAGGTATAATATGTAGACTCTTTAGTAATATGTAAGTAAACCTCTGGCAAATATGTATCTTCTTCTATAAGTCCAAAATCATCTTTTATTATTAAATCTACAAAACCTTTTTCATAGTTAAAATTAGATGTTGTATCACTATGTCTTTTTGCCCAGTTATTAATATGATTTAGTTTATACTGTGAATTATCTCTTGATAATAGATATGAACGAAGTTTTCTTACTTTTATATCGTGTATCGCATTAAGTATCTTTTCTGCGACTTTATCCTCAACACTATAGTTCAAGGTAATGGATGTTTTAAACTTATCCTCCACCTTACTTCTAAGTTCGTATTCACCTTTATTTAAGACTCTATATAGAGTACTTAGAACAGTACCTATTGGTTTTAGTATATTACTAGTAACAATTAGATATGGATAATTGTCCACATAAATAATGTCTAAGTTACTTAGATTAAAGAAATTTATTATCTTCTCTAAACTCCTATCACTAAAAACTGAAGTAGTATCCATGTGCCTAAAATGAGGGTTTATATATTCCGTATGGCTATAATTTGGTTCATCACTTTGATAAATAATATATTTATTTTCGGTATAAGAAACTAACACCTCGTCCAAATCAACACTATATAACATATATCCGTTTATAAGACATTCACTATTATCTTTATGACTTCTTATAGTTGTAAACCCAACTTTGCAAAATCGTTTTGGTAAATTGTCTAAACCAAATTCAAGTAACTCAATACCATGTTTTTTCACTTGTTCAAAATCAGTTATGATGTAAATACTACCAATATTATTACTATTGATATATAAGTACTCTAAATCAAAAAACTTATCAAGCCATTTGGCGAAATCTGTTAATGTTTGGTTATTAAGATTCTCATATGTTTTTAAGAATGTTATTAATGGAGTAAGATGTTTTTTTTTCTATAAACCTACCATTTTTTAACTCTAACATACCGGTAGTAATTTCCTTCTCAATTTTTTCTTTAACAACTTTACTATTAATATTAAAAAGTTTAGGAAAGTTCTTATCTTCCTCAACAATAAAGAGTTCGTCATCTCTTTTGTTTAGTTCAACTACATTTGTTTTATACTCTTGTAGCATATCCGACTCTTTTATAGTATGAACTGAATCATACATTATATCAGTTACTAAAATTCCACCATCTGAGAAATAATATGTATCTAAAACTCTAAATGGTTCATTCATTTTACCTTTTTTGTACTCTAACCAACTTAAAACCTTTTTATCAGATAAGCCATATTGCTTACCTGATATCTTTATTTTGTTTAACCTTTTTTTCATTTTTGAATCCTTTTATGTTTACTTTACTACTTACATCGGTAAGTAGTAAAGACTTTCGATCTTTTAATCTTCATTTATGTTTAGCGTAATAAAAACTAGCGAAAATAGTAAACCTAAAGTTGTATTAAACAGTATGTTTAAATTAGTAACATCACCAAAGAAAATGACCATACCATAAACATTAATAAATAGAACAATGTTAATTACTTCATTTTCAAAGCTTTTTAAACCGTTAACCCTTTTATAAAGGTTAAATAAAATCGACGCATAAACACCGACTAAAACTAATAAATTGATAAATGTTAAACCATATATTAAAAATTCATAATGCCAGATATTTTTATTTAAAATAACCAGTAAAATGTTAAGTAATAAGTAACTAAATAAAACAGTACTTATTTTACGACCATTGGATAAAACTTTTTTGTAATTAAACAATGTAAAATATTCAACGAGATTGTAATAAAGATTAGTTACAATCATATAGAAAACTAATAAGAATTCGAGTATTCTTAAAATATCCTCATTTTGTTTATCTCCTAAAAAAGTGACCATAACTAAACCCAAATAAACCGATAATAAGAAAAGATTAAATTCCCTATCATCAGCATCAGTTTTAAATGTCTGATAAATTGTAATACCAAGAAACCAACAAGACATTAGTTCTAAGCTAATAAATTCAACATTAACATTTTTTAATAAAGTTAAAATAAATACAAAAGTAAATATACCGATTAAACCTCTAAATACAAGGTTCACTTTTTCGATACCTTTTTTATAACTCTCATTAGTAAAATTACCCATTCTTTAACTCCTCTGGATTTTCTTTTAAAGATAAGAAATTTTCTTTAAGTTTATCATTTTCAAAGTCAAATGAAGTAATATCAAAATATGTGTTAAATGGTGTTGCTAATGTAGGAAACCCAACTACAAGATCGGTAATATTAATAAGAAAACTATTTATTATCAAACATAATTTTTTTTCATTAGTAATTAAACTCTTACCAAACTTATCATATTGACTTAAAATTTCAATAAGCCATTTTTCACTTTTTCGAGACTTCACGATATTCTTTTTGATGTAAACAGCTAGTTTATTTTCTAGTTCTAAAGGTATTATCCTTATGTTTTCTATAGCTTCCTTTACGACAGTTTTACCATATCTAAATATAGCTGATAACTCTACTACCACCAACCTTTTGTTTTCACTAAGTTTATAAACTCGAAGTACTTGTCCAAAATTGTAGTTATTTTTTATACTAACTTCTAGATCAGGATATTTTTTATTTAAATATTCAGTTACTATACGGTCTAAACCTTTATAGAATCTTTCGTAGTCTAGTTCTTTTGCTATATACAGCTCTGGACTAAGATTTTTTTCATAGAGTAAATCAAATTCAACATCATACATCTTTTAACTCCTTGTTAATTACATCTCTACAATTTGGGCATCTCTTAAATAAATTCAAATCCCTAACATTAAAAACATCCTTACAATCTGGACAGAGAATTTTAGTATATCTGTCTGGTAATTGTTTTAACGCTTTTCTAAATTTATACTTATAACTGTTTTCTCCTTCTAAGAGATTTTTATCATAAGCTGGATGGAAAATATTCATAACCTCTGGTGTAAACTTATTGATAACTTTTTTTGGTAGGTTTTCATTACTTAATAATGCACATACCTCTAAGTCTTTTGGGACTAGTTTCCTTTTAGAGACTTCTTTTAAGTATTCCTTTGGACAATGTGGATTTCTTAGAAAATGGTATAAAAAAGACTTACGACAACCTTCATCTTTTAGAATAAGTTTAATGAGTTCTTTATTTTCTAATGAAGAAAGAAGATTATCAGTAAATAAACCCCTAATTATTTTTCTATCAACCTTTATCATTTCAGGTATTTTCTTATTTTTTACCATTTCTAATAATTCAGTTCTTATAGAATAAACATCAATACTCTTTAAAAACTCAGTGAAACTCTCCAAACCTTTAAACTCTTTTTTAATAACATATTCCCCATAGTAATAGTAACCAGCACTTTGGAAACAAATGATATGACATTCTATGTCTTTAATAAACATCTTTTAACTCCTTAATTAAAATATAGTGATATTTCTCACTAATTAAAAAAATATATTGATAAAATCTAACTGATTTCGTTAACCCTAGCTCTATGATCTAGTATGAACTTCATTAGTAAATTATCATACTTTGAATTACTACAAATATAATATTTTTTATTATATCTGATAATATAGTATGTTCTAAACATAAGTTCATCTGTTGCTTTAACGGCTGTTATAACAAGGTCTAACTCTTTATCTATCTTTGCTTCGAAGGTACACTTAGTCTTCTTGATTATAGTTAGTTCTTTATAATCTTTTTTAAGTTCGTATTTAGCCAATATAGTTATGTATCTAAAAACATTAGTCTCATTTGGTATAACCGTTTCACTACCTATTCTATCATAGATAAAATCTTTTATTTTAGGTCTTCCTTTTGTTGGTTTTAATTCCCAAATCATTACTGTTCCTTTTTGTTAATTTGTTATTAAAAATTTAGTTAGATAAAATGCTTTATCATCTTTATATTGTTTTAAAATAAAAGTTGTATTATCTTTATTAAACAGAACTAATTCTTTTATTTTTCTTGTCATCTGGTTAAAAATAGGGTTACCATAATCTATTAAGAAAAGATTTGGTTCAAATTTAAGAGTATCTACATGTATATAGTTCCGTCTAAATAATTTTAACACTTTTTTTGGTGTGTATGCTAAGACTAAATCAGGAGCGATAATCTCTAAAAAAGACTCAAACATTTGTTTATTTAAATCTACTATTTGATAGATATACCATCTAGTTTCTTCTTTTCTTAAACTTATCTGAAAATCTTTTAGTAGGATACCTTGATCTGTTTTGATTTTAAGATTAATTATACAGCGAGTTTTAAGAACAGTAACTATCTCAAAACTATATTTTTCTATATCTTTAAAATTAATATAAAGAACATTCACATATAATGGAGTATTATAAGAATAGAACTTTATTCTATCGTTGTATTCTTCCATAACAAAACCATTTTTATTATACTTTTTTAACATCTTCTTCTCCTAAAATAATTTCTTTAAGATAAAAACCTTTATGGGTATAACCACTAATCTTAGTCTCTTCAAATCTTAGAATTAAAAGATTTTCATAATCATCTACTATTTCTAAAACCCTTTTTTCTCTATCATAATTAATATTGTTAATCATTTCTAATTGTAAATCTAAATGAATATTAAATTTTTTATTAGACTTTAAATCGAAAAGATAAACCTTACTCTGTTTCCTAATAATAACTAAATTATCTCTTAATAGTTTTTTAAAATCACCAGGTTGTTTCCTTTTACCAATAACAACAAAAGTTACTCTCCATAAATTCCTAATCAAATCGAATCTAATAGAGACTCGATCATCATTTTTTAAACCTTTAGTAAAAACTATAAAAATAACATTTTCATCATTTCTAGAAACAGCTGTAATAGTTTCAAAACCTTTCTTTTCTATGTTACTAATTAATTTAGTACCTTTATTATTAGCGACTAAACTCTTTAAGATTATCTCGGTATCTTTAACAGATACTTTTGTTTTATTCGAAGTTATCAAAACTAATCTCCCTTCTAATATGTTTTAAATTCAACATTACCATTTCTAGGTGATGTATAATAAACAAAATGTAAAATAAAATTACTAACCTCTCGTTGTTTCTGGTAATAATTAATGTCAAACCATTTCTCATTTTCTGAATAATTGGGATGATCTTTTTTACAACTATGATCTTTACATAATGCTTTATAAAGTAATCGACCTTCTTTATTAAAAGCCTCTAAAACTAAGTTAATTGGTATATTTAACTCATAACCTGTAGGATCCTTATATAGGTTAACCTTTACCTTTTCAACATCTTTATCACCGTGTTCTTTATATAACGATTTAATATACATCTCTTCCATACTTCTAAGTCCTTTCTAATATTAATTAAAAAATATCTTTATGAAAATATTTTGATTAACTCTCTAAACTGAGAGTTAATCAAGTATACCTTCGTTTTGACATTTTAAAAATGAAAAAACAGCTAAACGCTGTAGTTCTTTATTATAATCTAAATTATTATCATAAATATTTTCTAGAATAATTTCATTTATATTTGTAAATGGATCATCATAAACAGCAAAATCACCTTTTAAAATATTATTTAAATCTTCTATTACGATATCCTTTGATGGGGCTAACTTTAATAGTATCTCCATTTGTATTTTGACTAATACATCAAAAAGTATTTTCTTGTCATCTTTAAACTTTCTTGTATTAACATAAATTAAATCCTTTAACTCCGATATACCTTTGTTATTAAACTCATTCATTAGTAACCCCCCCCCCTTTTTTTTTATCTTATCAATAATAAAGGTCGAAAATAAAAAAATAAAGGTTACTTTAATAGTAAAAGATGTTACTAGGAAACCATACGGCTCCTAGTATCAAATATTAATATTTTCTTTTAATTTATACATAATCAATCTTCTTCTCAAATGCTCCTACTTCCGTAACCATTTATTTAATTTTACTTTCATATGTTACCATAATAGTAACAAAACCAATTATACACATAACAGACAATAAAACAAACTCGGTTGTATTTTCTGGAACTGGTAGATAATCTTTTAGTAATGCTGTAAAGAAAAAGTTAGCAATTAGAGAAACGATAAAAATATGTATTCTCTCTTGTTCTTGTTTTGACTTATTTTTAGTAATACTTAAAATATTACCAAAGACAAAATCCTTGGTAAATAGTTTTGTATAAAACTGTTCATAACATTAGTCCTCTTGTCGCATTTGATTTATTTTTTTGATTACTTTTTTAATTTCATTACTACCAGTATTTTCTACCTCACTTTCTAATAATACAGGTAAACCCACTATAAGTCTAGTAATATTTATTCTATAATGTCTTGGTACCATATCAAACCATTTTGTAAATGCGAGTTTAAATACATCCCCATAGAGACTGATATGACCAATTGTAAAACCTTCCTCTTTTAAGTAGTCTTCTAATTTTTTTAAATCAAAATCTACCTTTTCTAAATGCTTAGAAACTATATCTTCTAACTTTAGAATTAGTTCTAAAGGTAGGATAGTTTGGTCTGCTCTTTTCTCTGTCAAATTTACTACTCCATTTTGTAAAAGTAGTGTTAAATTTAATGTTAGAATATGTTGGGAAGTAAATTCCCACTGAATAAAACTTTTGCCATTATTATTAAACTTATCGTAAAACAATTGACTTTCGTTAAAGTCACCAATTGTACTTTGACAATAGTTTATAACAGCATTGTTTAGCACCTCTATGAATTTCCCTGTTGTTAGTTTCTTTAATTTAAACAACTTTCTCTCCTTAATTAAAATATAATGATCTTAATCACTATTTAAACTATATCTGTATAAAAACATAATGAAATAAAAAAAAATAAGCTAGGTGTAGGTTTTAAACCTACACCTAGTAATACATCTAAAAGTTACTTCTGTTTTTATAAGCATCCTCATCAGTTTCTTTAAAGAATAAAACATTGATAGCTATTATGATACTAATAACCAATATTGAGCTGAAGAAAAATTCTATAATTTTTTTAATAGTTAAAACAGTCACTTCTGTTTCTAACTTTTTATCAAAATTGCACTTACCCTTAATTGGAACAAATGCTTTTTGATTATATTTTTTATTACCCATTATTATGTATCTATAAGTAGGAACAACTTTAAGTAGAGTATTATCTTCTAGCTTAATTTTTCTGTTAAATCCAAGGTAAATCTCTTTTCCTTACCATCAATATTTTTCATAAATGTTAAGAGATTTTGTTCATTCACTATTGTATCATCAATGAGTTGATAACCTGTCTCTTTGGTTACGAACTCTTTTACGTCACAATTATCTAAATCAATAACCTTAGTGTTCTCTGCGACATAATCTTTAATAATCACTTCTAGGTTTTCGATTAATTTTGTGGCATCTTCTACTGGCATGCGAGTCCGACCTATTTTGATATTAACCTTACCATCTTTAAACATTTCAGATAGATTTACAAATATCTCCAATTCTTTAGTTAGATACTTAATGTATACATTTCCAATAACGCGATCTAGTGCGAAAGGAATATAATGAAGATTATTCTCTTTAAAGAAATCCTCAATAGTTTTTTGAAATCCTCTAAAGAATTCTTTTCTTTTTATTGGTGCTAGTATCTGTTATCCTTTTTTATTTTTCATTTTAAAAACTTTTTAATTATGTAAGAAATCTCTTTCCCACCTTCTTTAATAAGATCTTTTTCTTCAAGACCCTTAAAGGTCATCATATTTTTTTTCATAGTGTTAGGGTTTACATTATCCATTTGTTCGAAATCCTTAATTTCATTAGGTTCAACTATCGGTTCTCTTGCACCTTCATTACCCCACTCTTGACTTAATAAAGGGTCAGACCCACCATTATTTATTTTAACTTCTCCCTTTGGTATATCTGGTATAAGTATAGGGTTTAATTCTTCTTTGGGAACAGCATCAGAACTAGGTAGATACATTTCATCTTTTTCTTTAAAATCTTCTTTAATTTCAGTAATATTTTCATCTGTAATTAGGTCTGATACTTCTTCTTTAGAGTTTTGAGTTGCAACCTCTTCTCTGTCAACCAAAATCTGAGTGTTGCTATTTATACTTTGACTACCAATTTGACGCCCAATACTATTGTCCATATTAGTATTAACATTTTTCATCATTTTAAGGGGTTCACCCAAACAAGTATTTATATTGTCATATTTATCTCTAGTAAAAGTAATTCTAAGTTCTTTAGTATATACTAAAGTACCTTTTTCCATATAAGAAACATCTTTTATAACTATCTCAGCTTCAACCTCGAAACCTGGTTTTACTTTAAAATTTATAAACTTTATTCTCTCATTCGGATTATCCGTAAGATGCAGGTTTAGTCCTAGTATAAAGTCAACATTTATTTTATCCCCACTAAGAAGGATACCCTCTAAAACTTCATCAAGGTCTAGATTGTTAATAATAGGTTCTTCTACTGGTTCTAACAAAATATTTTTAAACCCTAAACCATCGAAATAAATTATATCCTTCTTTGTAGGATTAGCTCTAAGTGTATAAAAGAATGTTGGTGACAAAGATAATTGATTTAATCGGTCTTCGTATTTATCATCGTTAAAGCAATGAATGTTAGCATCTTTAAGATAGAAGATATAACTACGATGTTCTAAATCAATAGTGATACTTGGTAAACCAGCAAATGTATTAGACTTTGTCTCTTTATACTCTTTAAAGGTTACTAATGAACCATCATCAATGATACCTACTGTATCATTATTAAATTTACCTGTATTTTCTTTTTTTTTCATTTTTTTATCTCCAATCTTCTTTTATTAAATCTAAAACAGCTTTATTTAAATCATCAACTACAACTTCACTAATAGGCCCAGGTAATATATATGTATTTCTTCTATAAGGTTCTACACAAAGATATCGTTTAGCGATTTTAGCAGAATACTCTTCTAAATCATCATTAGCTACTATCTCGCTTGTTGTAGTATCTCTACCATATACCTGAACAAATGGAATTATTTCCATAGCTACCATATTAGTGTCTTCTATGGTTTTTTTAATTTCAGTTAAGTTACCATTATAAATGGTCCCAAATTTTTTTCGTTTAAATATAGTAAACTGTTCTTTTAATTTTGCTTTTGTATCTGGATAGACCATTACTAAACTACTCATTTGGAATCTCCTTAACATTTACTAGAGTCTGATAAGTTGATTTACCATTTTTATCTAAAACCAATAAAATCCAATTATACTTAGTATAGACACCTTCAATTCTATATAAAGCAACTCTAAATCTTTTAAGAGCTATGAACTCTTTAAAATTTGCCTTATTAACAATAACTTTTTGAAAACGAGTATTGTATATTACTAGACCATTCTCATTTGTTACTTTAAACTCATTACCTAATACCATACTACTTATTAACACTAATAACACAATAATTTTCTTCATCTTTTTCCTTTTTTAATATAACATTTGATAAATAAGGTAAGTTGTTGCCATACCTAACATAAAATCTAAAATAGTGTTTACTAATCTTTTAAATCTTTTTTCTTTACAGATATCATCAACATCAGCTCCTACTTGATTTTCCTCAACTTTAATATTGGTAAACTCGTTTACCTTTTGTGTACCATCAAGTGATAAAATAAAGTTTTGAAAAGTATCTTCATTATCGATTACTTTCTTTATTTCATCAATAATAACTACATCCATAGTTACAGAATTAGTTATTGGATTTCGATGCTTTATTATAAAGACATTTCCAACAAGTGCTATAAGGTACTTATCTAATTCAACAGTATCTTGATAATTTAGACACTGTTTATCTTTTGAATAGTAATCATCATAATTCTTGATGATTATCTTTAATTCATTATATAATTTTGTTAACATCTATTCCCCTTCAGTCTTTTCTAATAATTTATCTCTTAATGCTTTACTTGCTTTAAATCGAACATTAGCTTTAATTAATATGTCGTTTTTGCAACCTGTCTCTGGCATATATTGATTCTTTTTAACATATGCTTGTTTATAAGTAAATGAACCAAATCCCGAAATACTAAAACTACCTTGTTCTACAATAGCTTTTTTTATCTCATTTACTAAGTAAATTTGGATTTTAGCTATTTCTTCATTTTTAAGTTCATAACCATTAATTTGAATACTCCCAATTATATCTGGTAGTTTAACACGATCTGTTTTAATCTCTTTAAATTTAACAGTATTTAAAGTTTTTTTATGTCTATGATGACTTTTTAATTTAAATAGGTTATCCTCATAAACCATATTAAATTTTTTATCCCCAACATTTAAGATGAAAGATGTTGGTGATTTATTTTCAAGTTTAAGTAAGTCTAACTCTTTCAAAACTAGAAAGATATTCATTGTTAAACTCATCTTTAATTTAAAAAAACTAACTCTAAATATTTTCTTGTCTACTCCAACTTTTACTTTACTTCTTGTTATTGGATTATCTGATAATAATACTGTTAGTATCTTAATCTCATCTTTAGATTTAACGGTATGAAAAGTATCATTAATTGTTAAGATACCCTTATTAGCATCGTGTGTTAGTTCCATATTCTTATTTTTAATTGTTGTCATTTTAACTCCTTGGTGTTTTAATACAAACATTTCATGCCTTGATATTATACTACTTTATGGAGATAACCTCTAGTTGTTATCCTAGTATAATATAACATTACTTATTTGTATAAAACTAAATTAGTGACATCATCACTATTTTAATTATATCTGTATAAAAAAGTAATGAATTTAAAAAAGTGTTACTGGGGAAAAGAAAAAAAGGTCTGAAGAAATTAATCTTCAGGTAAAAGATTAACATCAGTTGATGTTATCTTGTAACCTTTATTACTAGTTGTCTTTAAATTAACATATGTTTCTAAAACATATTTTTTAATTATGCCAACCACCTCTTCTTTATTTGTTGGTCTAGCATTTTTGAAGTTAATGTCCCCAGCATATCTAAAGCTTGCCAACATAGATGATAATTTAGCTTTTGTTCTCCAACGAACATTAGCTATTTTATTATCATCTATAAAAACATTAAACTCCTTAACGAACATTAATTTTGTTTTTACTTCTACAATTTTTAATACCATATTAACTCCTTTATAATATTAATTTTTTAACTCCTAAGAGTACCTATAGTGATATCATAACCAAATAAAAAATATTTTAATAAATTATTTACGATTTTTATTACTAGATACTACTTTTATGTAGTATGTGTTAAGAGTTTTTTTTTATCAAAACCAGGAATCTTATTAGTATCAATTTTATACTGATACATGTAATTACCAACAATACATAAATTATCTTCTAGGTTTACTGTTCTATGTAAGGAAACATTTTCTAAATTAAATAGAAAATGTTTCCCATCTTTTTTTTTATATCTATAATAAATAAGAACCAGGGACGATCCCCTTTTTTATCTTCGCAATTATAACCTGTGGATACCATATAACAAGTTTGTTCAGAATCAGATAAATGATTGATTTCTAACCTAATTATTCTTGCTATTTTACAAGCTAGGTTTAAAAATTTTATTTCTCATTTCATTACCTTTCTTATTTGTACCATCGTTTAACTCCATTGCGTTTTAAATAACTATTAGGTTTATTAATACTACCATTATATAACCCTTCTAGTAATTTATAAACATACTCACTATCTCTCCAAATATTATCTTTTTCAACTTTTAATAAATTACAATCGATATTAGTTTTTTCAATATGATGATTAATCAAACAGAAAACTAATTCCTTATCAATCTTATGTTTCTTAAAAAAAGTTTTTAGGACATCATCTATAGCTGGTCGATCTCTAAGATTTTTATAAAGACAACTAGTAGCAAAATAGAAGTCTTCATATTTTTTATCAGGGTCTATAGTAACAACACCACCTTTTTTCATTGGTTCAGCTAAACCAAGTAATTCTTTATTTTCCATTAACTTAATTGCTAATGCAACTATAATTCCTCTCATATTGCACCTTTATTCGTAAATGTAAAGTGTTTTTTCATTTTCCACTGTTCCTAATATTTGGATTATAGCATTCTTTACTAAAACCCAATCAAGACCACCTAAACCACAACCTATCTTTGGTATATTAATATCGTCCATAAGGAAGTCTTCTATTAAAACCTCTTTAAGTTCATAAAGACCCTTTATTATATCTTCCATAATGGAAGGGTCTCTCCAATGTTCTTTTGTTTTAAAAAATATGAACTCTTCCCAACCATCAATGTACTTACCATCAAATTCCCCACTATTACAAACATCTCTATAATAGTTATAACCAATAGGAAACTTTTGTTTAAATTGTAAGGCTAGACCTTTACCCATAACACCAACACCATTAACAGGAATTACTACGAAACCTGATGGTGCTCTTAGAATATTTTCATCTTTCTTAATGACAATCTTCATTATTGTTTCTTATTAACAACTTCATCTATCATCTCTGCAACATATCTTATTTCATCTTGAGCTGATTTTTTAGTTCTAAGATTTAAGAATGATTGCCACTCTTCTTTTGTACCTTGTACGTAAATAGTAGTCATAAGATTAGTCCCTAGAACAGAACGAGCTAATTGAGTATGTACACCCTCTGATAGTAATTGTTCATAGTGTCTTACACTTTCTTCATTACTTTCTTTCATTATTATTTGTGATACCGTATTAACATTGTTAGGTATATAGAACTTAAATGGTACTTTATTATTACCAACATATCTTCTACTTAATTCTAAGAATGATAAGATACGATGTCTGACAAATTGTCTTATAACAAATATAGGTGCAGTTATCTTAAAAGTAAAAACATTTTTCATATATGTATTATATAAAGCCTCTTTACCAATATAACTAGTTTCTAAATCCCAATGTGATTGAAAGCTTTCATCGCTCAAATGTCTTAATGAAGCATTGATTCTTTTACTTCCAGCATAATTACATTTCTTTTCTGGTAAGAATGGGTATAAGTTAACAAACTCTAAAATACTTTCGTGTTTAAGTTCTCTTAACCTATCAAAAAGTCTTTCTGGATTTTTAGCTTCATCATTACCATAAGATAGAGTTGCAATATCAGCAACAAACTTTTTTAAATCTTTAAAATCACCTTTAATCCAGTCTTGATCTATATGTTCAACAACTAATTGATCATCAACTCTTGTTTTTCTTTCTAGTCCACTCATTATTTTCCTTTGCTATGTTTTTTAACTTTTTTACTTATATCTTTAATTATCTCTTCTTGATAGTCAGTTAAGTTTTCTTTTTCAGCCATCGAGTAAATATTATATTTTTTAATACTTTCATTATTGCATATTGTTTCTACAAACTTATTATTAAAATCAGCTTGTCTTTCTAGATATTTTTTATCTAATTCATCTAGATGGCCGCGAGTTTCGAGTAACTCTTTATTTAGTTTTAGTTCTGGTAATAAACAATAAACTTTATCTATTTTTATTTTTCTTACTAACAAATTATTATACACCATACCAGAAATATAAGATCGACCCGATATAATTATTTTATCTTTTAGATATTCTTTATTTAAAAGGAACCATAATTCTCTCAATTGTGGGAAAACGGTTAAATCTTTAATACTAAAAGCTAAAAGTGTTGGCTCGTCCATAAAGAAAACATTTTCAATATCCTCTAATTTAATTTTAAGCTTTTTTATTACAGTACTCTTACCACTACCATCTACCCCCTCTAAAACATAATATTTTTTACCAGGTCTAAATGGTTTTAAACGTTCTAGTTCTTGATTTAAATAATAGAGTACTCTATAAACAGCATCAAGTTCAAAATGTATCAGTCTTTCGTAGTCTGTAGTATTAAAATTCTTACGAATATTTTTCATTGTATTTAAAATAGCAACTGTACCATTAAATAAACTATTAATACCATTTTCTATTTCTATTTCATCTATCTTATAGAAAAAGACTTTTAAATAATATAAAATATCTTGAATAGAACATTCTTCTTGATAATCAGTTCCTAAGTTTAATATTTTTCGACATACATAGTGTAATTGACACATATCAGGATAAAAAGGTTCTGTGTGTAATAACCTTTTTAAATAAGGTATACTACTTTTTATATCCATTACTCCAATTGTTTCTTTTTCCATTTATATCTCCTTTAATAATTTATCTGTTGTTGTTTCTTGTTCAACTTTGTTAAGATTAGTTTTACCACTAATTATATTGCTTAAAACTTTCTTAGACAGATATAGATACCCTATAGCATCATAAGTATTTTGTTCTGTTTGACTAAACATACTTTTCCCATATGTATACCAATTTTTATCAACTGATAAATCAGCTATAGCTGTATGACCATGTCTTAAACATTTTATAACTAATGTTGGATAATAAACACCATTACGGTATTCATATTTAAATTTAGTTTCAGCTTGTTTAAACTCTTTACCATCATGAACATTTTTGTGTATAACATTAACTGCTTTGTTAAAGTTTTTATTCTTTAAACTAATAGTATAATAATGTATAACGTTTTCTAAAAACTGCATACACGGTACAGGATTAAATGGGGCAATTATGAAATTTACCTCTTTATCAATATCTTTATTAACTTTATCCCAGAAAACATTAATTCTTGGTCTACCATTTCTAAATGTCCAACCTAAACGACCTTTTACCTTAACTCTTTCTTCTAACGGTCTTTTATCATCTGCTCCATTACCAAGAAAAACATCGCACTCTAGTGTTAACCCTGGGATGTTATCATATGTAACTTTAGCCATATCTAACTCCTTTTAATAATGTAGTATATTAATATACTCAATTGAATAATAAGTGGATAAAAAAAGCATCGTTTTAATTTTTCATTATTACTGTTTTATTGACTAGAAAATAAAAAAAAAGGTATACAATGGAACGAAAATCATACTATAATAAAAACGGAGTTGATTCTCTAGAAGAAACACTTTTAAAGAATGGTAAAGAGAATAAAGGATTTAGAGATTTTAATAGACCAAGGTATAGTTGGAGTAAAAAGATTTTGGATAATATGCTGGCAGATACTTGGTTTCCTGGAGAAGTTAATACATCTGGTGAAAAATTAGCTTTATCTAATGCTACTGATAATGAGAAAAATATTTATGAAAAAGTATTTGCTCAGTTATCAATCAATGATGCTATACAAGAAGACCATCTAGCTGATTTTAGAGCAAAAGTAAATAATAATATAGTAAAGTCTACAATAACGATACAACAAGCTCAAGAGACTAACCATAGTCAATCATATAGTGTACTATTAGATTCAGCTGGTAATGCAGATGCAGTTAGAGAAGCTGATAAACTTTATGTCCCTTTAAGTTTAAAAAACCAAAAGATAGCTGAACAGTTCCTAAGACATATAAATAGAGATGATACAAATGGTATGTTATTATCTGCAACTGCTTCTGTTGCTTTAGAAGGTGTTTATTTCTTAACAGGATTTGCTTTTATCTTTAATATGGGTAGTAAATTTATTGGTGCTAGAGATATGGTTGCTTTCATTAACACTGTTTTCGCATAAGGAAAACAGTTAGTGCTTCATACAAGAAATTGTATGTCGAAAACTGCTTAAACGGAGAAAGCCCAAACAGTTGAAGCTGTGGGTAACTTACCGTGCTAAATTTTATTAAAACATGTTATATTCTTTAATGAAAAAAAATGAAAGGATGTAATTATGTTAGAGGATACTCGTTTAATACCTGATAGTTTTGGGTATTATATTGACAAAAAAGGAAATGTTTATGGCACAAAGAGACGTTTTGTATTGAATGGAAAAATATACATAAAAGAACGTATTAAAAAAATAATACCATGTATAGATAGTTCTGGTTATTATAGTCTTTCTATAACTTATTATAAGAATGGTAAGTACAAAACCAAAACTCAAACTATACATCGTTTAGTTGCAACAACTTTTTTAGTAAAAGGTAACTATAATGTTGTAAATCATAGATAATGATTTTCCAGATATTACATTTCCTGAGTAAATAGTAGCGTTCTCTAGTTTTAATAAATAAAAGCCTAACGACTATCCCTTTTGGGAGTAGGACATAAGCTAATGATGTCCGAAACAGCAGTCACCTGACCAAGTAATGTTGAAGGTGTTGATATAGTCTGCTCTATATGGAAACATGTAGAAGTTCATAAGAGAACTGTATACAGAGTTGCGTCTGTATATGAACATAAAGGAGCAAGAGATGAGATAAACTCCCACCTGCCGTTGTTTGCGAACATTTTTAAGACGATAAGAAGAGAAAATAAAATAGACACTAAAGTAATTGATAATGTTTACAAGATGATTGATGAGGCTGTTAACATTGAATTAGAATTTGCTAAACAATTAATTAAAGATTATCCAGTTATGGGCATGACAGATCAGATGTTAGATATGACTGTTAAGAACTATGCTAACGAAAGAATGACAGCTATCGGTTTAGACAACATTTATAAAAAGAATGATAAAACTTTCTTACAGAAATTAGTAGATAGAAATGTTAATTTCAGTAATGTGGAAAGAGGTAGCTTCGATACAACAAACACCAATTATGAGATGGGTAATAATTTGGAGTTCGACTTTTAATAAAAAAAATAATTTCCAATAATCTTTGTTATATCTAGTTATGGTAAAATCCATAACTAGATATATATTTATATTTCTAAAAACTCTTTAAGACTTTCTAGACTATCAGCATTTAAAACCTTTGGTTCTTTAAAATAGTCGAGAATTTTTATTCTATTTAGTTCTAATACAGATGTTAAATCTTCATCAGCACTATATGAATATATAAAAAAGTTTTCTTCTTCATCTTTTATAACTATGTAGTTTTTTTTTATTTAATTTTTTAATTTCAATTCCAAAAACCTTGTATTTATAACAATTATTAACTGTCAAATCACAAAGTTTTTTATCTAATTTATTCATTACAATTGATTCATGTTTTCTTTTTTTAAATTAGTAATAATTATATCTATAATAAGAAAAATATTATTTTTATTAAAATTTTTTACTACACCTTCAAAATCTTCTAACCATTTTAAAAACTTTTCATTGTTTGTATCTAATGAATAAAACATAGTTACCCTTTAATTACATTTATGGTTTTTTTACTGCCATCTTTAAATGTTACAATTGCTTGTATCACAGCTGGATTACTTTGTTTACTGTAAATCCAATAACCACCTTTCCCACCTTCATTATTTTTAGGCCAATGGAATCTTGTACCTAGATTTTGATAACTAAAATCTTTAATATAACGGCTATGGTTATTCCATAAAGCTGTTAATGGTTGATCAGTAGTGAAGATGACATCAACTATGTTCTTACCAGTAACGACCATATTAGTATAACCATATTTAGCTTCACTATCATATCTGCCACCACAACCACATTTGGTATATTTTCTTTGTGTAACTTTCACTGATGCTGTATTAACAGTTTTAACTTTAACACCAATATCTAGATGTCTGTTATTACAATCAATCATCTCTAGTAAATCTGATACACCATCAGAATTTAATAGATTATCTTTTGTTTTCTTTGTTGGCACATAAGTCCCTTTATAGCTTAACTTAACGGTATCACCTGGTTTTACACCACAATACTCCCACTTACCATCTTTATCAGAATTAAACTCAATTACACTATCGTTAAGTGTTACATTGAAGTCAGTATGTGCTAGAACTTTATCACCACTATTAAAAAGACCATCTTCGTTATTATCAAACCAAGTTTTACCCCCTATACAATATGATGGTTCACACCCCCCATCACCACTTTTACACGGTTGACTACATTCATCACTACAACCAGTACTACAACTACCACAACCATTATTACTTGTCTTATCTATATAGATAACCTCATTACCTTTTTGCAAGAACTTACACCCACTAAAGTTTATAGTGATTAGTAACACTGCGATTAATAAGAAAGCTTTTCTCATTGTTAACCCCTTTAAAAAAAATATGTCAATGACAAATTAACAATATATAGATAAAAATTATTCGATTTAAAGTTAGTTAAATGAAAATAAAAAAAGGTTTTAAAATGTATAAAATAGAAAAATTGATGATTGATTTAGAATCAACAATTGAGAAATTAGATTTACTAGAACTTAATACTGAAAATCAAGTATTAATTAGACAAGTTAATAGCAAAGGTATGATAGAGTATAATGATGTAGAAGGGTTCTTAGGTAATATGTGGAAAGTTATTAAGAGCTTTTTCAAGAAAATTTGGGAGTTTATTTTTGGTAAAAAGAAAACTATAAGTTCATCTCTATCGGAAATTACTATTAATGGAAAAAAGTTGAGTGAAATCTTTAAGGATAAAATTAAAATAAATATGACAACCCAAGATTTATTATGTCTATTTGAGCATTATAATTTAAGTCATTATTTTATTTATTATATGGAAGATTTGAGTGTACCATATCTTTATGGTCTTAAAAAAGACTCATTTGATCTTTACTTAGATCAAAATAAAGTCACTGGACGATTTGAAGAGATGAATAAAAAATTTCAGGTAATGCATTCTAATGTCAAAAAAGATGTAACGAGTCGTGCAAAGAATAAAGAAGAGTATGAAAAACTATTAAAAGTCGAAATGAAAAAATACCAAGATAGTATTAGGCAATTGTTCTTTTCCACCATTACTCTTACAATACGAGAAATAAATTTAGATACAATAAAAAGATTCGATAATTTTATCGAAGATATAGAAAACCATAAAAAAATTTATGAGAATTTAGACAATAGTCTTAAACTTTTAAAAGATGTAGTTGCTGTAATAAAAGAAAATATAAATAAGTCTCATAGAAATGACAAGGAACATTTTATTTACTTTCCAAATATAGTTGTAACAGATAAAGGTTTTTCTATAAAAATAATAACAAAAGACCCAGGCGTCTATAAGAACATTGATTTTACCTTAAAACCACCAAAAGAAATTAGTGGAGAATTTAAGAAGATAGATCGGGTGGCAGTAGATGATTTAACAAAATCCTTTAAAGATGTTAAGGCTGAGTCAGAGAAAATTGAGAAAAATACTAAAGAGTTTGAGGAGCTTCTATCTGAAGGTTTAAAATCTGAGTTAATAAACACTGATAGTTCGAATAAGGTCTTTATCTCGGTAATGACTAAATTTATCTCTACTGTAGTCCAAATAATGGTAAGTGAATATAATAATATAAGTCTATATACTAATAAGTTTGAACAAAGTTTAAGTAAGATGTTAGATAATTTAAGAAAAGATTTTATGGAAAAAACTCTAGAAGAACAGAAAGAAAAATTAGAAAAAATAAAAGAAAGTTGTAAATAGGAAAAAAAATAAAAGAAGAAGAGCTAGTTAACCTCCTTTTTTGGCTCTTCTTTTAGATATATTTTTATGCCTTTGGCATAATATACTTCTTCACCCCATTCAACTGTGTCGCCATCAAACTCATTGGCTACAACATTTCTACCACCTATTATTCTTGAAATAATGTCACCCACTTTAAAATTCACAATGTCCTTGTGCGTTTTTAGGATAACTTCATCATAAATTAGGTCCTCTAGATTTATACCCAGATAAGCTTTTATTCTATAGACCTCATCCACGAAGAGGGTATATAAAAACCCCTCTTCTTTGTTATTTGTGATAGTCACTATGTGACCATTAAGGTCACAAATAACAGTCTCTCCTATCTCTAAGTCTTTTTTTTGTAAATGAAACACATCTACATTACAAAACTTTATAGTGTTATCACCTTCTTCTCCGAAACCAATTGGCGAAGAAGGCATCCATAGAATCTCTTGCCAATTTTTTTCTTCAAATCTTACCATAATAACTCCTTATAAATTATGTCTTAGGTGCATGGAATCCACCATAAGACAGAGTCTCTTATCTCACGATAAGAGTAATCTCTACAATGAGACAGCTATAGTGATGTCAGTCACTATATTAATAATATATGGATAAAAAAGAAATGATTTATTTTACTATACATTTTACTATTTACTGATTATAATAAGGAGTTAGAAATGTCTAAATTTAATAACCCTTTTATCCTACCATCGAATGAATATAAGCGACATCTGGATCTATTAGGTAATATGATTAAGATGTATAAAAAGTTTTTAGAAGTTCGCTATGAAATAGTAGGTGAAGAAGCTAAATATATTATTAGAAAAGCATTAAAAGATCACGGTTTTAGAGACCCAGAGATAGAATATTATGAGAGAAATGAAGTAAAAGATAAAGTAAAGAAAAGAGGGAATTTTTTAGGTTATTTAAGAAAGGCGTCTGAAGAGGGTAATGCCTTAGCACCATCTATGACTGTTTATATAGCGTCTAATAAAGAAGCTGGTATAGACGCTACATATACATTTAAAAACGTTGCTGAAAGAAACGATGCGAAACAAAAGGCTAAGAAGTTTTATGCTGAAAAGAAAATGGAACTATATGACTTTTATAATGGTTATCAAAATAGTAAGAAGATTTTAAACAACTCATTATCAGGAGCATACGCATCAGTATTTAATGTTCTTTATAACGCATCAGCTCACTATGGATTAACATCAGTTACTCGTTGTGTTGCAGGTATAGGTAATGCATTAACAGAAGTTATGGTGGCATCTAATTATATATTCAGAACTCCAGAGTTAGTTATGGATTATATAACTTCTATAATAACATTTATAGATATGGATAAAGTTAAATATACATTAGATAAATTGGTTCTTAGAATACCAACTTATCAAGAATTAGCAAAATCACTATTAGAACCTGCTCATCAATATTGGCAAAATAGAGAAAAAGATTGGGAGATACTTAAGTATATAAAGAAATTAACCCCAGTAGAAAGAGCAGCGATTGCTTATGTTAATAACCTTTATAATATTAGAGAATTTAACCCAACCTTTTTAAAGACCCTAGTAACTGATATGATAAAACCAGTTTCTGGTATAGAAGGAAGTAGAGAAGATAAAGTTAAGCTATTAAAGGATATGCCTGAATTTATCATTAACTTACTATTCCATATTGTATCTGAAGATGTAAAAGGTAAAGATGTTAAATTTGATGCTATAGAAGATATGGTATTGTTAGATAAATTGGCTACAACAGCTTTACATATCTATAAGAAAATTGAAGAACAAGAATTATTAATAGATACATTCTTTAGAACAGTTATCTTACCACCTAATGTTGCTGACACTAAACTTATGGTAAGAGATGCCATAGTACTATCTGATACTGATTCAACTTGTGGAACTTATCAAGATTGGGTACAATGGTATTTTGGTGATATCAAGTTTACCAAAGATGCAACAGCTGTTTCGGCTATTATTATGACATTTGTAACGCAAGCTATTGATCATAACCTAAAAACATTAGCTACCAATATGAATGTCCAACCAGATAAAAGAGATTTACTTAAGATGAAAAATGAGTATTACTGGCCTTTAATGGCTATATATGCTTCTAAAAACTATTACGCTAAGGTAAACATTAAGGAAGGGTTTGTTTTTGATTCTTATAAACCTGAGATTAAAGGTCCTACTTTATTGGGTGGAGCATTCCCAGAAAAGATTAAAGAAGGACAAAAAGACCTTATGAAATATATCTTGACATCTATAGAACAAGAGAGTAGTTTAGATATAAATAAGGTTATTAATAAAGTTATAGATATGGAAGAATATCTAATAGAGCGTGTACAAAAAGCTGATTATAACTTTTTAAGAGTAAGTTCTATAAAACCTGCTAAAGCTTATAGTGAGGGTGTCAAAAATTCAACATATTTTCAACATCTATTATGGAATGGTGTTTTTAGTAAAAAATACGGTAATGCCCCTGAACCAGAATATAAAGTAGTTACAATACCAACTGTGAAGTTTAGTAGTAGTACTATAAAAACATTTAAAGAAGAAGGTAAAGGTAATAGTATATTTCTAGATAGACTTGATAATTTCCTTAGAGCTAATAATAAAAAGGAATTAAAACAATTTAGAGTACCGATGACATATGCCGAAAGTATAGGTATACCAGATGAGTTAAAAGATTTTGTTGATTATAGTAAACTACTAGATACTACTATGGCAGGTTACTATATGATTTTAGAGACATTAGGTATATTTAGACAGAACAAACTATCCATAAAAGAAATGTATGGTAGGGAATAAAAAAAAATAAATAGTTAATAAGATACGGCGAGGATAGTTATTGAGCCTCTACAGGCTCAATAACCACCTCTTTAGTGATGTGGTGAGCTTCGTAAACTTCAGCTCCCACATCACGAAGGGAGATGCGGTGACCCGCAATCTCCCTACCGTATCTGGCTACGAAAGCATCATAGCCGTATCTATTTATTAATAGGTTTATGGCTAGGTGTTCCCCAGCCTTTATGAGCTTATGTAGCTCAATTTTAGTTAATTCCATAATTCCCTCCTTATAAGGTTACGTCTTAGGTGTATGGAATCCACCATAAGACAGGGTGTTATACTTCACAGTATAACTAATCTTACTTAAGAGTAAGACAACTATAGTGATGTCATTCACTATATTAATAATATATGTATGTTTTTTTGATGATTTTAGCGACTAAAAAAGATTTTTTAAAATGTATAAGTTATTAGTAGATTAAGAGTATAATATAGAAAGATTAATTGACAATTTCGAAGAATTTAAAAAGTATTGTAAATAACCTAATACATTCATTTTTTCTATTTATTGAAATCTTAAGGAGTGGGTGCAACGATGTTTAAAAAAGAAGAGAATACCATTTATGTTTTACCAATAGATATGGAAGGTTTTCCTAATACCGAATTATTAAGAGAACTTTTTTCAAAAGATCCAGAATTAGCTTATAAATTTAATCAATCGGTTTCAAGCTTTGAATTAGATATAGGTAGACCAGTTTATTTTGAGACTAGTAATAATAGAATTATTTTTATGCCATATAAAAGAAAAGAAACAGATAATTGTGATTATAGATTAATCAACTCGGCACTAGATGGTTTAAATAGTTTAGTAAGTAATTACAATGTTAAAAGATTAAAAATGGTTAAGTTCTGTTTTACTAACAATATGAGTTTAAAGACACTAACCGAAAACATAAGAAAAAAAATAGATTTAAATATAGAACTTGATATAGTAGATGTTTAGCATCTACTATATCAGTTTATTGTTAACCTATCGCCATAGAATCCTAATTCTTTTATCTGTAAAAGTATTAGTTCTTTTTCTTCAGCTGTTATACTATTGAAAGTTAAAATCAAAGAGTCATCACTAGTCTCAACAGAACTAACCCAGTCCACATTAACTGCTAATGTTTCATCATTAACTCTAAAGGTTAAGAATGTTTTACTTACAGTATCTATATTATCAACCTCTTTTAACGCTGATATAATAGAGTCTATATTTGGGTTAATACTATTTTTTATACTACTTAAAGATACAGCACCTTGATAAACAGCCCCTAAAAATTCATTACCCAAAATACTATTAGGTTTTAAATTAATAGAATATGTTTTATCCAATTCTAAATTCTCATACATTAATTTTTCCTTTTTTTCATTATCAATTAACAGGAAAGTATACAACTGTGACTGATATAGTCTTAGGATCAACCGAAGATGTAAATATCTCTTCTATACCATACTCTTCTTCAGATATATAATTATATACTTGATATGCATAGTCAGTAGCATTCTTTTCAATAACTTCTCTATTATCATAAAGAAATATATGTATGTCTCTTATAGCTTCTTGTGGTAAGTTGGCTACATATCTTAAGTTATCGGTTATTATATTTTCATATTGTATATCATTAGTAATAATGTAATCAGAAACCAGATTAATTATAAAAGTCCAAAAACTATAATCTATTACTTTGTAATATTCAAAGTTATATTCCTCTTTACTTAATCCTTCTCTTTTATACTGTTTAACCAAATTATATGTTAGTTCGTTAAAAACTTCACATATACCATCTAATGTTGGAGTCTTATAAAATGATAAATCTTTAACATCACTCATATTTCAACTCTTAAAAATTTACCTAATTGTCGTATAGGTTTGTCGACACCTTCCTTTGGTGTTAACTCATCATCATCCATATGTCTTTCCATCTCTATCATAGCTTCTAAAGCATTCTTAGGTAGTTGGGCTAGTATAATAGGGTCTTGATGAGTAAATCCATAATTTAAGGCTTTTAATTCCCGTTTAGTTAACTTTTTCGGGCAGTAGATAGTTTTCTCCATAATAGACTCCTTTAAGTATTGTAACATTTAATGTTAGTTCTGTGTATTCTAGAAATTTTAGTGCACCATTTAAGTTATGTAAAAAAATGTTCTTTAAATTTTTTATACTTAACTGTGTAGCATTTAAAACATCTGCTATAACATATAAAATCTTTAATGTTAAGTTTATATAAACTTCCTTTTTAATAACTATATGTTCTATAGCATAAAAGTTGGCTTTTTTATTAACTAGTTCATTAAGTTCTAAATAAAAAGTTTCTGAACTTAACATAGCTGTTAAGTAATCAGGACTATTTATAACCTCATCGGGATAGTCTAATTCGTGTATACCATTATTGAGTATCGATATGATACTATCTAGTAGTATAACACTTTCAAGACTATTCTTATATTCTCTTATTAGAGATATAAGAGTTATCTTGGTTCCTACCATCCTATTACCCCTTTTTCTATTATTTTAATGTCTACACTATCGTCCCTTATTATAACTGTTAAAACAGTAGCAAGACAACATAAGTTGTGATAGTTGTTTAGGAAATAATCATTTTCCACAAGTATATCATTTCCGTCCTTATTAACTAAATCTTTAAGTATCGTAACTAAAGGATTTCGTTCATCAAGTTTTCCAGCTTTAAGATGTTTAGCTAAAGTAACAAATGTTTCATTATTAATCTCATAAGGTCTTCCAATCCTAAATACATGAAAAGACTTATACTCTTGTTCTTTATATCTATATTCTAAATCAAAAACCATACTTTTTAGATCTGGTATATCACTATTTATATATTCTTCCCATTCTATTTCAACTGTAAATTCATCTACCAGCTTTTTTAAATCTGGGTATGTAACTTGTAACATTCTTTCTCATCCTCTTTTAAGATTGACATATATTTCCTAAATCTATAACTAGCTAAATTTTCATAAACATTTACAGTTAGAAAATAAGTGTCAGCATTAAAAGTAATAAAATTTGTTTTCAATTCTGGTATATCAGTTAACAGTTTATTATAGAAATCTTTTACCAACTCATGTATACCTTCTTCTATGTATGTAGGTTGTGGTTCTAATTTAATAAGTCGATCTTCTACTACTTCTAGTAGAAGTTTATTATTTCTAGATATCTCATTTTTTTTAAGTTCCACATTGAATAATTCTTTAAACTCATGTTGAAAATAAAAGAATTTATTTAGTTCACCTACTAGTATTTGTCTAGCTTTAAAAAAGATTTGCCTTTGACTATTACGGTCTATAAAGATTACCCCAGGTTCTTTAAAATCATCTTTATACCCAACATACTTTGGAATACCATTACGAAGTTCTATAAATAAACCTTGGTCTATAGGGACATCTTGAAAATCATTTAGCCTTAAAACTTCATTAATAAGAGTTACCAAAGTATCAATATTATAAGTTTGTGTTTTTAATAGACGCATTTTTATACTCCTTAAATCTCTATGTAATAAGCAAAGACTTCTACTAATATATATTTTCTTCTTTTACTAACTCTTACGTTTATAAAATTAAAATCCACATTAGTAAACCTAGCTATAAAAGTATCCATTATAATGGATACTACAGTTTCTATGAAGTTATGAACTATTGCATCCGTTTCAATGTAAGACTTCTTTAAGACATTAAAAAAATCAACATCGTTAAGTAAACAAAGTATATTATTTTCGATAATGTCAGGTCCAACATTTGGACCTAACACATCGTAAAATAACATCTTACATTTCTTTTGTTGACCTGATTTAGAAAAACATTCCATCTTCACTTGCTTCTAAATCAATATCGATTGCATTATTAGTATCTGTACGAGCTTGTTCAGCTTCGTTAAAGTTTACTAATTTTTCTTCCAGAGTTCTAACTAAGCCGCCAAATCCAAGGTCAGCTAAAATAATTTCTAATGGGAATGCAACATTAGAGTCTTTAGTATTACTAATGAAATGATTAATTATATCATTAGCATAACTATTAGGCTTATCAACTTTAAAGTCAGATAGGTTATGGAACTTAGGTCTATAGTTATGACCAAGAGGACTTATAGACTTAACAGAAACAACATTTTCTGATAAATAGTAATCACCATTTAAAGCTATATCTAATTTTTTTGTTCCATTAGAAATTTTTAAACTATTTCCTCTTTCAGGATTGAACAGTGATAATAAGTCTGAAACTTCTAAATCATCGTGTTTAGTTAAGAATGGTAAAATTAAAGACAACTTACTTAACAGTTTGTTATCAGCATTTTCTATATTAGTTTCAATATTATTAACTGTAAACAACTCGGCTTTTGTTGGCATATTTTCAAACGCCATAACAGGTAAAACATATTTATTTTTAACTGCTAAACCTTCTAGTGTTTTAAGACTTCCAATAGAAGCTATAGTATTCTTCTTTGAAAAACTATCTACTACAGCTAGAACCACAACAGTTCCACCACTCTTTTTTATTAGGTCAGCAATTATTGGACCAATAACACTTCCAGAACCAGAACCAGTTCCAAATATTACCATATTAATGGTTGTAGGTTCAACCTCAACCATTTTACTAGCATTCTTTGCAACAGCATCTCTTATCTCTTTGAAGTTACTAATTCTTTCACCACCAGACCCATATAGTTTTTGACCATTCTTTAATGGCGACTCAATAACAGTAGTTGGGATAGTTCCTTCTTTAGTATCTAAATCATACTTCTTGAATACAACGATTGGTGAGATTTCACTCTCAAAACTTTTTAACTTAGAGTCGTAGTATTTAGCGAATGTCTCTACTAGTTTACTACCAGCTCCCCCACAACCTATGATGTTAACCTTAATTTTGTACATTTTAATCCTTTTCGAAAAAGTTTATTTTTTAAGTAGCGATAACTAATCACTACTTAAATTATATAAGGGTATATGTTGGATGATTTTAATTAAAGATTAAGGCTTCATTTACCTTATTCCTTTTATGACCTTTACTATTAATATTCCTCCTAGCTTGTATAACCTTAATATTAAAGTCTTTATAAAGCTCTTTAGTTAGTTCAGTATAAGAATTACTAATTAGAAGTTTAACACCTCTATTACTAGCATCCAAGAGTAAATCTCTTAATCTCTTTTGGTCATCTAGATTAAAACCATTTTTATTATAATTAGTAAAAGAAGATGTTTTATTTAGTGGTATATATGGTGGGTCTAAATAAATAAAATCATCTTTCTTAGCTTTTTTAATTATATCTTCAAAACTACTATGTTTTATAGTAACATGCCTTAAAGCTCGATGAACTCTAAGTAGGTTTTCTCTATCTACCAAATGTTTAATCTTCATATTACCTAAAGGTACATTAAAGTGTCCTTTTTGGTTTGTTCTATGTAAACCATTAAAACAAGTTTTATTAAGATAAATGAACCTAGCAGCTCTATCTACATCTTTAAAATTTTTAAAATCCTTTCTTCTATCTAACTCTCTTATTCTATAGTAATATTTCTTGCTATGTTTCTTACTATGTTTTTTTAGTTTCTTTAATAATTGATATGGATTTGTCTTTACAACCTTATAAGTATTGATAAGTTCTTCATTAACATCAGATAAAACAACATCTCTTTTCTTTAATCGTTCCATAGCATATAACTTAAAGAACATAGAACCACCACCTAAGAATGGCTCGTAATAATTATTAAAGTTTTCTGGTATATGTTTTATAAGCGTATTAAGTATACTACCTTTACCACCAACCCATTTTATAAATGGGTGTATCGTTCAAGTCTTACCACTTTTCCTTACGAGTTCTATATCATCAACTATTAAAGATATATTATCACTTTTTAATTCTGTTTTAAATATTAATGTTATATCATCACCAGGTTTAAATTTATCAGCTTTAGATAACATATTAAAACATAAGGCATCAGTCATTATACCATCTCGTTCTACTATAAATTTAATATGTTCTGTCATACCTAGTCTATTTTTTCTAAGTATTTTAAAAGTCTGCTTAAACATAGGTGTTGGAAAGAAGTTACCAAATGGTTCTAATTTAAATACAGTTTTATGTAAATCTAAAAGTTTAAAATTATTAGCCTCTATCACATCAGCTTTAAAGTCCTCGTTAGTTATTCCTTCAAATATACTGTTGAGTTCTTCTAAAAAATCTTTTAATTTATCTAATGGTATTAAACAACCACCAGCCCCTTTATGACCACCACCTTTTAAAATTAAACCTTTCTCTTTAAGCTTTTTAACAGTTTCTTCAATATGAACACCTTCAACTATAGCTCTAGCACTACAATTATATCCATCTTCTCCTTTAGTTAAAACAAAAGTAGGTTTACTATATTGGTCACCTAATCTACTAGCAACTATACCAGCTATACCACCACCTTCTTCTAATACTACTACATTAATATTTTTATATTTTTGTCTATAGAAATCAACCTTATGTTTTACATCTTTCATAATGTCTTCAAGATACTCTTTTCTATCTTTATTAACTTGTTTTAATTTTTCATAGTTAAACTTAGCTTCAGTATCAGGAGAAATAAGGAACCTTATACCTAACATACTTTTATTCATTCTACCAGCTGAATTAATGATAGGTGATATAATAGCACCTAATTGTCCAGAAGTTATAACTCTTTTAGACTTAACAGTTTTAATCATCTCTTGAAAAACTATTTTCTTACTAACAGTCATAACCTTAATACCATTATGTACTAAACATCTATTAATAGGTTCTCTCATATCCATCATATCAGATATAGTGGTTAATGCCGCTAATGGTAATAACTCTAGTTGTAATATAGGTAAATATTTATCACTATCTAAAGCTTTAGCTAATTTATAAAAAAGAACATATAAAACTGTAGCACCAGAGATAAATTTAAATTGGTTATTCTCAAATATAGGGTTAATGAAATAAGGTGTTTCAACTTTACTCTCTTCATCATAAAGATGATGGTCGGTAATAATACATTTAATTCCCATACTCATTAATTTATTAACTTGTTCTTTATCTGTACTTCCGTGGTCACCAGTTATAAATAAATCTATCTTCTTAATTTTAGAAAGGTTTTCAACTTCCATCATAGTTGTATTGTTTATACCTCTGCCAAGTTCTCTATTATTATTAATAATAATTAATTCACCTTTAAAACCAAAAACTTCTTTTAATCCATTATGTAGTATTGCCATAGAAGTCATACCATCAACATCAAAATCTGTATTTAAAACTATACATTTATCATCATCTAGATTTTCTTTTAATAACTCAACAGTTTTATCCATATTGGTTATTGTATTATTGTCTAATATTGAAATAAGTCTCGAATAACTCTTATCTAATAAGTCTGCTTTTCTATCAAGCAAACCACGCTTCTCTAAAATTATGTCTTCTAATAACATATTATGCCTTTCTTTAAGTATTCATTAATAGGTCAAAAGATTAGAAAAAAAAAGAAACGATAAGCTTTTAAACCATTAGTCGGTTTAACGACTAATAGTTATTCTAAATAATTTTTTATTTCTATTCGTTTATCTTGTTTATCTACATCATAAATAACTTCAACTATCTTAGGGACGCTACCACCCTGTCTAGCAACCATAATGGTGTCATTTATCGCTAAACCCAAAGTTTTAATAGTCTTATAGCTATGAAGGTTAACTTTGGAAATAAGAGCATTGTCAACTATAACTGGTTCTATTATACCAACTGGTGTAATTCTACCTGTTGCACCTTTTCTCCATTTAACATCTAAAAGCACACTTTCTTTTACTTTAGCTTTATCTTTTAAAGCTAGTTTAAACTTTGGATATTTTTGAGTATATTCATTCCAATACTTCAGAGAGTTTAAACTAAAAACTATCCCGTCTTTTGGATAACTACTTGTTTCAGCAGTTAATGTTGTTATTAATGGAAATAAGTCTAATTCACTACAACCTAATACATTCGTTTTCTTATAAGGGATTTTAACATTAAAAACAGATTTTAAATAATCTAATTCATTACTATAAACTGAAAACTCTTTAGTCGTTACAATACCAAAAGGTCTAAACTTCAAATAGTTGGCTAAGTCCATATTTTTCTTATTCGTTATAACACTACTTACAAGACTTCTATTATTAATAAACTCCCTCTTTGTTATTTTATGTACTCGTTTAAAGTTGGGTATACTGATAACAAGTTCACCAACAACTTCGGTAATGTCGTCACTACACTTTTTAAACTTCTTGAAAGGTTGTTTACTTTTTAAATGCCTTAAACTTATTCCATATTTACCATTACCTCTAGTTAATATATCTGTCAGTTCCCCATTAAGATAAATTAGTTTTATAGCTACACCATCATATTTTGGCATAATGACCAGCATATCCTTTTTCGACATTTCTACTACATCAGTTTTATTATAAGTCTTTTTTAGACTATACATTCTTTGCTTATGTTTTATCTTTTTAGATTTATCAACAGTACCAATTATATTAGTTATGGAATCTTTGTTTTTAATATTATTTTCTAATTCATACTCTTTTACTAAATCATAATTGTAGTCAAAAACAATATCATCAACTATAGGACTACCCTTTTCATAAAGGGCATTCCATTCTTTTAATTTATCAACTAATTTCTCATACTCACTTTTTGTCATTAGTTAAATCCTTTAACTGTTTTAGTGCTGCAAACCTGTTTTGGTTTATTAAATAAATATTAAAGTAAATACTTATTATAGATAAAAGAATAAAGTAATGTATAATATTAATTTTATTATAAATAAATAGGTCATAACAACCAGCGGAAATAACTAGAATTATTAAAGTAAATATTGCATTATGTTTTATCCATCCAGGACTATTAATAAGTTTAGAATTCTTATTATTGAAAACCCTTATATCTATCTTATGTTTAAATTTAAATAGATACAAAAATAAATCTACACTTAAAACACCACCAAGTATTAATAATAAAACATTATCGGGAATAAGTTTTAAAACACCTAATAAAAAAGTTATAGCGAGTATAACTATACCATAAAAAAATAACCACATAAAAAACTCCTTGTTTATATTTGACATTTAAATTATATATTTTTAAAATAGTTATGAGTACTTCCCAGATACTACCAAAATACGGTAGTATCTGGGAAGTACTCATCAGGAGAAAAAAATGATGAAGCCTAAACTTTATAGTTTATTAAATTCTAAACCCTTTAGTATATATTTTTTTAATTCTGTTTGTTATTAGAGTGTTTAGACTTCATTTAATGGAAAAAATACATCTTGATTGATACAACTGGAAAGGGTTTATATGTGTAAATTGTTTAAATTATTAGAAGAACATATAGGTAGAAAAATAGATGAAAAACTTTTAAAAGATATAGGACGATTTAGAATGTCTTGGGTTAATAGAAATGAGGATCATATAGAGTGGTTATCTTCTAGATATTTAGGACTTGTTATAACTAGGTTCTCTGTAACAGATTTTAGAGTTCTATTTAACGAGATTATGAAAATAAAAGATATAGATAAACTACAAGAAGATATTTATCATTTTAAAGAAGTAAATAAAAATTTTAAGGTTAGTTCTAATGTCTATAATGTAGTTTTATTTGGATTAATGGCTTATTATAGTCAAAGGAAATTTTCAGAACATATAACTAATACTGCTAAAACAGAATTATTTTCAATTTTTGCATATAAGGTTATTTCTTCTAAAGTTGGTGAGTGGTTTGGGAATTATCAGTTACCATTAAATGTTCATAAGACAGTTATAAATAAAATGTCAGGGCACTTTAAATTAAAACAATTTCGTAACTGGCAAGAAGTTATCGATGATTATGCTTTAATACTTTATATAAATGATAAATTGAGAAATGGTGGGGATAACCATCATAAAGAGGCATTTAATAAATGTGATGTAGAAGGTATATTATACGCATTAACAGATGGATATAATAGATTAACATCATTAATGAAAGAGTACACATCAGTACTAAGGGAAATAGAACAAAATAAAGGTGATGTAGTCTCATCATCAGATATAACTGACTCGTATGAGGATGGTGACAAAATAGGTGTAGTTCAAAATGCCTACCGTCAGAATTTTATTAATTTACAACAAATGGTTGGTGATTATTCAGTTTTATATAATAGTCAAACTTTACAATTAACAAAATCTATATTCCCTATGACTCGTTTTAATCTTTTACAAAAAAATTTAAGAGTGATTTCAGATAATTACTTAAAAGAAAAAATACGATATGATGGTATCCTAAAAGAAATAATAGAAGTTAATAATAACATATTAATAAAAAGAGGTATAATACCAGATTTAGATAATAATGTAGTAGATGTATTAAAGAACATTAAATTTATATGGACAAATAGTAAAATAAAAGACGATAATGTAAAAAAAATAAAAAGTAAGATGATTAAAGAGGTGAAGCATAATTTAGGTATAAAGAGTTCTTCGATAATAAACAATATATCTCTATTTAAGGTCAATGACAAAGTGATAAGATAAGGATTAACTCCTTATCTTATCCTATAAACTTTTTTAACCCATCTCTTTAACTTATTATACCATTTATAGTAAACTCGATATTTAATTATAATCCTATTTAGTAAAATAATGTTTTTATCATCAAGCTTTATAAACCAAACACTATTGTCATATTTAACAAACCATTTTTGCTTTAAATTATCACATTGGGCAACTATTAGTCTTGTATCCAAAGTGTATAATACATACTTCTTGTTTAAGTATGTAAATGACATTGGTTTTGTTTTTTCACCACAATAGTCCAATATCTTTTTTTCACAGTCCATCGTTGACATTTAAATTATTTATTCCTTTTAACTAATTTTTTAATTCTAGTTAAAAAACTTGGTTTATCAAATTTTTCATATATTTTTTTTAATACATCAAAATCATATTTCTTAAATTTAATAAGTTTACCGTGATTGAATACAGGGATTACATAATAACTTTTACCATTTTTATAAATCCTCTTTAACCATCTTCGACTCACAGCACTATAAATTTTTACATCTGAACCACTTACGGTTATTACATAAGCCTTCCCATTGACTACAAATAGATTTTTCTCACAAAATGTATTTAAAAGCTTATCAGTATTAACTATTCGATATTTGATACCTTTTTTAGCTTCACTTCCAACAATAGTTTCATCTTGGTCTTTAAGTTCATTAAACTTTTCTATAACTCCAAGGTGTAAAACAATCTTTTTACTATCATTTATAGTAATAAACAGTGTTTCAAAAGTATCTTTTAATGGAGTATCTTCACCAATGACTTGTTTTGAAATACTTGCTTTAAACATTGGTGTTACTAAATTTCCACTTTTTGTTTTTCTCCAGTCTTTTGGTAACTTTTCATTACTACCTCTTAATATCTTAACCAAAGGTTTGATATATATCTTTAACTCATCTCTGTTAGAATTACCTAGATTAAAGTAAATACCACTATCATCATTAAAACCTCTAGCATATTTTAAGCTAGACTTAATTAGTGTTGTGTTTATTCTTGCCATACTGATCTCCTATGTTAATTTTTTATGAGTTTTGGCCAAAACTCATAAAAAATAAAATATTAATAAAAGTTATTTACTTGAATATAAAATAATAAGTTAAAGGAAAGAAAATGATCTTATTTTTAGAAGATTGGAAGAAATATCCAAGAGCTATACCAGATTATAAAACAAATAATAAAACATTTATAGAAACAGCTTCTGTTTTAAAACAGATGGGTTTAGAAAACCACACTTTTTTATTAGCATTACATAACCCAGATTTACAAGGAGTTGATCCTTTTGATAATGCCAATAGTTTAAGGACTAAATTAAAAATTGCACTAGAAATAAAAGAAAACCCTTGGTATTATTTTAGAGAAATTGCAAGAGCTCCTGCTATTGCTGGTACAACACCTAGACAATTTATAGCTAATAGAGCAAACATATCTTTGTTTTGGTTATTCTTTAATCACATTACAACATATCTTATACAACCAAGACAAACAGGAAAGACATTTTCCGTTACACAATTACTGGGTGGTCTATGTAGTTTTTGGATGGCTAATAGTAAGATGTCGATGCTTGGTAAAGATACAACACATAGAGTCGACCTTGTAGAAAAAACAAAAGCTAATATAGATGAGTTGCCTGAATTTTTAAAACTTAGAACTAAAAAAGATTCTAATAATACAGAGAATATTACTGTAAAAGCTTTAAAAAACATTATAAATGGTTATGTAGCACAGATGGACGAAAAAGGTGCATTAAAGATTGGTCGTGGTCTTACAGCACCTGTTGACTATATAGATGAATTTGCTTATATAGATAATAACTTTATTACTATACCAGCTATGTTAGCATCACTAACAGCAGCTATGGATGCGGCAAAAGCTAACAATAGTCCTTATGGTATTATTTTCTCAACAACAGCTGGACATATAAAATCTAAACCAGGGAAATATGCTTATAGAATCTATAAAGCATCTACTAGATGGAACGAAAAATTTATGGATGCTAAAAATCCAGAAGAATTAAAGAAGTTAATTAAATCAAATAAACCAGCTAGCGAGGATAAGTTATTAAGAGCTACCGAGATAGTTCTTTTAGAGTATAACCATAACCAGTTAGGTTTTTCTGATCTATGGTTGGCTGAAAGAATAGCTAAGGCAATTTCTGAAGGGGATGATGCTAAAGCCGACTTCTTAAACATCTGGTCTTTAGGTAGTATTAGGTCACCATTTACTAAAGAGTTATTAGAAGAATTAAATAATAATGTAGAAAAAGATCCAGAAATTGAAATTACAGATTATAATCTTGTAGTTAGATGGTATAAAGATAAAGAAGAATATAAAAATGGTAGACCTTGTATATTAGGTTTAGATACATCTGAAGCTGTTGGTCAAGATGGTATTGCATTTTATATTATGGATTATTATAGTGGTGAAACTGTATGTACTGGAAGTTATAATGATGTTAACCTAAACAAGTTTCTTAAATGGTTGGTTAAATGGTTTATAGATTATCCTGAATTAATAGCTATAATAGAAAGAAAGAATACAGGTGTTGGTATATTAGATGGTTTAATAGATATCTTACCAGAATTAGGTATAAATCCATTTAAGCGTTTATTCAACTGGACAGTAGATGAATTAGATAAACTCAACTTAGAAGAGAAGCAGGCTATCTTAAAAGACAAGGTAGATGATAGGTTACTTTTAAAATATAAGAAACATTTTGGTTATGGTACATCTGGTAGAGGTAGAGCTTCTAGAGATAACCTTTATTCTAAAACATTAAAAGAAGCAGTTAATTATCTAACTACTATTATAAAAGATGCTGAATTAGCGTGGTCGTATCATTACTTTTAGCTTACTGGTTTATTAAGTTTGGTAGAAATAAAGAAGTATATGGTTTAAACCCATCTGATGCTTTAAAATTCTTATCAACAGTTAATAGTGTAGGTGCTGAACGATTAGATAATAACACATATGTAGAAATGCAAAAGAAAATATTAACTGTTATTGAAACATTGGTTAATAGATTAAGAACAGTAACGGATGATGATATTTTAAAAAATAAAATCATAGTAAAAATAAAACAGTTATATAGTGTTTTAGATACAAGTGTAATCGACCCTATCAATATTAATAACATAATTAAACAATTATCTTTGGAACAAAACATAAACTAATAGAGAAGTTGGTCATTTAGACCAACCTCTCTGTTTTAAATATTTGTCAAAGTAATACTTAGTATACTTATTCATTCTTAACCTTAATACATTATAGACATGTTCTCTATTTATATCACAGGCATTTCTATTACCATACAGATTTCTTTTAGACTTACTACAAGTCTTCTCAACATTTCTAAACCATTTTTTAGGATTACATCCTTTAGTTAACTTACATTTAGATCTGTCTCTACTCACACCACCATAACCACCGTTGTAAGCAGCATCAGCAAAGGCTATACGATCTAATTCTGTCATACCGTGAACTCTCTTCAGTAATCTATAATTTCGTTTCCACATTAAAATGATAGCTCTAATTTGAGCTTTAGGTCTTCTTTTTAGATTATGCCAATTAACCCCTATAAAAGATTTTGGATATCGCCTTTTTAATTCGTGTAGACTATCAAACCGTAGTCTCCCATTTCTTTTAAACGCTCTCGTGATTTGTCCAAGACCTACACCTTGTTCTCTATATGTCTTAAGTTCAGAAGTTGGATCCCAACATCGGCGATGTCTTAAAGATATACAACTCTCCTGTTCTATTAATGCTGGAAAATAATAAACCGCATTAAAATCTTTTATGTAATTTTTAGATTCACTAAAAACAAGTGGCATATATTTATATGCCTTTTTTGGAATATAAGTTTTTACATTTACACCAAAAAGATTAAATGTTAAAAGTAAAACTATAAGTAGACTTTTCATAAGTATCCTTTTATTTAATAGTTCAATAAAGATTAAATCATCTTTTATAAAAGTTATTTACTTGAATATAAAACAATAAGTTAAAGGAAAGAAAATGTTGTATAACCCATATGAAACAACCTTTTTAAAGGGTAAAAAGACAGATGAAATAAATATGGAATTAAATAAGTTTTTCATAATGTATAAACCAGAAACATTGAGGTATGAATTTGTAAAGACAGATATGAAATTAGTTTTTATTACTGGTAAAAATGATGATGAAAAAAGATTACCTATTATGAACCAACCATTTGAAATTGAGTATAAACACGAAGATTATATAGTTTTAGATGTTAGAAGATTAATGAGACATAATATAGAAGAGGATTTCTTAGATGTTAATGATGTGATTAAGGATAAGATAACATTTATGTTTTTTTTAGTGAAAGCTATTTACTCATATTATGCTAAGACAGATACTATGAAATTTATTAAAATTTTTAATGCTACAGCTTTTGCTTATACTGAGTGGATGGTAGCGTCTATTTCTAGAAAGTATGGGTTAAGTCCAAGTGAAAAAGATGGTGTTTCTGTTGCAGTATGTTACTTTATTGTTAATATGTATATTAATCCTGATAATAATGAATATGAGGCTAATGAAGTCTTAGAAAGAACATTAGCGATACTTAAGATAAAAGTTAGTTCTAATGTTAAGAGTTACTACTTAAATACTATTAAAAAGACACCAGCAACAATAGATGATATGTTAGAGAATGTAGCAATACTTAGCGATTCTCCAAAGTTAATGAGTTTAAATAGAACTGTGCTCTATGAATTACTTTCTAGATCTTGGTTTGGACAAAATGCTGTAGAGGAAAGTTTAGTAGCAACTGAACATTTACCAACAGTTGTAGCTATGTTGAATACTGTATTGGTTTCATCTTTCTATAGAAAAACATTCTTTGGACAAGTCGTTGATGCTAAGAAAAGATACATTGATGCTAATCATTTTAAATTAAGTATAAAAGGTGTAATTGATGAAGTAGGAAGATATCCAGATATTTAAAAAAAGTATTTACTTTACTACCCAACTTTAGGGTAGTAAAGTAGTTAGAATAGTTTTGTAAAAACGGCAATAGCTAAAAGTGTATATGCTAGAACTTTTATAGAATTACCTATATAAATTATGTGACTCTTATCAGTTAATGTTGCTTGTTTAATTAACTCAGCATCAGTTTTTTCACCATTAAGTCGTCTATGTATATCTGGTAATACCTCTACCAAGAACATTAACAAACCGAATAATAATATTAGACCTAAAGTATTAATAATAACCGTACTATATCCAAAACCTTTTAAAAAATCACTATCAGCATCAACTAAAAAACTCCAAGCAAATGCTAAAACCAAAAAACCAAAATAAAGAATGTTCTTCATCATTTCTCCTTTTTTATTTAATAAACTTTGTAGGTAACCCGTTATCATCTTCTCTATCAATGAATAAAAGATCACCATCATTTAATACAACTATATTAATCCCTTGGTCACAATTTTTATTAAAGAAAGTATTACTAGCTTTAACAAATCCAGTATCCTTTGATATTGTTAATAGTTTATCTGCCCTTTTACATTTTCAAATACTTCGAATAACCCAATAATAACACCATTACTATCAGTGTTTAATAAATCCGCATTTACTGTTTGTAGTTTAGATGTAGTACTATTAATAAAATCAAGTTTAAAAATTTCACCTTTTCTATTTACAAATAATGATTTTTCGTTATCAACACTCATCAACTCACCATCTATATTATTATCGAGATTTGTTTCTAAAAAATTTGTAATTATATTTGTTTTTGGTTCAAATGTTCTTACAGTGAGTACACCATCAATATTCTCCAGGAAACATATTTTTTCATTAGTTAGTCTAATCAAGTTTGAAACAGTACCATTGGTTAATGTTATAGGAGTAAAGTTAAAAGATGTTAGTTGTGTTATGTTCTTAAACTCTTTATCAAAATAACCACAATGCCTAAAAACGATGACTTTTTGTTTTAAACCATTATTAGTATTAATAATAAATGAAACTGTCAAAATATTATTATCAAAATAATTTATTTTGACACCACTATTATTTATCATATTAGAAATGTCAAGAGTCGTAATAAGTTTTTTAAATACAACTTCATCATTATTTAATTCTTCTACAGTTAAATAACCTTTATTTTTATCTAAATGTAAAAAACACTTATTCATATTTGATTGTGTTAAGAAACGACTACCAAAAGTATTCTTACTATTTTTTTTAAAATTATAAGGTTGATAATATAGATCTTTATTTCTTTTTATTATTTTATCATTAGCGATGTATGGGTTATAAACTTCACTATTTTCATATAACATACCGTCATCAGTTGTCACTGTAACTTTTAGTTTGTATTGTAAATAAGGGTCTAAAACGGTTTTAATTGTTTTTAATGTTTCTAAGTCTATCTTACCATTTTCCACTAAACTTTCTTTTTCAGCTATTTTTTTAAATAATTGATATTCTATTTTAGTTACATTGGGTTTTCTAAAAGTAACTTTAAAACAATTTGGTTTGTTAGAGTAAAGGGTATTATCTTTTACTTCAACTTTTAGTATTTTTGTTTTATGTATATCTCTAAAAATAGGTAAAACACCATAATTACTGTTAGCATTTGTATCAGTATGATGTTGTACTTTTATAAGTAGTGCCTTTTGTTTTGGGAATTCATTTGTCTTTATTTTTATACTCGTTAAATTCTCTTCATCCCTTTCTCTTTTATAATAAACGTGCCCATTAGTATCTTCTACTAAATAAGTGGTTGATTTATGTAAACCCCGACCACTATAAATTTTCATATCGGATGTCCTAATAGTTAAATGTTCGTCTAAATTCGTTTCTATATTATCTATTTCAATAGTAGGGGTCATAAGAATTGTATCTGAAAATTTAAAACCTGTAAAATTCTTATCTAGTGCGATAGTTGTTAAAACTTGATCTGGTATAGGTTCAGAACCATTTATACTTTTATATTTTAAAATAACTCTGGCATAAATAACTGTACCATTATTAAAATCATAGTTATAGAAAACACTAAATCTATCATCAGGATTAGCTATAACAGCTATACGATGTTCACTATTCCAATTGTCTCTTTTTCTTGTAATTTGAAAATCAATACTTTCAAGTTCATAAAGGTCATTTTCAGGTATTTGAAAATCATTTATAAATAACTTATGTCTCATTTTTTTCCTTTTAATTTAAATTTTATTTAACCATTTAAATGGTAAACCATCTGGATATGGTAAACAAGGTTCAAAGTAATATGGTTTTGACCAGGTTTTACCGTATCTAATTGAAACCCTAACATATACAGGTACAGTACCATCCCACGGATCTCCATTAGGTAAACGGAACATAGTCTCCCAAAATTTTAAATATTTATCAGTACTTTTTACGGTTTGAATTATATTTGTAAAATCAGGTTCAAATGAGGCTTCCCATTTAGCTTCAGCTTGTTTGCCATCAACACCAATAGTTAGAACATCATCAATGTAAAAATAAGCCATAAAAATCCTTTTCTTCTTATCATTAGTCAATAAATGTTTTTAGAAATTAACTTTTATAATATTGAATGATTAATAATATAAAAAAAGGATTAAAAAAATGGCTCTTTTTAAACTAGGAAATGTAGATGAAAATATAGTAGCAGTTAGTTGGAAAGTCACTTCTGATGTTGAAGGACAAAAAATAGTTGCACCAATCATTGATGCTTCAACGACTATGATAGATTCGTATATATCAAATTTAATTATACCACCAGGTTTAGTTTATTACATTTGGTATAAGTTACACTATACTGATACAGTAACGGATTGGATTGGTCCAAATGAATTAAGAGATACCTCGAAACTTTTAACATTAGATTTAAGACCAGAACTTTTTGTAGATATACCATTAATAGAAGTAGAGGGTATAGACGATGAAACAAAAGATTCTATTAAAATTAAAACATCTAAAGCCAGAATGGGCGGCGATATACATGAATCAACGACTTATATTTTAAGAGACGAAAATAATAAAATATTAATGGCATCTATTGAGGATAAAGAGAACTTAACATCTTTAGATGTTTTAAAGTCTGAATTAGACTGGCTTAGAATAGATAGTTTAAGAGTCGAAGTAGCTCATAAATCTGAAGTTGGGATTACCTCAAAGTTTGCTAGTGAAGAATATAGTTTAAATAAATATGGTTTAAAAATAAAAACAGACAAATTTTTAGATCCAACTAAGAAAAATATTTTCAAAATCGAATTTAGTAAAGGTCGGTTACTCAAAGTCCATTTTAAAGATTTTAATAATGATAAAATTATTTTAAAAAAGTCTTCATCAGAGATTCTTAATAAAACTATAGTCTTAGAACCAAAAACATTAGATAATAATGCTATTTATAAAATCATCGTTTTTTTAAAAGTTGATGATGAAATAGATGGGATTTATAAAAAGGAGTTCACTATTGAGACTGTTACACCTCGTGAACGTTTTGTTTTTAATAAGGAAATAAGTCAAAAAGATGTGGTGGATGAGTTTGGTATTAAAACTAAATTGGCTATGTTAAATGGTTTTTTTGAACCAGTTAGTGCTAATAACTTTTTTGTACTTAATAGTGAATCACGATTAGTTAAAGTTAAAATTGATTTTAAAAATTCAACTATTAAAGAAATAATAAGTGTTGAAACAGATTTTAATAAAACAGTAACAAGCGATGTAAAAATTTTAAATATAGATAAAAATCGGATAGTAATGGTTTACGAGAATGCTGAAAATAAAACAGTTTTACATTGTTTATCAGTTCATGGTGAGGTTGCATTAGCTAGAACATTATGGGAAACAACATTAGATGACTTTAAATCTATTTTCTTTAATGGGTTTACTAATATAGCTTATGATCCTATTACTCGGAGTTTATATTCAAATGTTATAAACAATAACAATAATTTGTTTTTAATGGTTGTTAATGTAGATACAGGGGTTTGGGAATTAAAAGATCCTAGACCTGATGGATATACTGACTCAACAGTTATAGTTAATATTGGTAATGGAAAATTATTAACACTAGGTGGGAATTCAGAAACAAGTAGTTATTTTTATGATACTAAAGAAGATAAATGGATTTTAACTAAGGCTTTTCTTGAAGAATTTAAGGATAAAGATTTATACACATATAGACGAAGAGATGGGAAAATATCGTTTATACCTATTAATGATCACGATGTAAACTATATGATTTATGATCCAATAAAAGATTTATTTATTAAAGTTAGTAAATCCGACCCACAACCAACTGGTAAAGTATTTTTTAGAAATTTTGATAATATAATTTTTCGAACAACTGAATTAGAAAATGCAACTATCTATCGCTATAAATAGCGATAGATAGTAAATGTAATTTCGCATTAAATGATGTAGATTCATTCTACTCAAGAAATTTAAATTTAAATATTAAAGGAAAAATTATGAGTTCAATAGCAACGGCCGCTGCAAGATTCCTCTATGATGGAGTGAATGATAACTCTGGTGCTGTTATAAAACATGAACGACCTATCTTTTCAGACCACTCGCCAAAGGTTTATATCTTTGCGAATAAAGGTCCAAGAGAAGATTTCGCAGGTGGTTTAAGTGTTTTATCATCAGTATTTGGAACAGATGCGTTTGATCCAAAAAACCCATATTTTAATAGTGCAACCTTACAATTACAAATTTTCGGTAAAGCTGGAAATGATGTAACCGTACAAAGATTAATACCTACTGATGCAGGTGTACCTGCTAATAAAAGAATTTATGTCGATTTATTAGCTGCTGACATCCCTGTCTATAAAAGATATAATGACGGTTCAATTCAAAGAGATGTAAATGGTGATCCTATTCAAGATGGTACTGAAACAGTTCCTGGTTATAAGGTAAAGATGATAACAGAGGTTTTAACAAGCGACTTCGATAATGCTTCACCAAAACCAGGTACAATGGAAGATGCTGATGGTAATAAATCAACTATGTATCCTATTATGACAGTATTTGCTGATGAAGTGGGTAGTGATTATAATAAAAATGGTATAGCTCTAGAAGTTATTGATAATGACTCTGTAAATAGAGAGTTCTTAGAAACAACTAGAAAATTAACATATAATGCGATGGTATATCGTAATAATGGTGTTGCTAAAATTGTTAAAAGTTTAACTGGTTTAATTAAGACTAAGTTTACTTTAGAAGATGCAGTAGACCCACTATCACAAGAGAATAAAAGTATTCAAGAACAATTTGTTCCAACTTATTATAGTAAAGAAGAAGGTCCTGGTTTCAGATATCCTGACTTTGGTGGTATAAATGTACATCAAAATATGTTAGAGCAAGTTCAAACAATGATTATTGAAAAAGAAGCTGCACAATTAGAACGTGTTGTTACAACAGTTGAAGGTGATACTAAAATTGTTGCTGGTTGGATGGATTTCATCGAGACATCAGAGGAAGCAGTTAAAGAGAAAGATAAAGGTTTAGTTAATGTATTAAACTTTACTTCAACATCAAGAGTTCCTTATTATACTGTAGAGTTTGATAAAACTCCTGTAACAGATGTTCAAGAAGTTAGACTATCTTTAAAAACTCCTATCTATTTAGAAGGCGGTCAAGATGGTACAGTTACTTGGGATAATTATCAGACATTATTTAAATCTGAAATGGAAGATTATTTAGACCCTTATAGTAAGAAACAAAGTTTAGCTCTTAACCCTGATACAATTATGTATGATCCAGGTGTTGATTTAGAAGTTAAGTTATCTATGATTAACTATACTGCTCTAAGAAAAAACACATCTGTAGTTTTATCAACATGGGAAGTTACTAAACCTAATGCGACTTGGCAAGAACAATTACCTATAGCTAAAGCTATTATGGCTAAAATGGCTCTTACACCTGAATCACAAGAGTGGAACACTCCATTTGCTAGAGGTTTTATTGTACTTGGTCAAAGTAAACCTATCGGTGTAAACTATAATGGTTATGTACCTAGTTCATATGATGTTGCTAGTAAGTTTGCCAACTACTTTGGTAACAAACATGGATGGAAAACAACAGCTGATTTCTTTAGTAAAGGTGCTAATGCAGTTGACACTGTTGAAATTGTTGAACCTAAGTTTATACCAGAACCTCTTTATGATAAATTATATAAAGATGGAATAATCTGGCCTTATAATTCAGATAGAACAAGTTTCTTATTCCCATCATTCAGAAGTACATACGCAGATAGTACAAGCGTACTTTCAAATCCTAGAGTTATCTTTGCAATTACTCACTTAGTAAGAGTTGGATTTGAATCTTGGTTATACTTTGCGGGTTCTGATGATCCTCAAAAAGTATTTAAGTCTGATGTTGAGAATTGGATTAAAGCTAGAATTAGTGATAGTTATTTTGATAATAAAGTAAGTGCAGATGTTAAGATTGAATTTACTGATGTTGATAATACTTTAGGTTTTAGTTGGACTATACATTATACACTATATGGTAATAGCCAATTAACAGTTGCTAATGGTATCATCGATGTAGAGCGTTTAGCAAATAAAGGAGTTAAGTAATGAGTACTGTAGATTATGGAACGGTAACTAGTCCTTTTAGTAACCGTCAAGAACAAATACCAGCGTTAATAGGTGATTCACAATCTCCTATTATAAATCCTAAGTATGGTGGTTCACAAGGTTGGTCCCCTAGATTAGGTATGTTAGATGGCGCTGCTGAATGGATAAGTGAAAAGCCGTATGTACAAGAAGACGTTATACCTATAATTTTAGAATATCCAAAAGGATTTGATTTACTACCTAATGGAGATTTACTTAAAAGAATACTTAAGTCTTATTGGGAAGATAGAGTTTCTAAAATTGATGGTTTAAAAGCTACTATGACTATCGAGTATGCAGAACATGCAATTGGTAGAAGTGGCCAAAAATATCAAGTAGCTGTAAAGTCTACTAGAGAGCAATCAGAGATTTCAACTACTGCTGTTGAACCTGCTGGTAGACCATTTGAAAGAACATTCGAAATATGGCTAAGATATTTAGTAAGAGATGACGTTACACAATCACCATTACTTACAACCGTTTTAGCTGGTCCTAGAGATGTTAAAGAGATATATTTTGATTTCTTAAATAGTTGTACAATTCTATTTATAGAACCTGATACTTCTAGAAGATATGTTGAAAGAGCATATTTAAGTTTCAATATGAAACCTAAACAAACTCCAGAGATTACTTCTAAAAAAGATATTAGTGGTTCAGCAGAGATTAAAGAAAATACTATACCTTGGACAAGTATTACTTCAGTTTCAAATGGTGTCTTTGAATTAGGACAACTTATGTTAGACAACATGTTAGTGATTGGTACAGATCCATTCTATGATAACATAGCTGTTGGTTCAACAGTTAAAGAAGCTGTTGATGCAAAACTACAAGACATAAGAGGTTTTGACGAAAGTACTAATGTTTAATAAAAAAAAGATAAGTTAGATATTCTTTAACAGTACTATATGTCGTAAGACATATAGTACTGTAGTTAATATTGGTTCTTATTTTTCTTTATCTTCTTCTTTATAGAAAAGACCAAGGTCATAGGTCATATATGTTGGTGTAGTCTGTGTACCAACAATGATTTTATCTTCATCTTTAATAGTTTGAATTTCTAATACATCATCATCTTCATACCCTAAATGACACTGACCATATAACTCCTTTTCTTCTTTACCTTCATAAAGTTTTGCAGTTTCATTAACAAAGTCTTGACCATATTTCTTAACAAAGTCTAGTGCTTCTCTTGTACCTTTAGGTGCAGCTTTTTCAAAATGTTCTTTACTAACAGTAATAGTAATGTTATTATCTGTCTCTTCAACTTGAAAGTCTTTCTCTACGAATAGAGATTTTTTAACTCCTGACATTTTTAACTCCTGATTTAAAATTTAATATATACTAGGCAACTAAATAATATAGAGATAAATAAAATATGATTTTAATGAAGAATTAAGACTAAAAGGATTTACGAATGGCAGTCGTTGGTGGTAAAGGTACAGGTAAAGGAAATAAACCAAATTTCCAAGATTTAAAGAAGATAGGGAATAAAGATTTTACTCTAGGATTCTTTACAGAATTAGAAGAGGCAAAGAACTATGTTAAACAGGGTAAAATGCCAGATATTAAAGGAATGATAGATAGACTACTAACAAAGTTTAAGAACCTTATCTCATCAATTCTAGCCCAGTTAAAACAGCTATTTGATTTTAGTGCTTGGTTGGATGAGTTAGGATTGAAAAAAATAGCTGAAATGATATTCAATTTATTATCAGCTGCTTTAGGTTTATTTGGTATAAATCTATGGGATAAAGTTAAATGGTTAAAAACTTTTGTTAATGATTGTTTAAATCTAAGTAGTGATTTTAATAAACAATATGGTATAGAGTTACCTAATGTTGAACAATTTGCAGTAACATCTATTTTACTGGGTTTAATATGTTCTGGTGATATTGATGCTTTTAATACAGCAGAAACTATTTTCGGTAAGAGTTTTAAGAAAACAGAGATTGCTAAACAAGCTCCTACTTTATTAAGAAAAGGTAAAAGTAAAAAACCCATTAAGACATTAAAACAATTAGACGAAAAAGAAGTATTCCCTTTAATAAGCCGTTATGATAGAGATCCTAAAAATAGTTTAGTTAAGTTTTTAGATAATAGTAAAGCGGAAATTAGTTTAGATGGGTATAATACTTTATTAGGTATAATGAGTAAGATGGATAAAAATAAAGAGAAACCAATATATAAACTTAAAGGTGAAAGTAAAAAAGTATTTGAAAAATTTGTTAAAGTAGGAAAGCAACAAGTTATTGAAGAAGATACATTTAAAGCACCTGACATAGATAATGGGTTATTGTATACTGTTTAATACTTGGTAAGGAGATTATCTCCTTACTAAGTACATAATTAATTGTTTAATAGTTCTTGTGGCTGTTATTTGTATACGCTACATTGTTAGAATCTAAAACAGCTTGGAATGGTACAGCAACGGTATTAAATAGAGCCATACTATGATAAGCAGGTGAGAACATTGCTTGAACACCATACTTAGCTTTATAGTATTTCATTATAAGTTTTGGATATATAAATCTATTCTCGTGTAGAGATCTACCAGCTAATGTACTTATGAAGTTAGATAAACTATCTTCATCATTTATAGCTATATCAAAAGCGTTCATAACAACAGGAGCAGCTAAATGTTCTGTAAAGTCGGTATAAGTAAATTCTAATACAGTTGAAAGAGCTTGTCTATCACTATTCCAACCTATATTAGAATCCCCTCGTTTAATTGTAAAACTAGTTATCATACCTTTAGTTCCATTAAGGTGACCTTTTAGGAAAGCAGAACTTAACATAGGTGATGTAAATGTAGCTTTACCAGTAGCTGTTGGTAGAGTCGCCGCTAATATAGTTGCAATAACACTATCTTGGTATAAAAGCGTTGCTAATGGTTCGTTAAAAGGCATAGTCAAATCTATCCTAAAAGTATATTGAGGAAATGTAACGCTACTGTTTTTCCACATCTTACCCATTTCAGTATAACCACCACCAAATAATGCATAAACTATATTACTTAAACCAAAAGTCATACTTTCTAAACCACCACTTAATGTTTCACCTATAGTGTCAGTAACACTCTTAACCATATTACCAAATATATTACCATCGGATAAAGAGAATCGAGCATCTAAAGCAGCTCCACCTATTTGATTTAGTTTATATTCTAATGGTATATTACCAACTTCATTACTAAAAGTTATACTACTCTCTTTTATTAAATCAACTTGCAGTGCTAAATAACCACCGCCACCGTGTACTGTTGATCTAAAATATTTCTTTAACCGTTCAATATAAGTACTTGTTATTTCATCAGCTTTAGCTAAATATTTACCCTCACTATCAGGTATATTAGTAGGGTCTTCATTTGGATCTTTACTATCAGTAGATTTAGTACTATCTTGAACAGCATCAAAACCTGCTTTTACATCACTTATGGCACCAGTTACACTTGCGACTGTACTTGTAATACCTTCAATAGCAGAACCTATACCACCCAGACTACCACCCAATCCGCTAGTTGCATCAACACCTAATGGTTTAGCAGTCTCTTTTTTCTTACTAGCGTTGTTATCAACACCAAGTATTAATTTTTCAAACCAATCTTGAAAAGATGGTCCTTTCTCTTTTTTATATTTTATATTAGTATAACCTAGAACATCATCTATGTTACCATCTATATTACCATATTTTTCATATTCAGATTTCATAACTTCATTAGCTAATATTTGTGACCTAGTAGCTATCGCATATATATCAACTCTACCTTCATCTGATATGATATCTGGCATAGCTTCTTTCATATATCCTAATAAATCTTTATCAGGTCTTAAAGCAGCTCCTATCTTCTTATTAGGATTCTTTTCCATAGAGTAAGGTGTAAATCCTTTTTCAATAGCTATCTGATTTAATATAACATTTGCTTTACCCCAAAACTGTGCCATCTCTGGTCTTAATTTATAGTATTTATTTGTTTCGTTACCTACAAAGAATTTAATACCAAATTGTAAAGCCGAGAAAACTAAGAACCGACCAAAACCAAAAAAGGCTATAGCACCTAAAGAACCAATAACTCTACCTATCTTATAAGACATAGGTAAGTAACCTTTATGTGCTACTATGACTTCAGCTCTTGATACAGCTCTTTTTAACCAGCTAATAAAAGATGTAAATTCAGGTAGTCCCATCTGTAAAAAAAGTAGTTGGGCGTTATCATCAAAAGCTCTAGAATAAAACTCACCCATACCTAAACCAGGAGTATCATTACTAGGACTTACTTCTCCTCTTGATTCTAGTCTACCTTTCTCTCTGGGATCAGCGTAACGACAAAACTGTGGTCTAGGATTTAAAGCTATATGACCACCAATAGATGTGTCAACTATTTTTTTCATTGCATTGTTATAGAATCTATTCCGTGCAACAGTCGGATTTAGATCACCATTAGGTGTTAACATTCTTGTTATAACCCAAGATTTATCATCTATATTATCTTTAGCATCATAACTTAAATTTTTAGTGTTATGATTACCTGTTTCTGTATTCAATTTTAATTTATCATAAAGTATTGATCTCTCTGCCATTTCATATCCTTAATTAGCCTTATCAACTAAAACAAAAAAAGAAATGGTGGATTTTAAATTATAATACAGTATATCAACTGTACTTACGAGTTATAACAAAGTCAGTGATATTAAACGGTAAAAAGGGTTATACTAGTAAGGAGTCTTGTCTCCTTACTAGTATTTTTACCAATTATAAAATTTACAACTATTATCATCACATCTAAACATACTTAACATAGTAGTGAATAACTGTACTGTTTCAGATTCTAAATCAAAACTTTCTTTACACTCTTGAAGTAAATCCATAACGATTGCTTTATCAGCTTTACTCTCTGCGTCGAAAGTTAAAAAGTCTCTACTTTCCATATCAACACTAACTAACCCCTCTCGTATAGTACTAAACTTATCAGCTCCTTTAATACCAGGTGCTGTCACATCATCCCAAGTATTAATATGATAAACCTCTTTATGTAGTACACCATTAACTACTTGTCCCATACTTAGACTTCTAACTGAATAAGAGACATTAACATTCTTATCTCTAAGAGCTTTATTAATTAAATCACCATGAACACCGTGACCTTTTAATAAACTATAAACTCCAACCTCTCCATTAGGATGATCTACTAGTTTAACAGCTTTGTGATGTGTACTTATGTTATTTTCATCTACGATTGAAAGTCTTTTACTAAATTCTTTAATAGACATACCAGGGACTAACTTTGGATGACCGTGCTCACCAAATTGTTGTCCATTTTTAATACGGTTTTGTAAAGCAGAGTTTTCAGCATATAAGGCTCTAACTTTATCAGTTATAACATATTTTTGACCAGCACTGTTCATTACATTATATCCACCAACTCTTAACCAAGCATAACCATCTTTGTCGAATTTTAATTCTCCAGGATTTTTAATTATATCCTGACTATAAATAATCTTTAAATTACTCATACCATACCTTTTTATATTATTTTTATATATATCATAAAAATGTGGTTAATACTATAGTTTAGAAAAAAAAGAAAGGTGAAAGTAGTCCGAAGACTACCCATCCATACTATCCAGAATACCTCTACTCATAACAAATAGTTCTGATATAGTTGTTAGACCACCACTAGCATTTCTGTGACCACCACCATTAAACTGTTTAGCAATTTCAGAAACATCAGTTCTGTCATTAGTACTTCTAAATGACATACTAATCTTGCCATTACCTTTAAACTTTATATTAAGAGCAAAGTCATAGATTTTATCAACATCTTCTATCAGTAATCTGTTCATAAGGTCAGATTCGATGTCTTTACTGACATTATTTACGATTACATTAAATACATTGCCGTTAACATTAATGGTGGCTGGGAATGCTAACTTCATAGCTTTCTCCACTTCAAATTCTTTTTTCTTTAAGAGAATTTTACCAGCTTCAATTGTCTGGAAGTACTTCTCATCTCTTAATTTTAGGTTATCGTATAAGAACGATAACCACTCTTCTAAGACAAAAGGAGTTGCAAATAATATTTCAGTGGTATATTTGGTATTATTTCTTTTCCACTCCCAAATATCTCTATCTTTTACATCTAAAACTATTTCGGGTGTTTTAGTATTAGGATAGAAGTATTGCCAGGTTAAAGTGGCACCAGATTCTTCATTATCGAAGATGGTTTTAACATCTTCTTCATTTAGACCATCTAACATATCTTTAGCAGTAACGTGATGATCGATAATCGTTACTGTCTTAGCCACTTTAATAATTTCAAGAAGGTTATCTTCTTTTGGTGCAAAATCCACCATAAGAACTTTTTTGTCCCTAAATACTTCAGGGTCTAAATCTTTGCCATGAATGCCTTCTATTAACTTTAAATCTTTACCATTTTCATTATGGTACTTCTTAGCTACAGTAGCCGCCATTTGTCCGTCATTACAAAATGCGTGATATACACATACCTCAAATATTTTTTTCATTTTTACACCTTTTTTTTAATTAGTGATATCAGTCACTATTTAAATAATATATGGATAAAATTTTAATGAAAAAAAAGAAAGTTGGAGTAGGGGATTAAATCCCCTTGTACCATCGATAAAGTTTCCAATTGTTAATCAGTAACCCAATAACAAGTATTATGGTTAAAACCCAACAAATATGAAAGAAATCGATTGCTTGAAATTCATAATATTCTGTCATAATATACATAAAAAGTGTAGTAGCCGTTCCAACTAACTTTGGTATAATAGCTGTCTTGCGGCGTATTATTGTTAAAAAATCCTTATAACGAACATCTTTAATAAAGTAGTCTTTAAACTGACGATGCAACTCAGCCATTAAGTGTTGGAAACCCATACCTAAAATAGTAATGAAAGTCATCAACTTTAATAATTTTACTTCATCGTTTTCAGTTAGTATTAGGTATATGAGTATTCCTTCTATTAATAAATAAATAGACTCTGATACAAACATTATTAAAACTGCCTTTTTTAACTCAACACCTCTTAAACTTACATATCGATTAAAGACGAGTATGGTGGTTAGGATACCAGCCACGTTTTTAATAAAATCTAACCCAGAAACTGTTGCGAGATGGTGGCTACCAATCTGGAAAATATATTGGGTTAGTAGGACCATTAAACCCACCATAAGTCCTGTTAACAAATTGACCCAAAGGTCATAACTAAAATAATTTCTCATCATAACTCCTTAAATTATGAGAATGTGATAATCATTGCTGATTACGGGATCTTTCTAAGAGAAGACAACTAATAGTAATGTCAGTCACTATTTAAATAATATATGGATATTTTCTTAATGTGTAAATATCCGTAATTACTCCATTAATTGATAATCCAAGTAAAGGAAGTTTATGGATATTACTAAATTAAAAAGAGATAAAAATTTAGCTAAGAAAGTATTAAATGTAAAAGAGAGTGTTGTTACTGTAAATGAAAGTTGTAAGGTTATATTCCCTACTAGGTTTGTTAATGTTGGTGTTTGTTCTATAGAGAACTATACACAAGTATTAACTTGTTTTGCTGTTGTTGTTAAAGATAAATACTTTATACTTAACGCACCAACACTTATATCGATGGAACCAACTGATATAGAGACAGAAGAAATAGATGGACAAGAGTATTATGTTTGTACATTTGAAAAAGATGCTTTATTTATGACAAGAAGAGATATCGCCATAACTGATGCATTTATTTTTGATTTATTTATAGAGATAATACAGAAGGGTATGGTACCTTGGTATTTAGACGATGATGATGGTACTACACTGTTTAGTAATGCTGGTGTTTATGCTGGTTCTAACTTCTCTAGTAACTTACCCATCATTAGTGTCCTTTGGTCTATTAACGCTAAAGACCCAGATGTGCCATCTAGATATTACAGAGAAGGTAAATGTCAAGGACGACCATTATTCACAGGGTTAATAAATAATAGTGATTATGCTACAACTTATCAAAAGATAACAGGACCTTATTTTAAAAGAGGTGTTACATCAGCTGTTCGTAAAGGTACAAAGAAAGGTACAACTATGGACAAGTACTACAATAGATAAAAATAAAGTATCATACAGTAGAGCTCTAGACTTCTACTGTATGTACTTGTAAAAATAAATGTTCAATTATAATCTCAAATATAACATAAGCTATACTATCTTTTGGTTTTAGTTCTAAAGTTTCATAATATTTAGCTATCTTAAGATAAACAGTTTTAACAACTTTATGATCAGAAAATATATCCAAAATTAAAGATGCTACAAACTTTTCTATATCTTGTAGTATTTCTATATTAATATTACCTACAACTTTACTAATGTGGTCAATAACTTTTCCTAATTTTTCTTTATCATCTTTTAACGCTGGTATTTTAGAAACATTTTCTAATAAAATATTATTAAGATGCAATCTTAAATATTTCTTGTTCTCTATATCAGCTTCAATTTTAAGATGATTAATTTTAGCAATATAATTAGACTTAATAGTTTCAAGGTTTGATAGAATTTGATTTAATCTAATACGACCAGTTTCAAGACCATTTGTTAAAGTAGCACCAATAACATTGTCTAATGTTAAATTATGAGTTTCTAATAAATCATATATATTCTCATTAACATACATAGTATCTTTATATGTACGATAAACAAAAATAGGATTTTCTTTACTATCTAAATTAGTTAAACTAGTTAACTCATTAAATAAACTAACAGAAATGTTTTTAGTGTATATGCGTAATTCATTATCTTTTATATCACTAGCTACATCTTTAAGGTCTCTTAATTGTAACAATAATAAAAGAAGATATGTTATTACCGTTTGGTCTAATGATTTGTCATTAGATAATACACCAGCATCATAGATATCTTTACTAGTAAATAAATTTAAATCATTACATACACTTTGAATAAATTTAGCTTCATAATTACCTTTTAAATAATTAGCTACTTTTTGACCATAAGCACTTGTTTGTCTTTCACTAAGTATATCTAATATATTAACATCATCGTACAAACGGAATATGACTTCTCTTGTTAAATCAAAATTACTTTCAACTTCAGGTAAGTACGGGAAACTCTCTAAAACAATTTCTGGTATGGTTACCTTTTTAAGTTTTCTATCTATACTAACAATTTTATTATTAACTTTTTTTAACTCTTCATTAACTCCCATAACTGTATTTTTAACAACTGGTAAAACATTAAGTCTACAGAAATCAACAGCATTAGCTATTTTAAGACCTAAAACATCTAAGTAAGCAGTATTAGTTAATCTAGCTGGATCTAGGTTAACAGTAGCTAAAGGTGCTAAATCGTTATAATAAATTTCTTTATAAGTAGCATCTTTATCTTCGTCTAAATATCTACTATTAATAAACTGATTATAAATAGTGTCAAAAGTATTATATAATGTATCTATAGTTACATTAGATAGTTCAACTTCTCTATTAGATAATTCATCAAGAGCTATCTTACTTGCATAATTTCCAGCATATTTAATTTTCTTGTATATCGGGTTTATTTTCATAATCTTTCCTTATTTTTATAAGTTTCTTCAATAAAAGTTTTATAAAAGTAAGATACTTCGGTTAACCGAAGTACTCCTTTAAAACTTTCTCCTTACCAGCTTCTAGAAATTGAGTTAAGAAACTAACTTCTAAAGCTGAATTAACAATCCTAGCTTCTAGTGATCTAACACTAAAGAAACCCTCTAATATCTTATCATCATTAACTATATACTTTTCACTGAATGCATTACCAACAGTATACTTAAGCTGATTACCAAGAACACCTTTATCACCAATTGACATTGGTTGTTCGTGTTCTATAGTTATAGTCATTATAACTTCTCCTTCTAAAAGAGGTACACCTTTATAACTAAACGTATTATCAACTTCACCATCTATATTAGGATCTTGTTTTGTCATCTTCATTAATTTATTACTTACATCAGCCACCCTTTGTAGAGACTTACTTAACTCTTTATATTCACAATGATATCTTAATTCTATATTGGATATAACACCATCAACACCAGCTTTAGGATATTTCTTTTGAGCTTCCATAATTTCTTTAAGTGTTTCTTTATCAAAACTTGAATCTTTTAAAATGTCCTTATTTATAATAGTGAATAGGGGTGTATTAAATTTAACCTTGTCGTTAATATTAACGATGTCTATTATCTCTTGTTCATTAGTAAATCTAAAAGTTTTACTTTTATTATTTTTAATTTTTAAATCCGTAAGACCTTTTTCCTCATAAAGCATCATAGAGTCTTCATAAGTTTCAGGGTCTTCTAAGAATGCTAATCTTAATAAGACACCTGTCTTATAAGTAACTTTCTTTGGATCAAATAAACTAGGTTCAAAGAATAATGTATCGTAACTGATAGTATCACCAGCTTTGAACTTATCCCCTTTTTTCCAAGTAGTTATAACATTATGTTTAGCTGATACACCAGACTTATCTTTAGCAAACCAATGTCCTAATGGTAATGTTAATTTTTCTCCTGACTTTAATTCTATCTTTATATTACTTGGACTTACTGATAATACTTTACCTGGTTCTCTACTAGCATATCCAAACTTCTTACCAACTCTAAATATAATTACACCTTCATAACCAGTCATAACGGGTAGTGTTTTATAACCTTCAGTCGCTATTATGTTAGTGTTCATAATAGATGTAAACCCTTTTCTTTTGGGATCGTCTTTATTACCAAAAGGTGCTAATAAAACAGAGGTGCTATTTAACATACTAGGTTTTAAGTCTTTAACATCAGTGATTTTTTTACTATCTCCCAAAGCTGATTTAAAGTTAGGTGCAGAAGTAGTATATACATTAACTCCAACATCAGAACTATCTTTAGTGGCTTCAGAAGTTATACCTAGTTCACTTTCGTGGAACTCTCTACTTATACCTACCATAGCTTCTTTACTTCTACCACCTTCCCCTGTATAAGTTGTATCTTCTTGGTCTTTTAATGCTAAAATAGGATTAACATCATTAACTATGATAGTTCCACTATCAGATGGTAGAGTTTTAACTATTTTATAAGGGTCTAAAATTAAGGTAGCACGACCAAAGCTTTTCTTATTTCTATAAGTTCTTAAACTATTAACTAGTTCTTTATATAAGTAACTCGCTATTCTTTCATCACCTCTTAAAAGCATTTCATCTGCATTATTAGGATGTCCTGAATAATCTGTTAGTAGTAATTCACTAGCACGAATTAAAAGTGCAGGTAAGTTAACAGGCTCTTTCATATTTTGTAATGTTACTATAGTTAATGGATCTATAAAGAGATGTTCCAAAAGATCTATTTCATTAATAACTAATAAAGGTAAATCCATAATACTAAAAATATCTCTAAATTGTTTCTTGTTATCTACAGTATTTATAGATATCTTTTTGAGATGTTTATTAACTGTTACTAAACCATAAAGTATCATATCGTTTAAACCATAATCTTTATCTATGACTATTGATTTATCGTTAAATCTAATACCATATTGGTTCTTGTTCATTCTTAGTGTAGTTGTATCTCTAATTTCATATTTAGCTTTTAAGAGGTCTAATAATTTAGTTAATCCCAAATAATAAGTTAATAATAATGCAACAGGTATTCTAGATTTAAATATTTTAACTGTAGAGTGTTCTACATTAAGTGTATCAACATCTATATCTAAAAACTGATAAAGATCCATATTTAATTTTGTGTATTTATTATTTTCATATACGGTTAATTTGTTATCGTTATCTATAAGTAGGAACTTCTTTTTATAGTTATTATAACCTATGAGGACTAAACCATCGTTTTCTATTTTTTCTAAATCGTTATTAACTCCTATATAGTTAGCTCTATTTAAGTAATCTAAGAATAGTTGATAACCGCTATAACTAAAAGATTTTATTTTTCTAGAAAGTACAAAATACTGTCTAGGTAGTTTAACATCGATTATTTTCAAAGTACTGAAAATAATCTTCTTAATATTATTACGACTTTTAAATTGTTTAACTATACTTACGCTAGCATCATATGTCCCAGTATCAGCCTTTTTTATAAAGAGTTTACCTATAGCTGATGTTAGAGTAGCTGTTTTACCATCTATCTTTCTTATAGGATTATCTAGTTTTTGAAATCTTAATTTATATACATTTCCATATATTTTAAATGTTGAGTTTTCTTCAATGTATGGAACAACCATCATACGCTTATAACTATTACCAACTATATCTTTAATAGTAAAATGTAATTCATAGTATTTACTTATGTTATTTTTAAAAAGAACTTCTTTGTATTCCTTTATGATGTACCCACCTCGTTGTATACTGAATACTGTATTTCTATATATTTTAGATAAAACATATTTCATTATCTTTTGTCTTTTTACATTAAGAGTATCTCTTAACATAGCTTTATCTTGAACAAAATCTAAATCAGGTAGATTAACATCTTTTTCTGTTAAAGTTAATTTATCTATATCGATTTCTTCTATAGGATTTTGTTTAAGACTTTCTTCTAATTCAGCTTCTATTTTCTTAACTTTAGCTTTTGGTATCTCCATCATCTCTATATGGGATTTTAGATGTTTAGTAATTAGGTTATTATCAAACTTAATCTTATTCAAGTCTTCTAATTTATCTTCTTTATAAATAACCTCTTTGGTTTTTTCGATAGTTACTTCTTCTTTAATCTTTTTTTCTATAGTATCTATATCATCTTTTTTAGTTAATGTTAAATCTAATTTAGTGGATTTTAAAGAAAGTATTAATTTCTTATGAACATCTTTAAAATTAGATTTGTTTGTTATTATTTCATTTTTAGGAACATAGAAAATATCAGTTACACTACCTAGTAATGTCTCTAGATTAATGAACTTTATTTTATTATTAAAATAAAAAGCAAAACTTATCCTATCTAGTATATCAGCATATTTAAAGAAAACAGAATTTTCATAATATTTAGGATGAATTAACTCCAATAATTCTTTAAAGAAATAGTTTTCATCTTTATTAACTAAACCATAAAGAGCCATATCTTTAAGTTTCATTGCTCTATACATTTGTTCTAAGTTTAAACTATCAATACTATTAATAGATATCGGTATGATAAGATGTTTTGTTAAAAGATTTGTTTTAAAAAAGTTTAATAGACTTCTTAATCTTATATCATTATTTTTAAAGAAATCTATATAGTCTCTTGTATCTATTGTTATTGTTTCTTTTAAAACGCCAGCATTAATAATAAATGGAACATTCTTTTCTTTTAGTGTTTTAATCTTGTCTTTATTAACAGTTAAGAAAGAATCAAAATGTAAACGACTTTCTTGTTTAAATTGATTAATCTTTGTTATATCCTTACGGTATCTAACATCAACATTATATGGTTCATATAGGTTTATGTTGTAACCATTAAGTTTATCGTCCATAAAAGAGATAAACCCTTTATCTGGCAATAAATCATTATCAAAACCTAACCATCCTATAACATAATCTTTAGCTATATCCAGTTTATTAACATCTATAGCTTTATGGTGGACAAACTGATCTAATGTTTTAGCTATAAATCTTTGTTTAAAAATTTCATTTGTTAACATCTATTCTCCTTTTTAACAAACTTTAACATCAGCAGTTAAAGTTTTTGATACGAATTTTATTATATCAGTAACAGGGTCATCTAGTAATTTTCCTTCTGTTGATATATAAAAAGACCTTTTATTAAATAAATCTTCTATTTCTTCTCTACTCTCTTTAGTATAAACCGTATTGGCTGAACCTTTATCCCCATCAAAGTCAGCACCCATAGCTTTTAGTTTACTACTATGTGGAGCTAATGATAAAAACCATTTCTCACCTTTTATGGGATAATGATCTAAATCTCCTATATAACTATCGTCAAAACTAACTAATTTTAATTTTCTATCTTTCATTGTTGTTTTAACTATTGTTTTACTAGGATAAATACTACCTGGTCCAGTAGCAGGATAACGAGTTATAAATGTTGGGTATTTATCTATTTTATCAAAACTTATAATATAAAGTAATTCACCATAAGTTACAGGTTTACTAGTTTTAAGTGTTTTCTCATCTACTGTTGAAGTATCAAATATAAGTTTTACTTTATCATCGTTTATATAAACAAGGGCTAGATAATTTCCATCAATAATTATCTCTTCATTACTACCATAATCATTGGATAACTTATTAATTAAGTTCTCCATACCATCTTTAGTGGTCCAATCGTTAAAAGTTTTATCTTGTAATTTAATAATAATATTCTTTTTTGTTTTAGGGTCAATAAGCGTAGCTGTTCCAGCATCTATATTAAATACCCGTTCCATAACATGTTGTTTAATATTACTAATAATTAAAGGGTTAATAGATTTAGCATATTGGTATAAACCCAAAACAGTATGGTTAACAGTAACAGTCTTTTTAATATCAAAGACATCATCAACTTTAACATTAAATCCAGTAAATACATTTCTTGTACCATCCATAATAGCTGTTTTTGTCCAAGCCCCTTGTATAAGTTTATGTTTGCCATCCATCAAACTTAAGTAATGGTAGTGTAATTCTAAAACAGATTTTTGTATCTTTAAGAGTGTATTGGATAATAGAATTTTATCATTATTATTTAATGGTTTTTCTGGTAATAATGTAGTATTGTTTAATATCTTAAAATAGAATTCATTTGCTACATCCATCGTTGCTTTACCATCAGGGGCTACATAATATTCTCTATAACCAGCAGCAGTAACAAAACAATAAGTCATAAACAAATTATTCTTTTTACGACACATCTCTACGAATTCTTTATTTTCTTGTCCTGTTCGACTTTCTTTATCTTCTAATTTTAATTCTTGCACATGATTTAAGAAAAAACCAAAACCAGTTTCTCCTTCACTCATATCAACTTCTTCAAACTTTTTACTTTTACTATTAAATTTAGCATATCTTTTACCATTTATTATATCAGTATATAAAGAATTATAACCAATTAATATATCAAAAGCTGCTGGATGAAGTATAGGAGTTTTTAAATTTATATAGGATATTTTATCATATCTTTCTTCTGACCCTATAGGGCCAAATATTTCATTACTAAATAAACCTTTAGTATTAAATTCATTCCCATTCTTATCAAAAATTAAAGATGTTGTTACTGGTAAAAGTTTTTTAACCTCATCTTTTCGTAAAACTAGCAAATCTAATTCTAGTCTAAATTTATCATCTATAGATGCCATCATATTTCCTTTATGCTATTTTATGATTAAGTCATAGAAAGTTGTTAGAAACTGTTCTTATATAGAAAGGGTAAGTTTATGAATGAAAATAATGAAGATATAGATATAGGCGATTTCGCTATGGGGGATGAATTCGATTTCGATACTATGGGTGCTGAAGGTGAAAAAAGAAAACCAGCAACATTGAAATCAGACTTCGTTTCAGCATTAAAAGAAACTGCTACTGGTGACCCAGAAGGAGAAGCTTTAAATTTTGCTAAAAAAGTTATGCCTGATGGTGCTAACGATATGTTTAATGTAGTTAATGATGTTGAGAGAAATCTAAAAGATAAATTAGATTATGTAAAAGAGAATAGTAAAGATACTATAAGAAGTATAACTAATATAGCTGACCAATCTGTAGGTCATATACCATTTTTTAAATCAGTATTGGAAAAGACTAGAAGTTTTTTTGATATCAGAGAAAATAGTGGTTCTCAACAAGAGACAGTAGAACAAAGAGCATTAAGAGAAACAAATAATGTTCTTGGTGAAACTATGGCTAGAACATCTATAGCTGAAATGATACAACGAGAAAAAACAGCAGAGGTAAATAAAGACCAAGCGCATCTTTTAGCTGAAGTTAAAGCTGAGTTAAAAGGTGCTAATGAATTTAGGTTTAGAGCAACCGATGCTTATTATAGAAAATCTCTAGAACTTAAATTTAGATCTATTTATATACAACAATCAACTTTTAACTTATTAAAACCTTTCACTGGTTCACTTATAGAAATAACAACTAAGCTTGTACATAATAGTATGTTGCCAGATATAGTAAAAATGAGAAGTGCAGAAGCAATTAAAGCAGGTGCATTAAATAGTTTTGGACAAAACCTTTTAAATAATTTTGTTACTAGAACTAAGTGGTCGACTGCATTAGTTAATAAGGTTAAAAGATTAGGTGATACAGCTACAGATTCATTCGTTAATGTAATGGGGTTAGCTGGTACTATAACACCTATGTTAGAACAAGATATGCCTGGTATGTCTAAACAACAGATGGCTGTTGGTATGGTAGCTGATAGTATTAAAGATAAAATACTTGATGGAGTAGCTGGAAAGTTAAGAAGTTTTGATTTCTTTAATAAAAGAATGAACAAAATAAATGATTTCTTTATAGACCCAGCGTCTAAAATAAATGAGAGAGCAGATAAGTTAGAAGAGAAGAGTCCTACTTGGGCTAAGATAATTAGAGGATTTGGTGGTTTATTTAGTGGTGATGTAGATGCACATAGTATATCAACTATTAAATCAGAGGTTTCACCTGATACTGAAACAGTTTTAGATAATAGAATGAAGATAGCTCAAACTAAAGTTATCCCAGAGCTATTAACCAAAATTTTATATAATGTAGAAAGTATTAGAAAAGGTTCTAGTAAAGACGTAAAGAAAGTAACATATGATTATGATACTGAAAGATTTATAAGTGAAAAAGATTTACAACAAAATTTTGATAGTAAAATTAAAAAGATAGCTAAAGATGGTTATGTTTCAGGTTATATTACAGATTTTATTAAAACTATAGAAAAAGAAGGTAAAACCACTTTTACTAAAATAGAAAAGAGAAAACTTTCTAGAGCATTAATAAATTACTCTTTATATCATAAGATTGGTCGTATTGATGATTTAGGTATTGATTTCTATTCTAAGATAGATGATGTAAAGTTAACTGAGAAAATTAAGAATGCTATAACAGAAGCAGTTAGTGGAGATACAAATGAGTCTATAGCAACACATAAATCTCTAAAAGATAATTTAGAACGAATAGGTGAGTCTTTAGAGAATCCAGAAAGTCAATTATTAAAATATTTTAAAGATGGTAATATTGCAACACTTGAGGGTACTGATTGGGTTACTTATAACAAAAGAAGTGGTGGTTATGAGTTTAATAAGGAAAAGTATTTAACTTATCTAACTAATGAAGCTACTGACAAAGTTGAGAAAAACGATGCTAATTATAATGCTTATGAAAAAGCTAAAGATGGTCTAAAAGAGAAACTTGATGATTTAGATATAAAAGGTACAGCTAGTGATTTGTTTAAAGAGGTTAAAAATACTAAACAATTTAAACAAGCTAAGAAACTATATGAAGATAAAGTTTTAGATAAGATACCAGATAGATCTAAGAAAAAGATTAAAAAAGCTTTTGATAAGATGGGTGGTATATTTACTATCGACTATTTTCAAAAAGAGATATTATCATTATATTCAAAAGGTATAACTGGTGTTAAAGATTTAAAAGAGTTCTATAAAAATAATAGAGATAGACTAAATGAAAGATATCAAGAATTACTTATAGAGTACGATGGAGATGCTAGTAAAGCTTTTAAACAATTACTTCAAGAAGAAGGTGAGAATGTACAAAGTATAGTTACAGAAAAATATAAAAAAGCTAAACAGAAAAAAGAAGATTATAGTAAAATCATTAATGAAGTCATAACTAAGAAAAAAGAAGAACTAAATAAAAGATATGAAGAACTTCTTAAAGAACACGATGGGGATAAAGTTAAAGCTCGAAAAGCTCTTTTAAAAGAACAAAAAGAAAAACTTAAACAATCGGGGATAGATAGTTATGAACAAGTTAAAGATACTGTTAATGAAAAGATGGAAGAGCTTCTTAAAGAGTACGGTTTTAAAGAAGAAAAGAAAAAGAGAGAATCTAAGTATGAGAAACTAAGAGTTAAGAAAAATAAAAATAAAGAACCAAAAAAGAAAAGTAAGTTTGAACAACGACGAGAGAGTAAAAAAAAGATACCATTTAAGGAAAAGAAAAATAAAACCTTTGTCGATGGTGGTAGAGCTTTTATTAAAGGATTATTCAGTAAAGAGAATATGGAAGAAGTTGGAAAAGAACTTAAAGGTTTTGGTAAAGATAAGTTTGATAAATTTAAAATCTTCTTAGAAAGTAAACAAAAGAGTTCTCTACTTATAAGAGATGAATTAGAAAAAGACCAAAGAGAAAAATTAATTAAATCTGGAAAGATAGATTGGTATGATAGTAAAGATCCAAATATCTTACATAAAGCTGAAAAAATAGCTAAGATTAGTCAAGAAAAGATTAACAAGAAAGTTGAAGATGGGATAGATAAATCACTCTCCTCTAAAGTTGTAGATAAGATTTTCAATTGGTTTAAAACAAAAGATGAAAAAGATGAAAACGAGATTGAAGAAAAAGTTAAAACAGCTGTAGATGAAAAGGTTGAAGAAACTAAAAAAGAACTCAAAAGTGAAGAAAAGAAAGATAAACCTAAAAAGAAGAAAGAGGAGAAAAGTAAAAAGAAAGAAAGTAATATACCAAAACCAGATATAACTGGTTTCTTTAATAGAGTCTCAAGTATTCTAAATACTATTAAAGAGAACACTAAAACCACAGCTGATAATGTTGAGGAACAAACAGAACTGTCAGAAGAAGCTAAAGAAACCGCTAGAAAAGAGAAGCTTAAGAAAGAGAGACAAGAAAGAAATGCTAAAAGGGCAGGTACTCTTGATAGATTAAAAGCCAACTTAGAATTTAAAGAAAGAGAAATTAAAAGGAAAAAAGAAACTACAAAAGAAAGTAAAGGTGTATTTAGATCATTATTTGGTTTAGTGGGTGGTATCGCTGGTGGGATTTTTGGTTTATCAAAATTTTTTCTTTCTCCAGCTGGTGGACTGACTGGTTTGATGGGTCGGTTCTTTGGTATTAAAAGTGTATTAGGTACATTATTAACACCTGTTACATTCTTTGCTAAACATTTTCTAAAAGCTGGATTTTGGGGATTAGAAAAAATAGCTAAATTCGCTTGGTGGATGGTAAAACCTAAGTCTGGGTTTGGCACTCGTTTATTATCTTTATTTAGTGGTGTTAAGAGTATAATAAAAGGTGGTTTTAATTTAATTCTACATCCCATTAAAAGTATTGGCGGTATTTTATCATCTATTAAACTGTTACTTATAAAAGCTGGTATAGGTGGACTCAATTTATTAAGTAGGGGTAAAGGTTTATTTCAAAAAGGTAGTATTGTTCGCAATACATTAAGTAAGGCAGCTAATTTCTTTTCTAAAAGTCGGGGTTTGGCTAAAGTTGCTGGCGGAGTTGCAGCAGGAGTATTAATACCAACAGCTCTTAATAGTCACGAAGATGAAGATTTCCAGAAAAAGGCTAAAGATGCTGAAGAGTTTATGAAGTATGCTAAAGCTCATCAGATCCCTAATAAACCGCAACATAAAGATGACCAGGTTAAAACTAATTTGATATCTACACCAAATCTTAATAGTAAACCTGAAACAACAAAAGTTATTACTGAACCAACAAAACCTGAAGATGGTAAAGATACTAGTTTAAGTGATCTGGTTAATATAGGTTTAACTATGAGTAGTACATTATCGGCTATCAAGTTTTTATTACCTGCTGTTTTTACTAAAGGTATATCAGCATTAGCTGGTACTAAGACTTCACTAACTAGTAAAATATTTAGTAAAGATTTAAGTTCGGCTACTAAAGCTGGTGCTCAAGAGATAAAAACTTCAAGTAAAAAAGGTTTAATATCTAAACTAGGTTCTGGATGGAATTTTATTAAAAGTAAGTTTAGTAAGATTAAGAATCCTTTCTCTAAGATTGGTTTTAAATCAGTACTTGGTTTTACAGATAAAATTATGAGTAAGATACCTGTACTAAAGAATGTTTACAAAGGTTTAAAATATGGTGGTAAAACAGCATTAAATATAGGTAAACTAATTTCAGGAAAGATGTCCTTAAAAGAATTTGGTAAAGACTCTTTAGGTATGGTAAAAGATTTAGCGATGGGTGTTATAGATCCTTTATCTATAGGTGCTATAGTTATGGCTATGTCTAGTAAGGCTAAAGCTAATGACATAGACGATAAGAGAATCCTAAAAGCCAGAGAAGAAGCTAAAGATACTACTACAAAAACATCAGATAGTAAAAAAGATTCTAAAACTATTAAAAAGGTTAGTGAGAAAAAAGAAACAACTAAATCTAGTGATACTATTACTGATAATACAGAAACTAAATTTGTTAAGACTGAAACAGAAGAGAGTATAGAAAGTAAAGTTCTTAAAGATTATAACAAGTTAACAGGTATGGACAAAGAGAAATTAAGTATTGCTAAAATTAATAGACAAAAAAATCGTATTAAAACTATTGAAGAAGCAATAATTAAAACTAAGAAACTAAAAGAGGAACATAAAGATAACCCTTTTATGGTTAAGCGTTACGATAATGTTTTAAAAAGACTTAATAAAAGATTAGAAGTAGAAAAACAAACTTTAGTAGAACAAGAAAAGAAACTTAAAGAGAAATTACCAAATGTTGATGAAAACAAGGTAAGAGAAACTTTAAAAGAAAAATATCTTACCCCTCTTAAGAAAGAAAAAGAACCTTTAGTTAATACTGTTAAAACAGAACAATTGACTTTAGATAATCTAACTAAAAAACAAAAAGAGTTTAAGAAAGGTTCAAAAGAATATAAGACATACCAAAATAGTATCGATAAAGTAAGTAAAAGTTTAGAAAAGGATAAAACACTCTTAGCTAAAAAAGATAAAGAATTTAAAGATTTAACTAAGACTATAAACACAACTATAAAAAATAAAGGTGTTTTAAAAGCTAAAAGTTTAACTGATAGTGAATTAAAGAAAAAGTTTGAAGCTGAAAAAGAAAGTAAAAAGAAAGCTCTTAATGATAAACTTTACAAGAAGAGTTTAGAGTATAACGATATCTTTAAAGAACTCGAAATGACAATAAAAGCTAAAGAAGAGTTTATAAAAAATCCTAAAGGTACTAAAGCTGAACAAAAAGTATTTTTAGCTAACTTAGATAAAAAGATTGCTGGTTTAAATAAAAAGTTGACAGATAAAAAAACTGAAATGTTAGCTATTAGTAAAGATATTGAAAAGGTTGACAAAGAAACATTCAAAAAGTTTAAAAGTACACACGATAGTAGTGGTAAAATTAAACCTAAGAAGACAAAAGGTTTTATAGCTAAAATAATGGAAGGGTTAGGTAAGTCATTAATTAATATACTTAAAGATGTTTTAGGTATAAAGAGTGACGATAAAGGTAGTAAAACAAAAGATACTTCAGATGTAACTAAACTAACAGCAAATGTAAGTAATCTAAACGATGTTAACAATAAAGTTTCTACAAGTAGTTATAAAGATTTAAAACCTAAAGAGATAAATGTAGGTGGTAAAATAATAAAAGTTGAAAAAGTCGATTACATTCTTTTGGATAGAATATCAAAAGGCGAAGGAACTGATAAAGGGTTTGGTTATAATGCTATTTATGGTGGTAAACTTTATAGAAAACTTTTACCAAAACCATTAACTAGTATGACACTAGCAGAAGTATCAGCATTCCAAGATGTTCTAGCTGATAAGACAAAGAAAAGTAAATACCCATCAACAGCTGTAGGGAAGTATCAGTTCGTTAAGAAAACTTTAGACTACTTAAAGAAGAAACTTAAAATAGATGATAATGTTATCTTTACACCTGATTTACAAGATGCCTTAATAATTTATAAACTAAATATTGAGCGTAAATATAAAGAATGGAAGAACGAAGGTATAGATAATATAAGTTTTATGGAATTGCTATCATTTGAATTTGCTTCTATAGAAGATCCTAAAAATCCTGGTACAACCAAGTATGGACAACCAATAGGTACTACTATTAAAGATTTAAGTGCTACCTTAAGAGTGATGAGAGAAATTTTAGATAATGGTAGTCTAGAAACTGATAAAAGAGATGTTAATAGTAAAACTTCAGATATCCAAAACCCTAGTAGAGTTGTGCAAACTAAAACTGTTACTACAAACGGTAAAACACATCTCGTTGATATAAGTCGCAACGGTGATAATAATACTAGCGATATCCCTTATAAGGATAATACACCACAAGCTAAGAGTAATTTCGAGAAAGAACAATATAAACAGTTAGATAAAACTAATGCTCGTAAGGCTATAGCTAAGGTAGATGGTAGTGGTGCTTATCTACATAATAAAGGAACTCGTATCCGATATAGTACCTTAGGTCCCGAAGCTAGACGATTTTATGATGAGTTCTCTCGACATATGTTAGCTAGAGGTATAAAGATACAAATACCTTGGATGGGTGGAAATCGATCTTTAGCTGATCAAGAATTACTTTATGCTAAAGGTCGAACAAAACCAGGTAAAAAAATAACTTGGACATTAAATTCCAAACATCGTGGTGGTAGAGCTATAGATATAATATCGTCTAAAGGTTATAAAGATCCTGGTGAGAATGCTATCATCGCTCAATCTATGAGAGCTTATGCTAAGTCATATCCAGAATTAGGTGCAGGATTTTTAAGACACGGCAAAGATCCAAACCACATCCAGTTTCCTAATGCACAAAAAATAGCTGAATATTCAGCAGAAACATTAATAAAGACTAGTGATAAAGTTAAACAGGTAGGTCCTACTATAGAAAATAGTAAAAAGCTTAATATACCATCGATTAAGAAACCTGTTAATACAGACTTGGGTCAAGTTAATAGTACTTCAACTCCTAGTGTAGGCACATCAGTAACAGGTTCTAAAAATACAGGTATCCCAGAGATTAAAACTAAAACTTTTGATAAAAAGACTGGGCCTGATAA